CGCTTCTCATTCTCACATCCATACAACACGTTCTCTTCCATTGTCCGGTCAAACATCTTTCCTTTCTGGTCCACATACGTTATCTTACGACGCAACTCTTTCTCACTTATTTCTCCTATCTCTTTTCTTATATTTCACTGTTAATAAAGGAGTTCAATTCGTGAAGACCTAATATTATATCAGGTTGAACAATTGGTAGGTTGTATATAGTCACTTGAATATGTAAAACACCTATATGGTTACTTGGGAACTCAACATTGTCTGAAATCAAACCCTCTTCTGATTGTATATCTACAACTTGATCAGTAGATGCTGCTTGATCAGTAGGGGCAGGTTTATCAACTATTTCAGGAACATCATCGAGTGGTTTATATGAGAACAACCGGTCAAACAGACCCTGCCGTTCTTTATTATAATTATGTATTTTGTCATATGCATTTGATATAAAACCCTTTTCGCGTTGTTGCTCTTCTCGGCGTTTTGTTATAACTTTATTAATTGCGTTTTCAAACAAGTTATATGGAAAGGTAGATCCATCGCCATCATAACCACCAGATTGTTGTTCCATTACGGGTTTTATGTCGTGCACCAGGTTCTCATCAACTACAATATTAATAGTATATTTCAAGTCGCGTTTCTCCAACTTATCTTTCAATAGAGACAGATACTTCTGCGTAACCGATTTGTCGGGTATTTCAAGAATTTTCAACAAATAAGTCTGTGAATAGGTATCTAATGCCATTTTACTATATTATACACTATGTTCACATATAGTTTACAATCTAATTGTAAAAAATTGAATAACCTTTTAAAACAAACTAAATATGCATCTTAAACGCGCATTTATCAACATGGTAAAGAATACAACTGGCGGAACTGGCACAAAGGGATTGGCACGCAAGCACCAAAGTCGTGGGGATTCAAGACTGCGTTTGCCAGGTGACCCACTAGAAAAGATTGCGTGTGTAACCAAAATGTTAGGCAATGGTATGTGCGAGATATATACAGCCGATAATGTCCGACTGATTGGGCACATTGGTGGGAAGTTTCGCGGAAAAAATAAACGAAATAACATGATTACAATACAATCGGTATTGCTAGTTGGACTGCGCGACTGGGAACGTCCATTAAAGACCTGCGAAGTCTTAACTATCTACGAAGAAACCCACATAGACCAGCTAAAAAGTATTCCAAGTGTCAATATGACCAACATATTGAAGTTGCGCGGTCTAAATATGGCGACAGGCGACGAAGAGCACGACGACTTTGATTTTATCCACGAAAACGAAGCGAAGGAGGAGGAAATCCCATTACAAACAGGAAAGACGAAGGAAGTATTTAAACTGGAAAACACGTTAGAAGTAAACATTGACGATATTTAGTAAAACCCACCTAAAACATAAAAATAAGGTAGTATATGCCTTTTTTATTTCAATGTGACCCGTGACCAACAGAAAACAAACAAATGAAATCGTACAAATAAATTGTAGAATAGATTACAATTGCAGTTTGTATGTCACATATTGCACGTAGTAAATGTATAATGTGGAAGTCGTCTATTTAGTCAAAATAAGATATATTGTTTATTATATAAATGGACAGTCCAGATACAATTGTCATAGCAGACTACCCACTTGCCCCTGTAATTGCAACTAGCATAAAAATAAGTATTCTTGAATTGGTATTGAACTCGCACGTTACAGTAGCCGTGAGTTTTTTTGATGCAACTGGTAGTATATTGAAGAATGAAACAATCAAGATTGAAGGGGCAGAGTATACTGCGTGGGGGGTAAATGACACCTATCTGACTTCGCTTATCTTGCAAAAGTTGGGTTTAAGCTTACCTGCATAAAGATCGTAATAAGAATATATTTAAGTTATTACGATTATGCTCGCACATAGATTACATTTACGAATATCTAGTAATAGTATATACTATGGAAGAGGAGCCGGCTAAGAAACCACTGAAAATGCGGTTAACAACCGAAGAAAAAGAAATACAAAACCGACAGAAAGAAGAGGTCAAACGTCTGGCACAAGAACACAAAACAAGTGTTAAGTTACAGAAGAAGGTGGAAAAGGATCAAATAAAAGCAGATACCCGAAAGAAGCGCGAGGAAATCCAACAACAAAGAAAAACGGAAAAACAATTAAAGACTTCTTTACGTAAAACAGTAAAGAACCGGGAACTTACAATGCCGTCAAACAAACCAATCGCAGATGAGTGTGGAGAGGATGCAATTATCCGAGCCATAGATAACTACAAACATAATGGAATATCGGTTTTAAACATGTTGCAAGAAGATACATTGCTATCCATGTTGCACAGAGCCAACGAGGTGTACCGTAATCTGGGTCCAAATGACGTGTTGTTAATGTCCGACAACCAATATGACATATTAGAGGGATACATGAAGAAAAAGTATCCCAAGAACAAGGGTTTAGGTAAGATTGGTGCCCCCGTAGAACGCAACAAGGTAACATTGCCTTATCATATGGCGTCCATGGACAAAATTAAACCTGATACAGCTGCATTGCCCGCGTGGAAAGCCAAACACGCCGGACCCTATGTTATATCTTGTAAATTAGACGGCGTGAGTGGTCTATATAGTACAGAGAATGGTGTAAATAAACTATACACGCGTGGTGATGGAACGGTTGGTCAGGAAATCAGTCATTTTTTACCATATTTGAAGTTACCGGTTGTTGAAAATACGGTAGTTCGTGGCGAATTTATAATGGCAAAATCAGTGTTTAATGCCAAATACAAGGATCAGTTTGCCAATCCACGTAATTTAATCGCGGGAACAATCAATCGTCTAAACGTGAATGATGTAGTATATGATATAACATTTGTTGCATACGAAGTATTAGTTCCCTCTCTTCGTCCTAGCGAGCAGATGAAGTACTTGGAAGACAATAAGTTCACTACGGTAAGAAATAGTACACGTGACGATATTACAAACGAACAATTGTCTTCGCTACTTGTACAATGGAGGGGAGATTATGAATATGAGATAGACGGTGTCATCGTAACGAACGATAAAATATATCCCCGCAAAACGGGTAACCCAGACCATTCCTTTGCGTTTAAGATGGTATTGTCGGACCAAATGGCCGAAACCCACGTAGTAGATGTGCACTGGACAGCTAGCAAGGACGGTTATTTGAAACCTCGTGTGCAAATTGAACCAGTACATCTGAGTGGAGTAAAAATAGAATATGCGACTGGATTTAACGGGGCATTTATAAAGAATAACCGTATAGGAATTGGTGCCCTGATTAACATAATACGCAGCGGCGATGTTATTCCGTATATTAAGGAAGTAATCACCCCGGCGGAGGAAGGGAAAATGCCCGACGTTCCCTATATATGGAATGCGAGCGATGTGGACGTTATGTTGGAAGATAAAGATAGTGATATGGGTGTAATGGAGAAGAATATTACGGGGTTTTTCCGAGGAATAGGAGTGGACGGGTTGAGTGAGGGGAATGTAAAACGGATAATGGAGGCCGGGTTTGATACAGTGGCAACGATTGTGCGTATGACCCCCGATGACTTTCTTACGATAGACGGGTTCAAAGAAAAGATGGCGACAAAGATACATAGTGGTATAGAAACCCGTATAAAAGAAGCTTCCATAGCCACACTTATGGCTGCATCAAATATGTTCGGGCGCGGATTTAGTACAAAGAAGATTGGATTAATATTAGATGAATACCCGGATATTCTCATATCATCTGAAAGCATAGATTATAAGAAACGAAGATTGGCCGAAGTGAAGGGTATGGCGTCAAAGACCGCGGAGAATTTTGTAGACAATATACCCAAGTTTATCGGATTTTTACAAGAAACGGGGTTAGAAGGAAAACTAGAAGTGACGGCCGCGGCTTCATCCGCCCCGACAGCAAAACCCGAACATATATTGTATAAGAAGAGTATTGTAATGAGTGGAACCAGAGATAAAGAACTGGAAGCCATATTGGACAAAATTGGCGCGCTACTGGGAAGTGCGGTTTCATCAAATACCTATATCGTTGTAACGCCAGACGTTAACTCTACTAGTTCAAAATTGGTGCAGGCACGCAAGTTGTCTATTCCAATAATGACCCCGGCCGAGTTCCGAGAGAAATATCTGGCTTAAATTGTAACAAATACGTATCGCGTTCACTGCACAATATGTAAAAAGATAGTTTCATCTTGTAAAATACAATATTGGAATTTTTGCCAATTCATAAAAAACATTGTCAACGCATATTATAAATTAAAGTCATTAAAGTATTTCTTATTTATTATATATAAGAATGTCGGTTCCAGTATCTATATTCATATTATGCTATAACGAAAGTGTATTATTGCCACATACAATAAAGCATTATCGGGAACGACTGCCAAATAGTAAAATAACAATATATGATAACGAATCAACTGATGGCTCAGTGAATATAGCAGAATCATTAGGGTGTAATGTAGTTTCGTGGAGTTCAGGGAATATAAATAACGTGTTAAAGAAACAATATATATCAAACAATTGTTGGAAAGAAGTAACGGAAGGTTGGGTAATAACAACCGATATGGACGAATGGTTATGTATCACCGAAGATGATTTAAATCATGAATACACATTTGGAACAACAATTCTAAAAACGTGTGGCATAAATATAATAGGTAAATCAAATAGTGCAGATTTATCTGATGTAGATTTACATGCTATCACTGACGGAGTTCACTATCCAGCAGAAACAAAAAATGTATGTTTTTTAAGAAATAAAATAGATGAAATGAATTATGGTGTGGGTTGTCATTGTTGTAAACCAACCGGAGAATCTGTAATAAATAGTAAGAAGACCTTTATTATAAAGCACATGGATTGGTTAGGATTGCCGTTTATTACAAGAAAGTATAAACAACGTTATGAAAGGTCAAGCGAAATGCGTAAGTTGCACGGATATTCGGCTCATTACACAGATAACGAAGAAGAAATCCACAACAGATACAATAACTTTAATGAAAATATAGAAAACATGTATAAAATATTAGCCGATGTAACAAGGGAACCACATTTTAACCCCAATGACATTTATATGTTTTACGATATATTAAACATTTCAACCCATTATTTTGAATATGGTTCAGGTGGATCAACTATTCAAGCAGCTAAACAAGAAAATATAAAAACCATTCATTCGGTAGAGAGTGATCCAGAATGGTATAAGAATGTATGTAACGCCATAGAAACAAAGAAACCAATAACATTAATGTATAGACACTTAAATGCTGCCCCAAATATGTGGGGATATCCGGGAGAAGGATGTTTAATAGAACACGCGAAAGAATATAGTAGATCAATTCTTAGTCTATCTAAAACAGAATCAACCAGATTGGATATGATTTTAATAGATGGCCGTTTCCGTGTAGCTTGTTGCTTACATTGTTTTGAGATGATATCGGATGATTGTCTAATAGTATTTGATGATTTTCTGAATAGACCTTATTATAACGATGTTTTAGAATTTTATGATATAGTCAGAAAAACGGAAGATAATGTAATGGTAGTTCTAAAAAAGAAAAAAGGAATAGACGGTCCGTCACAAGATTTATTAAATAAATATGACCTAATACCTCAATAAAAAGAATAATCACGATGTTCTCTCAATATAAGTTTGTAACAAATACGTATCATTTTTCACGACACTATGTATAAAAAATTGAATACTTTTTATTGGAAAAATAAAAAGTATCAATCAACCTCAAAGGAGTAAAGAGAATTTAAGATGTCCGAGCCCACCGAATGTGTTGTCGCAACCGAACCCGTAGCCGCAACTGAATGTATCATTTGTTATGAAGATATTGGAGACAAGAATTGCTGCACCACTGGGTGTGGACATAAATTTTGTTTCAAGTGTATTGCGACTGCAATGCAGTATAATAATGCGTGTCCTTATTGCAGAACGTCTCTTGTAGATATGCCCGAAGACGAAGCCGAGGAAGAAGACGATGAAGACGATGAAGACGATGAAGACGACGAGGACGATGAAGATGACGAAGAAAATCAAGAAAATGAAGCTGATGTGGAAGAAATCGTAGCACGTCTACAAGAGAAGGGCATATCAATGGTAGATGTGGTTTCACTTCTTATTGGCAGATACACAAGAACCCGTGAGACGGAAGAAGACGTGGAAGAGTCTCTATCAACTCTGCATAACCGGGTATGGGACGCGATCGTAGAAGTAGATGATGAGGTGATGGAACAAAATGAAATGATGACCGAGGACATTCGTAGCAAATCTATTGCCCCAGCGACCGTTTTCACATTCAATGCGTAGGGCGGCACTTTTATAAAAAATAACAAACATAGTCTGTTCCCAACAACAGCAGGTTGTTATTTTTTACGGATAGGTTACCAAATATTCTTTTCTCGGGTTATCACTGTTAATTGAGAAAAACGTGTGATTAGTAATTTGTGTACACATTCAGTTCTGCAAACAATCGGTTTGTTCTTTCTAGAATTTCATTTGCGCCAAAATCGTTAAATTCGGTCAGTTTCCGAGTAATTTTATGAGAAGACCCCTCATACTGTTCCTTTTTAATAATAAACGAGTTGTCTTTAATAGACCGATTGCCCTTGTGTCCGTTTTTGCTATTTTTTGCCTCAAATATAGTTAGATTTCCTAGCTTATATATGTCATTCGGCGATGATAATTCGCTCTTTTTATTCTCCGGATAAATATGCTCCAAGTCGTGAGTTAGCACTGGTTTATGATCGTCAGGAGTAGTCGCTGTTTCTAAGAAATATAATAGTAGCTTGGATAGTTCTCTATTTTGTTTCCAACTTTTATCTACATTAGTTGTGACATAATTTACATCGTTTACTGAAAAATCTTTATTTTTTTGAAATAAACACACACAGTCCGAATGATAATCCGTATTACGATTGTTAATATAAGAATTGGATATGGAGATTAATTCGGTTGCATAACATAAATTATTTAACACCCGATTTTTGGTATTAAGGTTGCGAAAACACCAACGTGTAAATAATTCCACTGTTTTCGGGTTGACATTATTATTAAAATAGAAAACGGGCAATAAAAAATACATATAACCATCCCAACTAAGTGAACATCTCTTGTTTGTTAGCATCAACCGACCGTATCTATCGTCCCGGATCGTTTCGTAAATGCCGAATAGTTTATCAACAATTTTGAAATAGGACAAGATTGCTTTATGTGTATCTTCTTGATTAGATTTTACTAATGTTGTGAATAGTAGTTCTTGATCAAGCTTGCTTTCAATCTTCTTACTATATATTTGTATTGCACAATTCATGATCCTCTCTCCAAAATCTGAATATATTGTATCCGTCTTTTCTCTAATAGCAGTCCATTTTTGATATATTTCATATTGATTACTTATATTGATGCTGGCTAGTAGTGTGTTTTTTATAACGTCTAATGTGTGTACGAGCTTGCCTCGGTTATTTTCCCAATCAAAGCTTCTTGAAACATACCAATAATCAGAGTATTCACATACATTCAGATCAATATAATTAAGAATGTATTGGTAGAATTCCTTGAATGACTTTAAACTGCGGAACTTAAAATAAAGTCTTTTACAAATGTACTCGTATGCTTTGTAAATGTTTGTATCCTTACTTTTGATCCTACTATCGTCGTAAATGTGCTTATCGGATTTTACTAAATGTGCTACAAATGCGCTCTTTTTGTCGTACAGCGATTTGACATGAATAGATGCACCACATTTACACTTGTATGGACGAATGTTCCCACTATCTGTGCACTCATCTTCTATTGAAACATCTTCGTCTGGATCATCGTCATCGCAATTATCGCCGTCGTCATCAATGTCGTCATCGCTATCATTAGATAAATTGTCAACGAGTGGGCGATAATTATTAAATATTTCGCAAATAGCTTTGTTATCGTATTGATAAACGCAATATATTTTAGGGATATTCACAAATTCATTAAAAAATGGGTTGTCTTTAAAGCGTTTAATTCTTTCTGGGATATCAGGTAAGCTGTCAATATCTTCTGTCAACGAATTGATAATGCTATTACTAAAATTTTCCGCTGCTTTCTTTTCGGTAGGCGTCTTACAAGGGAGCACATTACATAAAAATGATATTGCTTTTAATGTTAAGACAATTGTAATCAGTCGCTGTTGACCGTCCCATACTTCGAGAAGATCATCGGCCGTTCTATAATAATTGATAGTACCCATCTTTTCATAGTAATTTGTCGTTCCAAACATTAAAAAGAGGTCGTCTATAAACTTCTTAATTTCGGTTTCGTCCCAAGCGTAGTTTCGTTGGTTCATAGGAATTATATTGACAGACGACACAATCTGTTTCCATGTAGATTGTGTCGTATGATAAGGCCGGGTTCGTGTTGTCATACAATATAATACAACTCTTTGTCTCTATGTGGTTTTGCAAAATCATTTGCGGGTTTTTAGTTACAACCAACGTTAACGGGTTGTATTTTTGTAAATAAATATGTAAGGTATCTGCGTCATTCCCAATCAGGAAACCCAGGAGGTAAGATTCTCCTTATCTCACTTTGGTATTTTTCGTTTGTAAAAACCATATTGGTCCGGCACAATGGACACTTCACAGTCCAGTTACCTTCGTGAAGATGGTCAATATACTCTCTTTTGGCACTTGCCCCAATGTGAAGTCCCCAGCAATCACCGCAGAAACTGTGTTTGCATTTGGTAATAATGCGAGAAGGCAACAAATCTTTGGTATCCCACGCCAACTTGTGTGTGTTCCATACCGGCATTAGCATGCATTCCATACAAATCGGGCAATTATCTTCCTCGGGAATTGTGCGTTTTCTTGTCCGAATGTCTGCAATATATACCCATCGTGTAGTGAGGTCCTTCACCATACGTGTTTTGGTGAGGGTGAGAGGAATTGGCGAGCGAAAATGCTTAACGCGCATTGGATCCAGGTGCACTTGGTATTGACCTTTGGGCACACGACGGGTGAACATCATACTTTGCATATAATGAAATGCGATGTATCTCAACTCATTGATTGCGAACGAATTGAAATCCGGCATAGTGTCTTCCATCATCATAGTTTCTGCTAATGTTCGTAGCAGATCACGGCGTCCGTTCATATTGCTATTACACTGTTCGTGTTCGTGGGACGCGCTATTGCATAACAGACATCTTGGTTTACTCATCTTGGCCGATGGGAGGGTTTGTTGTGTTTGGTTTCTATTATTCACATTGTCAAAGAGTTTTTCAATTTTATGAGGAAATTGTTACAATTTTTTACAAAGAAACATACGATTTGTAAAAAATTGAACGTATATGCAAACATATATTTATTGCATACAAGCTTCTAACTTGGCTTGTATCAGTGGCTTTAAGGTAAAGTTAGACACAGATAGCGTGAAAAGCACTTCCCTCGGCAGTGTACAAAATGGAAGGCATTCGGATGAAGGATTTTAATGAATAAAGACATATATCAGTTATGCAGCTTTATCGGCAGTTAAATCGGCAATTAATATTACTTAGTTCTTGAAGTGTATACCTGGACGAATTCGTCCCGTTCCCTCTGTGTAATGTGAAAATCAATGAAGTCTGGTATATCAGTTAAACGCACATAATCTTGGCCGACTGTGTGCGGCAATTCGTTTGATTGGTGGATTGGCCCCCATCAAGAAAACGAGTTTGACGTGGTATTATCTGCGACGGGTCCTTCCTCACAGAAGTGTAGCTGTTGCTTGGACTGAGTTGATCAGAGCGTGATGCCTGAAATGTAGTTTAGAATTGCACTACGTGGATAATTATTACAATGAATAGCAGGAAGTTAATTTCATAGAAATTGGCCGAATGTTAGTTCATGGCGAAATCTGATGTATTTAGTACATTGAAAGTAGCAAAACTCCGTCACGAAAACGGAAAGCAATCGCGGGGGACGCCCCGTTTTTTTGCGGTTATACGTATTATGGTGTTAAATATATAATGTAACTAAATATAGTTGAATTATAATGTTTTTATCTTATTAGCCTTTTTATAGCTCAGGGTAGCTCGCCTGCATCAACACACCGCATTGACCCGCTCCCGCATTGAATTGGGCGCCGCGACCAATGTAAATATATCCCTTGTCTCCCCAAGTGGTTCCCCAAGAGTTCTTAACCAAATAGTAATCGGCACCCGCCATATTACCATACCCCACGACCAAGACACCATGGTCCAAGTTTGTACCACAAGTGCCGGTAAATACACCCGACTTGTACAATTGGAACGACTGCTGGTCGGCTTCAATGGCAACAGATACGGGCTGTTGAGCGAGAGCCGCCATCATATCCGCATCGGAATTAGCGGGAACATCGGAAAAGGATGCGACCTTGCTATTAGCAACAACGGAACAAGATGTTTGGCAAGTACCGGCAGTCTGAGTGGTTCCAGATACATATGGGTAAGCCGCCTCCGTACATAGACCTCCGTTCTTCTCAATCCAAGAGAATGCGTTGTCCATAAGTCCGCCATTGCAACCCATATCCTTTCCACCGTTCTTGCGGTTGTCGCAATCAACCAACTGTTGCTCGGAAAACGATGCCAGTTTACCCTGTTTAACAAAGTAAGCTCCCTCCAATGCACCCGTAGTAGAGAAACTCCAACACGACCCACATTGCCCTTGGTTCTTAACAGGAGTAACGCCGCCCTTCGTGATCCAGTTGACGGAAGCCGGAACTGCACTAACATCTAATGACTTCTGGTTAAGGCACCCAGTAACGCACTTAATTGTGTCAACCTTAGAAACCTCCTTGTAATGTTCCACACAGTCATACAGGCATTTAATCTCCGCCACCTTCTTCATACCAGAGTAGTCATCCGCTGAACCAGAAAACCCAAGGTACGAACGAAACTCCTCCTTGTCCATACCCGAGAACTGATTATGTCCGACGGTGTAGGTCAGGTTTCTACCATTCGTTTCCTCAATAAACTTATCGTTCGTCGCCCACTTGGCGAAAACATCCTCATGATGGTTATTGTCACGGAACTCCATTCTGAATTCCTGCGACCAATGCTGAAACCGCTCCAACAAAGTGGCTGCATTCGCAGCCGCCACACTAGCAATCAAAAATAGCGATAGTCTAAGTCCAAACATTTTCTTATACTATATACTGTCCTCTACATTTTATATCCTTACAATAAAATAATTTGTGTTGACAGTGTATACAATGTGGGACACATCATTAGAAGATTTGCTATACAAAAGTGGCGACGTATTCTTACCTAAACCAGTCAAGCAACTATTAGACGCTCCACTATACAGACGTAAATATAACATATACGATTTTTACATAAATGGATGGACATTTTTGCACGTGATATCCGGAATACTCATTGGTTACATCTACCTGCGCCGAGCGTATTCTAGTTACGAATACTACTATACAATGTTGGCGACCCACACTATATGGGAGACGTGGCAAATCATCATTGGTATGTCTAAACCGTTTAGTGTTACCGGCGACAATAGCCGAATTGATATAATTGTAGATACACTCGCATTCTTGTGCGGCGCGTGCATTGTAACTTTTACAAAATAACCGTCCTGATTTTATTTATTACTTTATCTTCTTCTTGGAAAAGATATAGTTTGCACGATACGTTGGAATGTAGAACATAATCCGTCTCCGTTTTTACACGGGTCATCATTTTTAGTGGTTCAATGTATACCATATATGAAAACAGTTTCTCATTTATCCGATCCTTGTCAATCACTATACCATCGTGTGATTTGTCCATTAATTCAGGATAAGATGTACATTTTGTTAACAGTTCACAATCCATTTGTACTTTACGGATAGACTTACTCGTAGAGTTGATATATTCGATTTCTTTCAGCCATTCTATTAAAAACTGATTTGCTTGATCACTTAATGAAGTCACTATACCGGTTGCCTGACACAAAATCATTTGATTGAGTAAATCTACTAGACGTCTTATTGGACTGGTGATATGAACATATGCATCTATACCCATAATTGCGTGCTGAATGTCTTCGTCGGGTCTAAATAGAGTATATTGTGTATTCGTATTCTTCCACGAACGAACAATGCGACCAGTTTCTACGCTCAGACCTTCTATCGGTTGCACTAGGTCTGTCGGTTGAGTAAATGTAGCGGACCTAAAAATGCCGATTTCGCGGGTTTTCATATAACTACCGACCGTAGAGTTCATCATAACCATGAAGTGGGCAACTACGTCGTGACTATCTATGATAGATGCGTCCATTCGCTTAGACAACTCAAACATAGTTTTATAATGGGTATTTTTTAATAGTTTGGGCTCTTCATATACGTAGTTTTTCTTTACCCGAATAATAACATTTGCATAACGAGGCGGGATTGCCGTGTCGATCCGTCCATCGCGGTCCACTATAATATCCATCGCCAATGCAAATCTCGGCTGATCTTCCTGCAAACTACATATTTCATCTGACAAAATTGTCGGCAACATGGTCCGTTTTCTATCTGGCAAATAAATTGTGGAGGGTCGGGTAGTCATTTCATTCCACAGGTTCAACGTTTCAATCCATACATACACATTGGCGATATAGATAGAAACACGATATTGTTCTAGGAGTAACGGTTGAATGCTAAATGCGTCATCAAAATCCACACTTCCCGCGGGGTCAATTGAGAAAATATATTCCGACTGCCGGTCTTCTATATGAAAATCCGGGTTCTGCGTAATCTGTTGTATATAATCGTTGGCTGAACATTGTTTGAATAATGCATTGGTGTTTTTGGTAAATTGTGTGGTAGAAACGTTTAAAAAATTACAATGTAACTGATATTCATAGAATGCATCTAGGTCGTCTACTTTGCCAAGTGTTTCCGTCAATATCCCGCACGGGTGTTTTCCCGACCAATTATCAAAATGGAATGTGACGTAATGATTGGTTTGGACCTTTGAAAACCCGATAGGCGCATTGTATGGAATTAGAAATGCGGGTAGTCCGCGGTCAAACGGTATACATTTGTAATATAGTCGTTTATTGTTTTGGGTCCTGCCATATGTTTTATTGCCATCTAATATTAACACTCCGGGTATGTTTTTGCTCTTGGAATACATTGATTTTACTACCGTCACTTGTGTTTCGGTTACACTTATTACATCGCCATTCAACCATTTTTCGGATAATGGGACAATGCTGGCGAGTGCCGGGTAATTCATTACATTGATTGGTTCTTTATCTGTATTGTCTGCGTAGAATGACCAGGACGAATAGTCGCGGTTATGGATAGACACTGTAAATGAAGATATTGAACACATTGGTCAATATCGTCAAGATTAGTGTTGCTTAATATAATATAATAGTCAATTCGTTTTATACCATTTGCATAAAACCATTTCTGAGTGAACGGGTGGGTCTTTTTATTGCGCCCGCATTTAGGAATGCACATTTAGTTATAATTTCTAATATATATATATACACGTAAGTATGGCTAGTTTTGCTAGTGCTGCTGTTCCTAAAAGGATTTTGTTGATTATTGATCCGCAAAACGATTTTTCAGAGCCAATAGATGGCATACGAGTCGAAGGCTCGTTGGCAGTTGCTGGTTCTAACGCCGACTACGAGAGAATTGTAACACTCATTAAAGATGGCAATTTTGATGAAATCCACGTTTCACTTGATACACATACGCCGTTGCATATTGGGCATTCTAATTTCTATAAGGACACAGCTGCGGCCTCCGGAATAAACAAGTATGCATTTAATTTATACGACCCCGATAAACACACGCCTATAAACGAATTGCTAACCAAATACGTTATAGAGTATAACAAACAACACGTTGCTAAGAGGAAAAGCAATTTCATGATATGGCCTGAGCATTGCATAGAAAGGACAGAGGGTCATGTAGAAAGGACAGAGGGTCATAAAATTGTTGCCGAAATCCTTGCTGCATTGATAACTAAAGCTGAAGGTGGAGGTATTGTTAAATATCATATCAAAGGTCAGAATGAATTGACTGAAATGTATAGCATATTTAGCGCAACGGTTAATCCTAGTGTTGTTGCTAATACTCCTGACCTAGATGCTAATAATCCTGTCCTAGATTTAACTCAGATTAACGTGTATAGTGGCAAAAATGAAACTAAACAATATGACCGGACGGAAGGAGCCGGATCATATGAAGACGCAGCAGCGTCTTTAAATTTAGATACTACGATCAATACTGGTTTAATTGAGAAGTTGTTTGGTAATGGAAATACTGTGTATGTATGTGGGCAGGCATTGACACATTGTGTGAAAGATTCCATTAAAGATTTAATAGAATTCAAACCAAACGGGCATATCGTCTTAATTGAAGATTGTAGTTCTCCGATAGGAGGCGACGATGAAAAAAATACAACGTTCAGCGATCTGACAAAACTTAGCGACGATAAAAAGGTATCGTTCAATATCCTGACATCGGCTCTTATTCTTTCACCTCTACCAGAAGCGGCAGCGGCAACAGAAGCGGAAGCGGCAACAGAAGTGGAAGCGGCAGCGACAGAGAAAGGCGGTGCTCGCAAAACCAAGAGACGTAGAACGACCCGCAAAAACAGACGCGCCAACAAGCGCACAAACAAGCGCAATAAGAGGCGTATTAGTCGCAGAAGATAGACGGCTGTTCATGTAGGTTGATATAGAAAAAACTATGTAGACATATAAATTTTACCGATGAAGATATTGAAATCATACATTCAATATCATCAAACTTCGTTAGTCGAACCAAACGCCGTTTATACAATTTTCTACAACTATTATATAATTACATGTCCAGTTCTGCACCAAAGAGCAAACGTTCAAAATGCCCCGACGGCACGCGTAAGAATAAAAAGACCGGCAATTGTGAAGGAAAGTCCACACGGGAGCATAAAAACTGCCCCAAAGGTACGCGTAGAAACAAGAAGACAGGAAATTGTGAAAAAACGGACACAAAAGAAGCAAAGACAGTTGATGACGTATGTAGTATTTGTTTAGGTGTAATTGAAGATGATAAATACAAAACTAAATGCGCACACACATTCCATTCAAAATGTCTTGGTGCGTGGTGTGCGTCACGATCCGTCAGTAATAAAACCTGTCCATATTGCAGAGAACACATTGCAGGCGACTGTAAAAATATTGAACCGCTGGCAAGTGCCAATATATTCCCTTATTTATATAAGACCTTTACGTATCCTTTACCGAGTGCTTATTATTATCGCGATGTCAAGAAATCAGATGAAGACAATGACCGTGTAATTCAACGTTTCTTGGACGACCCGACATTTAACCCAAATACTCAACTTGGTACGGACGGTTTGAGTATGACCCCATTAATGGCTGCATTAAAAACCAACAAATGTAAAGTCGCAGAACAGTTGATGAAAATGCCGATTATAGATATAAATTTGAGAGATGATAAAGATAGAAGTGCGTTGGATTATTCCGTAGTAAAACGTGGGTGTGACGCCGTGACCGAACTCTTATTAAAACGTCCGGATCTTAATGATAGACACCTAGCGTCCGCATTACAAACCGCGCTAACGGCTGGTAACAATAATGCCGTTGCCCTATTCAGGAAATATAAAAAAGTTCCAAAATCAATGAAGGGTTTGGTGTAAGTTAGTTTAAATCAATCCTGTCTTGCATTGTTGTCGCGTCTACTATTTACCATAAACATATTAAAAATTGTTTAATATGTTTATTAGATATGACAGAAGTCTTGTGTATAAAGGAAAATAATTGTATAATACAACCAAAAAATATACTATTGCCTGAACAATGTTCCGTTCTATTAAAAACCTCTACTATTCTGATATTCGCAATTGGGTATAGCTATTATCGCGAATACTACGATTTTACATTTTCAACAACCGCCGTATTTGTCACATCTATTATGTATTGGTCCAACCCTGAATATAATTGGAAAAGAAATCTTGATATGTTTATTGCACATTTTTCGGTTTTACATCATTGTGTTCGGGCATATACAGCTGAACATTATGTACCGTTTTACTTTTTTACTATGTTGGGTGTGCTTTGTTATTTGTCCAGTTGGAAATTATATAATCAGAATAAGATATGGACGTCGGTGTATCTCCATTCCGGTCTTCATATCGCGTTTAATCTGGCCGTTATTTCATTATATTCAGGCGATCTTGTTCCCATCTGTGACAATAATAACATTCTTGTGTATATCATTAAAAATGATATATATGATTTACAATTATGTTCTAATTAGACCCGTCTTTCCTGCTTGTTGGAGTTTACTAAACCGCGTGATTGTGTATGATATTGCTTTAATAAAATTGAATGTTCGTTGATTGAATGATTATAACCAACAATTAACAACCGACTATGGTGAGAAAATACACAGGTGATATCAGTGGAAAGTTCTGGTTTGCCATGCAGGGCAGTGGGGATATAAGTAATCTAATAACTATAAAAGAATGCGACATGTATAAGTGGCGCGGTTGTGGTTGCAGTGTCACCGAGAACGGAGTTGGCTATTTAGAATACTGTAAACAATGCTACGGAAGTAAGGAGGCGTGCATAATGGACGTTTGGAAAAAAACGGGTTACAAGGTCGGCGATGACTTATTTGAAGAAACAAAGCAAATCTATTATAATATATTTGCGGACGAACACTTGGAACAGCTTGAAGCTAGTCTTCTCCTTCTCCGGAATAAGATTGACAAACGCATAATCACACAGATAGACAAGGTGGAGAACATGAAAGCAATATGTGATGCGGGTTCAGGCATATTTGACGATATGATGGAGATCTATACCGAAATAAATAAAACCGACCCATTTGTTGCAAATCCGGACCACGTATCCAGGTACTGTCTCGGCGTACAAATTAGATATAGATTGAAGTTGACGGGGTCTTGTTACGTGATTTGCGATTTATAAGGATAATTATATCTTATGTATGATGATTTTTTTTTGATCGGTGAAATGTGGAACCAACGGGTCGTTATTGTAGTCATCAATGTATCGTATTTCCCGAATGCCAGATGCAATTAGCAATCGGGTACAAATAAGACACGGATAGTTAGTAATATATGCAATCCCATTGTCACATGATACACCTCGCTTTGCACAATCACATAGTGCATTCTGTTCTGCATGGATGGTTGCCTGTTCGTGTCCGTCCCTAACGATGCTCTCGTGCGGACAACCTGGCAAGAACCCATTATAGCCTTGGCTGATTATACGGTTCTCCTTTACGATTAAGCAACCTACTTTCAATCTATTACAAGGAGAACGTTTGGCAGTAACTTGTACAATTTCCTTGAAATATTCGTCCCAGTTTGGTCGTTCATTCATGTTGATATATGTATCTTATATTATATTCGGTTTATTTACTTTTACGAGAACAATTGTATTATGCAAACGAAATAAACATATAATTCTATGATTTTATAGATAATATAAGTACAGGTTCTCCTATGCCTCCAAAAAATTTCAAAAAATATAATAAGAAAACTAGTTCGTCCACTGTGATGTCACACAACATATCCACCGCGAAATATCTTGTAATCGTCGAATCGCCCTCCAAATGTGCGAAGATAGAGACCTATCTTGGCGATAATTACTGTTGTATTGCCTCTCGAGGTCATTTGCGTACAATAGACGGGCTGAAATCAATCAATACGAAAGCGGACTTTGCGCCTACGTTCTCAGATATACCCGAAAAGAAGGAACATATTGAGGCAATGCGTGGTGTTATTTCTGGGTTCTCAAAACAACATATATTATTAGCAACAGATGATGATAGAGAAGGCGAGGCGATTGCTTGGCACATTTGTCAGCTGTTTGGATTATCGGTGGACGACACCCCACGCATTATATTCCGCGAAGTAACCAAACCGGCATTGTTAGATGCAGTGAAAACCCCTACGCGAATTAACCAACCTCTGGTCAAGGCACAACAAGCAAGGCAGGTTCTGGATGTCATCGTGGGATATAAGATTTCCCCCTTTTTATGGAAGTATCTTTATCACAATAAGGCAAATTCGTTGTCGGCGGGGCGGTGTCAAACGCCCGCCCTGCGGTTAGTATATGATAATGAAGTAGAAAAACGGTCAAAGGGCGAATTAGAATACAAATATAAACTAACTGGCTATTTCAGTTCTCGTAATATCTCATTTGAATTGAATAATGAATTTATAGGAGAACACGATGTTATCGCATTTTTAACAAAATCAAGAGAACATTCCCATAAAATCACGGTATGTTCTCCAAAAGATGTAATTCGTGCGCCACCCAAGCCATTCAGTACATCTAGATTGTTACAAACCGCTAGTAATCAATTACATTATTCGCCGACGGATACAATGGGTCTATGCCAACAATTATATCAGTCCGGTTATATCACGTATATGCGAACGGAGAGTTCTCAATACTCAAAGATATTTTTGGAACAGGCATCAACATATATCCTTGCTCAATATAGTTCAAATAAATATATAGGAGAACCTAGTAACTTAGAAAACAAGGATACGAGCAATCCGCACGAAGCAATTCGTGTAACGCAATTAGCAAACCGGTCGGTGCCTTCGGAAGACAAGCGATTGGTAGCAATGTATAAATTGATATGGAGAAACACATTAGAAAGTTGCATGTCTGAGGCAAAAATGCAAACAACCAAGATAGAAATAAGCGCTCCCGACGAAAATAAGTATATGAATACGATAGAAACGCCGATATTCCTTGGCTGGAAAATCGTGAATGACAAACCGCTAGATACGTCCGACCAAAACGCCCCGGCCGGACAGATTATGTATCTGAAAACCCTAGCGAATAAACCGATAGAATATAGCAAAATAGAGAGCGCGGTAGTGGTTCATAGTAAGCATCGCCATTATACAGAAGCCAGTTTAATTCAAACATTAGAAGAAGTAGGAATAGGACGTCCGTCCACCTTCGCCAGCATTGTTGATACAATACAAGAGCGCGGATATGTAAAACGAAAAGATATTGATGGAATTAAAATGGAGTGTAGAGAACATACACTTGAAAAGAATGTCGTAAATACTCGTGTTATTGAGAAGATTTTTGGTAATGAAAAAAGTAAATTAATAATAGAACCGATTGGTATAGTAACCATAGAGTTCTTAACCAAATATTATGACCGCTTGTTCTCCTATGAGTATACAAAATTAATGGAAATGGATTTAGATTTAATATCACAAGGCGAAATCGGTGACATAACCACCTTGTGCAAAAAATGTTATGATGATATTACACAACTATCCAAACCCATTGAAAAAATAGCAAAACAAACATATAGGTTGGATAACGAGCATACATTTACATTTGATAAATACGGACCCGTAATCCGAAAAACCATTGACGAGGAGAACATTGAGTTTATTTCAGTTAGAAAAGACATGGATATTAACATTGATAAATTGACAAACGGCTTATATACAGTAGAGGATTTAGCCGAGATAAAGGAAAAGAAAATTGGGGAATACGAGAACCTGGGCGTTATCTTGAAGAATGGTAGATATGGAATGTATATTGAGTGGAACGGTCAGAGTGAAAATATAAAGGATGTGAAGAAACCGTTTGACGAAGTAGGCATGGACGATATAGTTCCCATTCTAGACAAAAAGAAACCGTCAAATGAAGTAGCCGATGCAAATGTTCTCCGTAAATTAAACGAAGATATGAGCATTCGCAAAGGCAAATACGGTGCATATGTATATTATAAACGAGTGGACATGAAGTCACCCCAGTTCTTAAACATCAAAAAGTTTCCCGAGGGGTATCTGGGGTGCGAAGCGAACGTGTTAATAGAATGGTTATATACAATATACAAATTACCGAAGGCATAAAATGTTCTCTCTATATATAACCAAATAATGGCAACAGTATCACCATTTACACCAGGTGTATTACCGTCATCACCGGTAAGAGCACCATCATCTACAACTACATTAAATTACATTTCTTTCTTCACATTATACGTTATATGTTTCGCATATTTGTTTAGAAGTAAATCCGGTATGGTGGCATTGGGATCATTAACCTTTGTACACACAGCGTGTACAATATTTATCGGATTTATGATGTCAGACATGTTAAAGAACCCCCTTATACCAAATCAATTGATAACAAAATTTGCTATCATATCCATATTACTAACTGTCGGAATGAACTTAGTTGCATTAATACTTATCGTATTGTTGTTAGCTACATTACAGGCGCATTATAATACTACTGTCGGTACACCGTTAAAATTACCAAGTGATGCAACGTACCGGTATGATGAAAAGTTTGTTGAGTTCAAACAAATCGGGCTAGCCATTTTTATAATAACGTGTATACTGCTATACTTGATAGTAAAGTACAATAGCATATTTAATACTCTCTGGCGAGACGGTAAAGCACCGTTTATAATTGTGTTAGGATTATCATCAACTATTTTTGGATTATCCATAAAAGAAGTCATTTTAGCTAGACAATTATTTAGATTAAAAAACCGGCTTATTGCGTAATCCCCTGCTTGACTGAATAAAATTACCAAACTAATTTATGGTTATATATTATAATGCCGTCTATAAAGAAAACACGGAAGAAACACCCCCGCCGAAAGTCTGGTAATGCTTTCAAATCCCGACATATAGTAACCCGAAATAGACCTATTCAATGGGGGGGTGCGTGCAATGGACCAAATACATCTGACGCAGTTGAGAAGGATAGACGCTATTATACACCTGAGCAAAATAAACAGCGAGATACGTTATTGAAAGATGCAACTGACATGGTTGCTCGAATGTTAGATGCACGGTTTGACGCGGAAAAAGACGATCCATATAAAGCTACCAGATCAGCCACGCCATCAAAAACAGAAATCATAGTGGGTAAGTCGCCTGGTCCAACTAAATTGTTTACAGACAAAGAGACCGAGAATATAGTAGATTTATTGAAAACGCAGACGTGTGATGATATTAAACACATCATACCGGCATTTTATCGTGAAACGGTTTCTTTACCAGAAAGAGTGGTAGTAAACAAGGAGAAAGAAGAGTATTCATACACAATCGGGCCCGACACATACTACACACACGGTCCCGACACAAATGAAAATGCACACGGAAGTGCCAATTTACTGAAAAACTTGAACTATACAAACTATGTACTATGTACAATCATTATTGTCGTCGGCATTATATCAGCGAGACTACAAGAGACAAAAAGCGATTATATTATTGTTACGAAGGGTGGGTTGTCTGCTGCATTAATTGCGTCAAAATTAGCAGGAAGCAACAGTCAGGTTACTATAAATGATTTGGACTTTAAAGTGATGCCGAACCCTTACCGAACTGATATCGTGACATATAACCGCGAGGCAGCGCATTTAATTGCCGAAAAGATTTGTGATGATATCAAACATTTAATAGATAAAGTAATAAAGACTGGCTATGGTTTATCCAAATTAGACCGGTTCAATTCTTCACCGAGTAATCGGGGACATGCAGATATTATTAAGTTGAGTTTAAGACCAAGCGGTGGTGGGTTTATTCCAATAGTAGATATGGATTTTAGTGACAATGAAAAGTCGGCTCAATATTTCTCACACGTGTTTCATACAAATGATGCCATTACTATTAAGGAAACGGATTTGGCAGTAAGATTTACATATCAAAGTGATATGATGTTTTTGACGGAGAAGTTTCATTATCTTGCAAAATACTTATTTGTTAAGAGGTTGCTAACCAACACATTACATAATACCAAATTGCCAAACGTAGCAAGTATAAAAAACCGTACTATGAAAGTAGGTTCCCCTTTAAGAACCGTTTTTGGTATGATGCAATATACTCCGTTGAAAAAAGCAACTCGGTCAAAACAAAATGAAACTGCGAAGAGAATGGGTTCTCAATTAAAACAAACACCAAACGAGGCCACTGTAACAGTAGACGGGGAGATGATAAACATTTACGCCTGTGAACGTTTCATAGAAAAATTCACAAAGTCAATTATTATTGTATTAGATGCTCTTATACAAGCGAATATGGATTTAATGCCTGAAACAATTGCTTGCCTAGCACCGACGGATACGTTAAAGGTATCTTTTACAACGACCTTGGCGCGGTTAATACTTTTGGATAAACGGATTGGTAAAGGTATAAAATGCGAAATACAAGAAACAGTTGTTGATAATATTTATCCACGGTTCCACTTGAATTCTAGAAATGCCTCTCCACATTACCTTGCTAGTTACCCGCTTGCATAAGTAACAATAAATTGATAAGTAACTAAAATATTGTTACTTATCAAAACCAGTATAAACAATATGTTGCATGTTCTCAATATACATGAAATACTACGAAACATCTTATGACGAATATCTCACGTCCGTAAATCAATATAATCTACACCCCGAATTGATGCCCATATATAACACCTTACCTAAATTAGCTATAAATTTTGAAAACATTATCATACACGGGGCTGCTGGTGTAGGCAAATATTCACAGTGTCTCAGTCTATTAAAACGATATAGCAACAGTGATTTAAAATATGATAAAAAACTCACAGTACAAACCGATAAGTCACAATACACATTCCGTATAAGTGATATCCATTATGAGATAGATATGTCGTTATTGGGCTGTAATTCTAAGACATTATGGCACGATATCTTTCTTCAAATCGTAGACATTGTCTCGGTTAAAAGCGAAAAGGTGGGCATTATTGTCTGTAAAAATTTCAGTAAAGTTAGCACTGATATATTGGAGATTTTTTACAGCTATATGCAACAATATAATTCTAGTTCTTATGCCATACGAATAAAGTATATACTTCTTACGGAAAGCATTAGTTTTATACCTTCTAAGATTATTAATGCGTGTAATATTATTCGGGTGAAACGACCGAGTAGCGAGGCCTATCTAGAATTAATAACCCATACTGAAAAATTACAATCATCATACATTCCCCCACACGATTTTATTCATCGTGTAAACGACGTGGTCTCACCAAATGAAACGTCGCGGATAGCTATGATTGGGAATAGTACGAATATTATGCGCAACATTCACCCTAGTGGTATATTAAATTTGAAAGAGATGAGGTCATTCCCATTATTGTCTAGTGCGAGTGAATTGCCCAATGATGTTTTCAATTTAATTTGTGATAATATAATTCGCGACATTGAGAACATCAACGATGTATCACTAACCGATTTCCGCGACATTTTATACGACATGTTGACATATAACTTAGAGGTGCACGATTGTCTATGGTATATCATAAAGCACTTTGTTGAACACGGAAAGTTAAGTGCATCTGACACATCGGATATATTGATAAAGACATATTCCTTTCTGAAATACTACAACAACAATTATAGACCCATATACCATTTAGAGAGTATGATGTTATATATAACAATCAAGGTACACAAGTTTGATGAATTATAAGCGTGCGTGTGAGATATTAGATATTCCGACCGATGAACCGGGTTATCAACCTATATTAAAACGACAATATCGCGTGAAAGCGTTACTATACCACCCCGACAAGAACAAATCTGACGATGCTACCTTTCAATTTCAGCAGGTCACTTCTGCATACGAATATTTACTGAAATACGAAGGTTATATGGACGAAGATGGGAGTGACTATGAGCTAGATGCAGATAGCGACAACGATATTGTGTACGAACGGGTTGGCAAATACAAGGATTTGCTTTCGTCGTTTATTAAAAACATTGTCGCAGGGGAGACACAAAGCCAACTATTTTCTATCATTTTAACACGTATATCGGGTGTATGTGAGGCGACTGCCTTAGACACATTACGGAAATTAGACAGACATATGCTCGCAAAGGTATATGATGTTATTAATAAATACGGTAGTTCAATGCATTTCGGCGAAGGGTTTATACAGAAAATAGAGGCAATTATCAGCGACAGAATGAACGCGGACGAACGTATTATACTCAACCCCACATTGGACGACTTATATGAGAACAATTTATACAGATTGACCGTGAACAAACAAACATATATTGTTCCTCTCTGGCATAATGAGTTGGTATATGAGAATTCCAACAATGACATATACGTAAATTGTAATCCAATGCTGCCAGACAACATTGAAATAGATGAAAAAAATAACGTGAAGATGCAGGTTTCGTATAAAATATCCGATATATGGACCGTGGATACCCTTCATATTCAAGTTGGGACACAGCGAACAGTGCCCATCAAACCCTCGCAATTAAAATTGGTTTCCGAGCAAACGGTTGTATTTGCGAATATGGGTATATCCAAAATCAATGTGAAAGATGTATATGACATCAAACATAAAAGCGATTTGCACATTCAGATTACATTAGAAATGTGATTTTATGGTGTTCTTATTATTGTCAAGGTTCTCTATGGTCTTGAAAATAATCTATATTATAGAAACAAAAATGATGGTAAGCATCGTACTCACGCCGAGATGATCGCGCTCTTATCTACGTGAACACCTTTGAGAATATTTTTTATAATCTTCTCTTCAAACTTCAAGTCTTCTTCCTTACCATATCCCCCTAATGTGGACCTGTGATATTGGAAATAATCCTCGCAGACATCGGTGCCAATCTGTTCAACTTCTGGTTTGTTATCATCGTACCATTTCCACATTTCCTGTTTGTTTTTTCGGGCAACTCCTCTTACTGCTTTTCGCATATGGGTCTTGTCTGAATCATCTTTCTCCCATTTATCGGCGTTCTTGATGTAGATGGTTTCCCTTTTCAAGTCGGTGCAGTGTAAGGGTCGGGTATGCATATCCATATCTCTGAAACGGTTTGCCATGACAGCTGAGATACCTTCAATGTAACCGACCTTTCCTGTATGAAGGAAATCCTCGCGCGTCACTTCAAATGAATTGATAAAATCGTCCATTGATATCGCATCTTTACACGTCTCATTCAGGAAGACATTCAGATTGAACTTATTATTACAGTTCGTATTCATATTATTTGTTGTATTTCCGATCTTGCCGTCTTTCACTGCTTCTAACAGTTGGTTCTGTTGGTCAGCTAACTGTTTTGACTGCTCTATCATGAGTGATTTAAATTCTTGGTTCTGTTTTAGTAATTCTAATACTAGCGATGCATCTACTAGATGGGATGTGGGAATTGTGGAGTTTGTGGGGTTTGTGGGAATTGTGGAGTTTGTGGGCACCGATGGATCTACGTCAGACCCCACATTGTACTGCAAATCACACCTCTTCCTATGGTTCCACAATGATGCACGATGAGTGTATCTTTTGCCACATTCACACATCAACAATGCAGTCAATAGTTGATGTTGGGACATATCGGTTGTAATTGTTGTATTATGTTTCTTGGTCTGTAAATGCTTATTATAGTCTTTTTTATTGGCTGTATTATAATCACATTTTTTACATACAAATGTCATAGGGATTTTTTCAGACATTTTGGTTGTAAATCGGTTGTATATCCTACAACGAGAAAATCCTCTAAATGGTTTTCGGCATAAAATACTTAAAAAAGTATGCAGCCATTGTTTTCAATGAAAATACACTAATCACATCATAATGCTCACAGCGTGTTTTTTGGAGGGGGTGTTTACAAGATTTCCCTGGCACTTTTGAAATTTGGACATTTATTTTTGTCCATTTTCGCGGAGCGATGCCATTTCTTTTCTGGACTTTTATATAGAGTGAATAGAGTAGTATAGTAAAAGGATCCCATTATAGTGGAAAAGTGAATAGAGTAGTATAGTAAAAGGATCCCATTATAGTGGAAACGTGAATAGAGTAGTATAGTAAAAGGATCCCATTATAGTGGAAACGTGAATAGAGTAGTATAGTAAAAGGATCCCATTATAGTGGAAACGTGGGTTATAAAAACGAGGATAGACAATGTTATGTAAAAGTATATGAATTAAGTTTTACCGAATATAAGATAGATGCTGTACAGTGAACACACGACAATAAGTATTTGAATAAACTAGATGTAATAAAAAATGAGAATATTTACAGTATTCTCATTTTACGTGACTTTTTTTAGTATGCAATTACAGAGAGAATGCTAATTAGTTTTATTTTTGTCGGCTTAGATTTGTTGTTATAGATTTATTTTTGATTTGTTGACTTAGATTTATTTTTGTTTGTTGTTATAGATTTGCATTTAAGGCGCCTTCTTCTTGATGACAGTCTTTTTCACAACCGCAGCAGCGGGTGCTGCGGCAGCAGGCTCGGCAACAGGAGCCGGAGCAGCCACTGGCTCAACCGACTTCTTCACTACCTTTTTGACTACAACTGGCTCAGGCTTGGCTACTGGTTCCGGTTCGGCTTCCTCGTCACTATCGGCGACCTCGGTTTGAACTACGCGCGGAGCTGCCACTTCCTCCTCGTCCTCCCCCAAAGATGCCGGTTGGGTTTCAATGGTTTGGATATCGTCAGATGACAGCTGAATGTGGCATTGTCCGAAAACGCTTTCTTGAACGTGTGGCTTGACAACACATTGGTTTAGCTTCCACGTGATACCCCAGCCCTTACCACCGAACCATAGACCGCCACACTGCAAGACACACGCGACATTGCTTCTAGCCGGAACAAAGTCCATAGGAGTAAGATTGTCATTGTCACAGGGGAATAGAAGAGCACGCTTAGTGTCGTATACTTCAACGTTCCACTTGCCGCTATAATTAGGCACCTTCGCACGGATCGTGGGGGGCTTGGTGAAATCGGTCTTCTTGGTCAGCTTATCCTTGGAGTACTTCAAGAATGGGAAGAAGGTATGCTTGGCGACCTCGCGAGACATTTCCTCGCCAAACCAAGCCTCGCTGTTCTTGACAGCATCATCAAGGATTTGATTTTCAAATGCCTTCAACTTGGCCAAGAATTCGGTAGTAGCAGGCGTAGCATAAGTTTCATTGGGGAAAGCCAATGACATACTGAACTTGCCATCGGACTCGCCCTTGTCGTCAACGAAATCGGAGATGCCCCAGGTCATAAGGAGAGGGGTAGAGACGTACAGCGAACGATTGCTTTGTGTGCTGATAATATTAATAGACTTTCCACCACGATCATTTACCTTGGGTTGCATATAGCGAACCGCTGCGGTGTTCCATTCGGAAGAGTTGATAACGATGGGAGTAGCTTGCTTGGACATTGTAAGAGTGCTAATAGAATAACTAACTGGTTACATATTATAGACATCTATTCTTTAATTCAATTTTTTATATATATTTGTAAGTGTTACACGAAAAAGGTAAGAAAAATGTTACAAAATTGATAACAGTTACAGCGGATTGTAACATAATATTTAACTTGAAAACATATAGAAATAATTATTTCTATATAGAATATAATTAGAATATAATGGAAATGTATGAAAATATATTACATGACAAACAAGAGCGTCCAAGTGTACATAAATCAAGTATAGAGAAACGCATTAAATCAAAGTACAATATTAGTCCGTCGCCCGAGATTACGTATGCGAACTACGTCTCAAACAAATTAAACTTAGCCAAATGTAAAATACCGGAGTTAAAATCGGCCGCAAAGAGACATAAGCTGCATATATCCGGAAATAAGGGATTACTAGTAGAGCGGTTAACGAATTACTATAATAAAACACGAAGTGTGATAAAGATACAGTCAGTATACCGCATGTGGTTAATCGTACAGTATGATCGGCTACGTGGTCCAGGATTAAAGAATAGGAGTGAATGTGTAAATGATACGGATTTTTCAACATTGGAACCAATCAATGAAATCCCACGTGAGAAGTTTTTTAGTTACATAGATGCAAATAAGTTTATATATGGATTTGACATAACATCATTAATGGAGTTGATGAAACAGAATGTTTCCTTCAAAAACCCATATAATAGAGAGGTGTTTAGTTCAGTGACAAAAAATGCGATTATAAGCTTATATAAAATTAATTGCATATTGTTGCCAGAATTTAAAGAAGAGACAATACAGTATCAGCAGGTGGCAAATCGTGCAGACACCCGCACAAATCAATATCGTAATGCACGTCAAGTAATACATAGATTGAATGCGCGGATTAATCCGATACAAACAGTGGAAATGTTTAACCAATATGACCGCATAACCCGTATGCGTGACAGTCCGATATCATCAAGGATAACGAATTTATTTATGGCAATGGATCGTCTAGGTAATTATACAAACATAAGTTGGTTTGAAAGTTTAGATTTGCGTGGATATATTCGCTTATACCGATATCTATATGATATATGGTATATACGGAGTGGCTTAGCTTATGAGACGCGATCGTTAATTTGTCCATATGGTTGTCCATTTGATGGAATATTTACAAATAGAATATTATATTCGGATTTGACGTACGAACAGATAAAGATAGCGTGTGTAATCGTCTTTGAGAATTTAGTATATAGCGGAGTAACGGATGAATATAAAACATTGGGTGCATTTTATTCTTTGTCCGCATTAACCATAGTTTCGTTGGATGCTAGGGCAGCCATGCCGTGGTTATATGAAGCAGTAATGTAGGCAAAATAATCATTTACGTAAAAACTATAAAAAGTAAATATTATTGAGGGGGTACATTATGATAGTAGGTAAGAGAACAATATATAAATAATATATTATGCTGTAAACTACTTAAAAGATAAGGGTTATAGTAGTATATAATCAGAATGGTTAGAACTACTACTACTCCCGCTACTCCCGCTACTCCTGCTCCTGCTGCCGCTGCTGCCGATAAGGCAACCAAGCCTCGCGCAAAGAAGGCTGCTGCCCCCGTTGCTGAGGCGGCTGCTGCCCCCGCCCCTACCCCCGTTGTGGCTCCTGTGCCCGTTGTGGCCGCTGCCCCCGCACAGGAGGCTGCATCTGATGCGTCCGACCCGTCCGTTGCATTGTCTGCCAAGTTGTCTGAGTTTAGCGCCAAGCTCCAGCAGATGGTTGGTCTCTTCTCTACCGTGAAGAATGACTTCAAGACCCTCGAGAAGGCCGTGTCTCGTGAGATGAAGGTTGCCCAGAAGGCATCTTCAAAGAAGCGTCGCAATGTGGGTAACCGCAAGCCCTCTGGCTTCATCAAGCCCACTCGCATCAGTGACGAGTTGGCTGGTTTCCTCGGAAAGACTGTTGGTACTGAGATGGCAAGAACTGAGGTAAGCAAGGAGATTAATGCCTACATTCACGCGCACAGCTTGCAGGACAAGAGCAACGGACGTATCATCCACGCCGATGCTAAGCTTTCCAAGCTGCTCAAGTTGCAGAAGGAGGACGAGTTGACCTACTTTAACCTTCAGCGTTTCATGAAGCACCATTTCCACAAGGCCGACGTGGTTGCCTAATTCAATAATATAAATAGAAACAACTAAAAATACCTACCACAAGACTACACAAAAAATAAAACACGAAAAATAAATAAGAAAATCAAACAAAAAATTATAAGTTGGGGTGGTTAAAATTCAAATACTTTTTTCATCTGAGTAAAAAATATTTGCAGGAATAAGCATATCACACAACAAACGATATAAATGCATTATGCTGAACAATACATATAATATATGTCAGATACAGAAAAGGATTTGTCAGAAAAGGATTTGTCAGAAAAGGATTTGTCAGAAAAAGATTTGTCATCCATTTTTGTTGACAGAGTTAAACAGTACCTATTAACAAACAAGGTATGTGTATGCATTCTAACACCTCATTATGGAGGAATGTGTCATGTCACCTACATGAATTCATTAATATCTACAATGCAGGTGTTTAGTGATTTTGGTATAGGACTAATTGTAGAATGTTGTAATAATGATAGTTTAGTATCTCGTGCTCGCAATAACTTAGTGGCAAAGGCAATGTGTAATCCGAGTGTAACTCATATTCTATTTATTGATAATGATATAACGTGGAGCGCCGATTCTATCTTGAAGTTACTCTTGGCGGATAAGCCGATTGTAGGAGGTATTTACCCGTTGAAGAAGTATAATTGGAATAATCTAGCAAGTAATCCGGACATAGTAAGCAAATGGGTTGACAATAAAAAACAATCTATTGTAAAGGATACCGTTTCTGATGTAGACTTAATCCAACATCGCATGCTATCATATAATCTTAATTTATTAACAAATAAACTTAAAATAGAGAACAATCTAACTACCGTAATGCATATTGCAACCGGGTTTATGATGATTAAGCGTAAGGTAATTGAAAAGATGCAACAAGCGTATCCATCTACAAAATATGTTGATGATATCGGATTTTTGACGAGACCCGAAGAAAACGCACAAGCATATGCGCTGTTTGATTGCGGAGTGGAAGATGGCCATTATTTATCGGAGGATTGGTTATTTTGCAATAGATGGACAAAACTGGGAGGTTCAATCCACGTAGATATAACAATCAATCTTAATCACACTGGAACGGTAGATTTCAAAGGGTGTTATCTGTCAACAATAATGTAATTTGTAGGAAATAAAAACGGGACAACTTTAAGTGGGTTCAATGTGAATAAATTACAATAAATATATAAAATATCATTGTTATGTATATATGCAATGACGTGTGAAAAGCAACAAACCAAAAAATACAAATTAAGGAACTCTCCGCCTTATTCTGCGATGGATTGTAAAGGAAAAACAATGAAGGGAAAAGACGGGACATACATATCAAAACCAGATAAAAATAACACATATAAATGGGTAAAACAGAGTTCGACTACGAATTCTACGAAAAAAAAATTAGAAGGCATTAAGCCAAAGCACAAATATGAGATTGTGGATAACGGAGCAATTCCGTATGTTGTAAAGGATTACGGCAAACGTGTGGAAGTATATTCCAATAAATATGATGAAACCACAAATAATGAGGTAATTCAAGGAAAAATATTGGACGTTCCTTATAAGAAGATATTCGTGGGGGACAATGAATTGAAGTTGAAAGGTTATGAAAAGCGTGGCAAGAGGCGCGGGAATTCAATTCTATTGCAAAACGTGAACGGCAAATATACCTATATTGGAGACAGAATAAGTGAATTTTCGGCAAAAGACGGCGATGTCATCAAAGAGTATTACTCGCCAATAGGAAACAACGACGTCCCGTATCCTTATGCAGTCGGCGAAAAATTCACATACTTATTGGTTGATGAATTGATGTACGTGAATAATGATTTGCTGGATTTAACAAAGGATGTAAACGAACAGTATTATCTATTTTCAGTTCCCAGAGAAGAATTAAAAACAAGAAAGAAAATTGTCGGGAAACCACTTTCCTCAAAAACGTTATTTAAACGGTTTGCATTGTACCGATAAAAATATTTCCATAATACTCATTTTGTTATAGAAATATAAACCCCTCATCTTTCATTAGATTGCGCATAGCGTCTATGTCGCGTACCGAATTGGCATTTGGTTTAAAATTCATATTATCGTATTCTGTTTCGCGACGACCTTGAAATAACCTATATACCTTTATTAATCCATTATAATCTGTAATGTAATTTGTATTTTTTAGTAACCATATATAAAATCCCAAAGCTGGGATATTGTTGTCTTGTTTGTATTTACAGTACTCATCGTGCCAATGAAGAGTTTCGTAAAGAGAAGTATTCGTTGTCGCATTATAATCAGTGCCAGATAGCATAATAATTTCGCGAAATTCCGTTTCGGACATATCTAGATCAGTTAATATTGAATGTGTATCATATAACATAACCGTTTGGTTCATCAAACTTAAATTCCGAATAACATACGGACATTTATATAAGAACATATCCATGTCATCGCTTACACACCCCCACGCTTTACCTGACGATACAAAATACGCGCATAAGTCGTCAGCCTCGTTCGGTGCATCATAATATGTTACACAGTACGCGTCCATAAGTCGTTTCACTTTGACAATATCTTCGTCATAAACCCGAACACATTGTCGCTTTAACGTTTCCATCTCAATCTGCATCTTACGACGCTCTTCTTCGCTACATTCGGCGTTGGCAATATCGGATTGCATTTTCAAATACTTTTCGTAAGCAGATCGTTTATCTTGATGGCGTTGTCGTAACAAGGCCCGTTTTTCGGGGGGCGGTTTGCCGTCAAATATAAAGATAGGAACAATGTTATATTGGTGCATAAGCGAAATGAATAAATACATATTTTCAAGTAAGGCTTCTTCTGTAATGAATTGATACAAATAGATGCTGGTGTCAATAACCAATGTTTTGCCCGAAAGAGTTTCCAAATGAACCTTCTGTATAGAGGTTTTGCTGCATTTATCGTGTAAATACCTGTTTAGATTTTTTATTCCCATACGTGTATTTGTATTAGTAGTTGATATAGATAACGGGCAATCTTATATTTCAATTTTTCCAACGAGTAAACGATATAATAATCTCTGTGTATTAGATATACTACACAAATGACCTCGGCTTATAATGGTCTAACCGAGTTTTTATCAGATAATATATTCAAAACACATATAATACAGAATGATCAGATGAACCTATCGGCGAGAAGTCGCAATTTTATAGGGAAAATATTTAACAATATAAAACGAGCAGAGAGAACCTACCAACAGGAAAAATTACAAGCCAATTTATTGCACATTTCAAGAGATGGACTACCACGAGGTTCATCGTACTCTTATTGTCCAAAACCAATTCGGGATGAAATAGAACATACGTCAAAAACCGGGTTCCAATATACATTTCAAATACAACGCCGCATATTCACCGTTACACTTGTTAGTTCGTCCGCCAAACCGGCGTCAATCCGACAATATATGAACAAATCAATCAGGCGTATCTATATGTGGTTATACGTTGCATCGCAATATGCAAATGTGCAATGTTCTGAACAAATGAATATATACATCTACTTTACTTCTCTTCCAAAGTTATTGCCGGAAAAAAGTGCCACCATATCCCAAGTAAATGCGAACACTGCATTTACGACATCGTGTCAAACCAAGACTGAAATCAATGTATTTCGTCAGGAAGAATGGTTTAAAACATTTATACACGAAACGTTTCATAATATGGGGATGGATTTCTCAGCATATGACAACAATCACGTAAATGCCGAAATCTATACCATGTTTCCCGTGAAAACCGACGTCCGACTGTACGAAACATATTGTGAACTGTGGGGCGAAACAATGGCGATATTGTTTCACGTATATTATGCAGTTCGGCATAATACGAGCATAGACGACATCCATGCGAAAATGCCCAATATGATACAGTCCGTTGAGAATTGTTTGATGCGAGAAATGTATCATTCATTGTTTCAGGTATCAAAGATTTTATCTCATTACGACATAACGTACGATGCATTAATAAAAAAGAACGACAAGGCAAATGCGTGCAAATACAAAGAGGATACGCCCGCGCTCTCCTATTTTGTAATCAAATCAATATTGTTATTTAATATCGATTATTTTATGGTGTGGTGTGATTACAACAATCACTCTTCTTTAAATTTTACGAATTTATTAGAGAAAGATGATATGTATACCAAAATGGCAAGATATTGTGAAATAGTCAGAACACATTATACCGATCCGGCATATATAGACGCATTGAACCAAATACAACAAATGTATATAAGCATTAAACCGTCGCATAAGAATAAGTACATAGTAAAAAACCTACGCTTGACAATTACCGAATATTGATGTATTTAATCGTAAAAAATAGTTTTTATTACGATTACAAAATAAGAGGGATAAGATGAAAGTATTTTTATTTGTTATTAGAATTTATTATTTTGTGCACAAGCAGCTGTTTGCATCTGCATTGGGTGTCTGTTGTAGAAGTGCGAGTGCTTCTGTCAATCTACGAATTTCGGCATCGCGTTCTGCCATTTTTTCAGTAAGAACCTTGTTTGCAGCGACGAGTTGTGCCATATTCAACTCCGTCTCGGCCACTTCTGGAATGGGCTTGTGGTTAATCTTGAATACGAAGTAACCTGGCACTTTATCGCCATTCTCGTTGCGTACAATGAACTTATTAAATTGACGGCCGTCATAGTAACCGTTCAGGCGAACGTGCTCTTGGGTATTCAATGTGTTACGCAGATCGGTAACGGCCGCGTTGTTATTCCAGTACTCAAAGTGGATAAACACTGCCTTGACAATACCTACATTGTCAATCTTGCGGTCAATGAAATCAATCCTAGAAATCTTGCCGAGGTGTAGGTCGTTTTCAATGAACGACCCCAGATGTTTGGGTTGGAACGCACGAATGGTTCCATCTGGGTGCAACAGAGACATACTGTTTGGAATGAGAGGAATGTATAGGCTATTCCAATCCCCCTCTGCCAATGTTAGGCGGGAAGTTGCAACAATGTCAGCAACAGCATTCGTTTCAGGTGGCATTACTCCTTCACGGATAGACAAGTGGGTCATTGGATCGCCATTTTCCCATTGCAACGGAGTATTTGCAATGGTGACGTGGACGCTCTGTCCGCGGTCGGCTGCCACTTCTCCCTCTTCCTGATTGCCCAAGATTGCACCGTATAGAGAATGAGCAGAATGGGTGTTGTACCAATGATTGAAATCAACCAGCGCAGTGCGAGTGATAATACTGGCCTTCAACTTTTGATTATAGTTTTTCTTTTCAAAAATACGAACGTTGCGTGGTTCGCCGAGCGCCAGCACCCGCATCAAGAGCTCGGTCACCGTGTCGGGCGTAGTATATCCGGCGGGTAATGCAACAATCTGCAAACACAAGGGGGGGTGGGGGAACGGCGTGTCGCCAACGGTAGTATTGCCGGGGGTACAATGTACGACCACGGGCTCTGCCTGTTGTCTAGACGCGTAGTTGGAACGAGAAGAATGCATATTCACTAATGTGATGTAATGAGATACCTTTAACTCATCTTTAAAAACCTTTTCAATTTTTTACAGATTTTGTAATTCTTTACGCAACTTCATAAGTTCTATGTCTACCTCGGGTTCCTTTCCGCGAATAAAATGTAACAATTTTGCTTGTTTTGTTTCCAAGAGCGTTTGTTTGAGATCGTTATTTTGATTGAACTTGGCGATTATGGCCGCAATTCGTTCGGTTTTGTGACGAGGGTTCTCTTTCATTTCATAAAAATCTGGATCAATAGTAATATGTTTCTCACGTAACACATTGTCTTTGGTCTTACCGGTCTTGCTGCCTGCAATTCTGGCGAGAGCAAGATCTTTTGATATTTCAGTATCAGCATCAAGAGAGAACTTGGCATAAAAATCGGGAAATCCTTTCTTGAATTGAGAACCTAGATAATAATGTTCTACCGTTTTCCAGCGCTTACCGTCAACTGTAAAAGGCGCGGCCCACGAATCGTCTAGTGTCCTGCGCCAGCCAGAATTCTCGTAAGTTTTCGTTTTATCGTGTAATTTATTATACTCAAATGCAATTTCATCATTTATGTGTTCACCCGAACCTTTACCAGGTCTAGGAGCAGAATTAGATTGCGAGTAAAACATGAATACAGTATTCGGGTCAAAGAGTTCTGTATGTATATATTCGTCTTCATTTACAGTAGGTTCTCCTTCATTTGCATCTAGACCTAGTTTCAGTTTCATGTTACGAAAGTCTTGTATTAAGTAGTACGGTCCGGAGTTACGCTCTAAGCATTTGTTGATAATTAACGCTTTGATATCGTAAGGTAATTCCGAGAACTTGAATAGATGTTTTTCCTTATATGTAATTAATTTATAATGATTGCCAGTATACTCGGCTAGTATATAGTAGTCGGGTTTGAAATAACCTTGGCGTTCAATATCCGTATCGTTCAATTGACCACAATTTAGGACGGAGTCCAAGTCGCCTGCTCTATACGAGAGACTAGATAACAGAACAATCTTAATATTCAAGACACGTTCAAGAGTAGATATTGCCCAAGTATCAGCCCAATAACCACTTGTTTTGATATATGCTTTGAAGTCGTCAATGCTACGAATATTCTTCATATAATCAAATTCATCTAGTAACAATTTGGCTGATTTTTTGTCAATAGTAACTTGTTTATATTTCTCAACGACGCTACCTGCCTCATTTAAAATGAGCTTTGTCTCATTTTTATCCTTACTTTTCTCACTGCGGTCTTTCAAGGTTTTGCTGCTTTTCTTCAATATCTTCAACACATTTTCTAATTCTTGGTATTGGCCATTAAAGGCATCATACAGAGTACGATATTCCTTAAACACGTTCTCTGTAACGGCGTCCGATAATATTGCGCGAAGTTTTGTCACAGTAGTTTTTTTGCCAACTTTTGCAAATGCGTCACGTATAACTGCAAAGAAACAGTCACCACACCCCTCATTATCTAGAATATCATATTTGGTATTTTTCATAAATTTAGCGATCCATTTGTCCCTGGCCGAAGGTTTGTATGATTGCTTGTTTGTTTCGGACATAGCACTGGTTTCTTCTAGCAACATATCAGGTGCTTCAAATCCGGGAATTTCTTCAAATATTCCGTCTTCAAGGGCCGCTTCATTTGTTTTGGCTACATTTGCCTTCTTGTTTACATCTATATTTATTTTCATCACATCAATTTCATCGTCAGAAATAGGAGAGGGAGGCGCATTATCTATAACAATCACATCGTTGTCAATATTAACAACCGGCATTTTTTCTATTTCTGCAATTTCCGTGTCGGTTTCAGTTTCATTATCTTTGTCGGCATTATTACGTTTCTTTCCATCTATTAACTTACGTAAGTAATCTTTTGTAATAAAGTAAATAGATTGTCCATTTCCGATTATGATATCTCCGTCTTCGTCCAGACTAGAAATAAGCTTATTGCTCGGGAATTCTACAACGCCAATCCGGGCTTGTACTACATCATCAATCATTAAGTAAATAGAAAAATAAACAACATTATGTGCAGAATAGGTATGCTTCTCTTTGCCGATAGCAATTTGCACCGGAATTCCAAAGAGGTCTACATCATATATAGATGAAGATTGTCCTACATCAGCGTCGTCTACCGCTTTGTTCTCATTGTAATTAATTTTATCTGGATATAATTGAGATTTCACCATGCGAGAATGTAATATAACATAACAATATATTACATTTTTATCTTGTTTGTAAATGTATACATTTACGAGGACTTGACCATAACGTCCTTCATATCCATATACTTAAATATAATACGGCTAGACAGGCCGGCGTGTTCTTTTGCTTTGTATGTAGCATATTGGTAAATATGGGTACTGACATTATTCCAACCGGAATGTTCTCGTAAATATCCAAAAGCGGCTTTTACATATACATTAAGAACTTCAATCAATTCTTCCACATAATGCATCTGTCCTTCAACATCAGTCGCATCAACTACTCGGTGTGTGATTGTTGTGAGAATGTCTATGATATCGTCAGTTGAAATAAGTTTATTATTCATTAAATTTACTAAAAATACAGAAATAGATTTACGTCTGTCGTTTTCCTTTGTGATTTCGCAAAATCTATTATAATCCGCATCGGGATCAACATAAACAATGTTGTCAAAACTGGTTACATAAGTTGCCTTCAATACATATACTGGGGCAGAGAACTCTGGGCGATTATCTGTCAATTTACGGTATAATTTTGCATATAATTCAGAATGAGTTTTATTGATACACGCGAAATCAAATATTAATGAAGCAATCTTCGCAACAACCGGTTCATTATCAAAGTCTGGGTGTTGATATATGTTGTCAATATAATCAAACAATGATTGTTCAATGGTTTCGTAATTCTTAATAGATAACTTGTTAAGTGCCCCCTTTATATCTGTAAATAGCTTATCTATCCCTTCTTTTTTTACAATCTCTGTTGTCTTGAACTGTATCTGTTTGTCCCAGCCATTTTGATTATTATTCACTAAACGTCCTCGTTTTAGCGCCGAACGTTTGTCGCGGTCAACGTTATTGTCTCTTATCGGCTCTGAATATGTCGTAGATACACCCAGCTCAACCGCCAATTTCTTAATAATAATTAAGACGGGTTCTGGCAAAGTATATGTCATATTCGCCGTTAATGCGACATAGTCGGCAACCTTGTATATTGCCATTTATAGGTGTTACTATATATGACATGAACGCATATTTTTATATGCATTTATTGATGCAATTAGATAATATGTAAAAATTACATATTGGATAAGCTAAAAATCATACATGTTCGTGAATAAAAAATACAATATGTCCAATACACTAGGCGTTTCATTTTTATTTGTATTGAAAGTGGAATATAGTATCATCTTGGTCGTTGTGTATATTATTTTCTTTGTCGTCACAATCACTATCGTCGTCTTCAATATCATCTTCGTAATTGTCGCTACTGCTACTGCTGCTAATGCTACTGCTAATGCCACCGCCATCGTCAATTACATATTCATCGTCGCTGCTACCATCATCGCTATCTTCTTCTAATCGTTTAGAACAAGGATGCAAACTATGCCACAGCATTCCAATCATCCGCCAACAAGGTTCTCCCAATTTATCCAATTTATACTGTAACACGTGCCAGTTTCGTCCACATCCACCTTTTTCTATCGGAACAGTAAACTCGCGACACGTCAAATCTTGTGTCCGTTGCCAATCTTTTCCAAGTTTTTCTTCCATCTCTTCTTCTCTGAAATATTCATAATGCCTGATCATAATGTTGTCCTCAAAAACTACACGTTTCTTAATTGATTGCATCGTCCCTTAATGTATATGGCATAATAGTGATATAATAACATATACAAAAAAAAGTATTCAATTTTGTGTCTCGTTCATAAGTTAGAATTCAAATATGTAGATAGATATATTATGGAGATATACGATCAGATAATGAAACACCTCTCGCCGAAAACAAGTAACACGGCCGTAAGTGCGGCGGGCATAGATGTTTCTTCAAATCAAACGGATAGTAAGGTACAAGTCAAATATACGTCTTATCAAACAAACCAGATACAATCATTTAAATTACCGATAGACTATTTGGACCCTTCTTATAAGTTTGCATTGTCCCCGATTGTGTCAAGTGATTTAGAATTAGTTGGGCAGAGTTCTCGTATGGGAATGTATGAATATCTATTTCAGCCGACGAATGCATTTGGCAAACTACTAATCCCTTCTTGGGGAAAGACATATACAACAAACACTCTATATTTGAATGATACAAAATGTATTATAGAGAACCTGGACCAATATAACAAATGTATCAAAAGGGAGAACCCGGTAGATTGTACTCGCATATTTGAGATATGGGATTGTGTTAAACAAGACACGACATTTACAGAGCGTTACGGTTATATGGATTGGGACATGTTAAAATATCTAAATCGGTCACCCCCGTTTTTACTATTACTGTCATTTATGAACGTTTTGTCACCAGCGATAAGCTTATTATTGCCTTTTATATTTCTATTGTTCCCTTTTCTATTGTTGAAAATGCAAGGTGTACCGATTTCATTTGAAACATATAAGGAAGTATTAATGAATATTGCTAAACATCATTTCATTGGAAAAACACTGATGAGTTTGCAGTCGTTTAGTTGGGACAAAGTCGTATATTTACTGGTAACATTGGGATTATATGGCTTGCAAATATACCAGAATGCAAATGCGTGTGTTCGTTATTACCGGAATATTACTAAAATAACTAACCTCATAATTGATATCAGACACTTTGCAGAACATTCTATTGATAGCATGGAGAACTTCTTACTAATATCTGATAAATGTAGCTCATATAACAGTTTTTGCGAGAACGTTCGCGTTCAATGTGATATATTGAAGTGCCTACAAACGAAAATAAGTAAGATACACCCATATCAACATACATTGTCGTCGTTCATGAATAACGGAGAACTATTAACACATTTTTATCAGTTATATGAGAACCCAGAGTATGAAGAATGTCTGCGATTTGCAATGGGATTTGAAGGTTATATGAATAATCTAGAAGGTGTACATAAGAATGTTCAATCTGGCGTTGTAAATTTCGCTAGCTTTGATAAAATGGGCGAATGTGAATTCAAAAAACAGTATTACCCTCCTCTAATGAATGAAGAAAATATAAAGAACGATTGTTCATTAACAGAGAACATTATCATTAGTGCTCCGAACAAAGCGGGTAAAACCACGATTTTGAAGACAACCACCGTCAATGTTATATTTTCTCAGCAAGTTGGATGTGGGTTTTATACATCTGCAACAATCAATCCATATACACATATTCATTCATATTTGAACATACCAGATACATCCGAGCGAGATAGTTTGTTCCAAGCGGAGTCTCGTCGTTGCAAAGATATTATTGATATCATTAATGAGAACCCAGACATAACAAAGAGCCGGCATTTCTGCATCTTTGACGAATTGTATAGCGGGACAAACCCCGAAGAGGCTGCTCAGGCAGGAAAGGCGTTCTTGTCTTACTTGTCTAAGTATCCTAATGTGAGATTTATGTTAACAACACATTACGTCAAGATATGCAAGCATTTCAATAAATCCAAGACAGTAAAAAATTATAAGATGGTGGTAGATGTTCTCCCCGACGGAAATTTTAATTACAAATACAAGATGAAGCCCGGGATATCTAAATTGAAAGGCGGTGTCCGTGTATTGAAGGATATGAATTATCCGGAAGAGATACTTGCAGACTTGGCTTAAAAAATATAGGGTTATTTTATAGAATGAAAGATTTCATAAAGAATATCAGTCGGTATGGAGACATGGTAGCAATACCCCTTTTTGCATTATTGGCGTACTATTTTTATACAATAGAAAACAAATCAACCATAGAGTATCTGTTATATGCATTTAGTATATCGGGTGTAATATTAGATACTTTATATACGTATCAATTCATGCACAAACAACAATAATCATATTATGACAATAAGATGTAATATGATTTATAATTATTTTTTAACAAACAACATAATTTGTTCCTGGGTTTCTCGGTGCGCAGTTACATGAACGTTCTTGTTATACATCGGTTGCTTGCTTTTAAAAGTAAAATGCTTTTTGGTAATAGCATTCATATCATCTAATAAATCATAGTTTTCTTTTGTATTATCAGACCCGTAACCAGACAATATGTAACATAAACGACCGCCGGGCTGCAACACGTGTTGGCACAATTGAATGGTAGCGGACCAGTATTTGTCTAGCCACTTCTCATATGTATCGTATTTAGAAGTGCTCTGGTTCTCTCCGTCATATAATTCAAGACGGTAATAAGGAGGACTAAAAAACACAACATCGAAGTGGTTCTTGTATTTATCCATAAAGACTTTTGATTTAAACAACTGTTCGGATGGTTTGCAATAAATGTCAACTGTTGTGTTCGGGGAATGTTCTTTCGCAAACTGGGCAGTTTTTTTGCAGACGCTGGGTATGACGTCAGTTCCCACATATTCAACCACTCTGGGGCATTCTAGGAAGCCGTAGCAATAGGAAGTCCAGCCAAGTGTCGGTGTGAATATTTTGGTACCTTTTAACAGTGAATGGTTTAATGAATATACTAGAAACGGGTTCATAATAGACGCTCTAAAATAGTACGAAGAGAACACACTACCTAACCTACCTTCGTTCATATAATGAAGAGAACTTGGTGTTAATATTTTATAATCAATAATATTCGTCAAATAAAGGTCTTTTAATACGTCCATATAGGTTGGTATGTTCTCAATACCTGATTTTGTATTCTGTAAAATATCTAACAAATGAAGATTGCGAATGAAGTTCTTGAATAATGGGTGTTCATTATTATTCATGGCTTTGCTTTTCATGGGCGAGACTTGGTCGCAAATGATATAATTGCTGGGTTGAACACGAAGAGACATATTGTAAAAGCGAGTTAGGTAGTCGTCGCGGTTCTCTATGAGATGAAAAAGAGTTTTGATGTCGTCAATATGAATATTTTTGGCTAACTTGTAATCTTTCAATGGACGAAGGTTATTGCCAACGCGAACTTGGGCTTTATTAAAAAACTGTGTAAAGGTGATGTTGTTACCGGAAAACATTTTCAAAAAAGTATTTAAATCCGTTAGTTCTAACATTCGTCGGCTATATTATATTTATAAATTAATTCATTACAATTAATTTATCAAAGATATTGGTTTATAATCATGCTCACTTCCGGTACGAGATATGGAAAATGTACGATAGAGTTGGTCAAGGCAAAAGCGTGCACAGATTTTATATGTGAAATGGGTATACAGAGGAAGCCGACTTGTCTTTCTACACATCGTAATCGCAAGGCCAACTTAGTAATACCATTGATTGATTGGTAAGTATCAAGTGTCGCTCTAAATGTAGAGCCGCGTGTAGTAGTAAATGTATATCTAATCCCCCTTCTTAGTTTATGAATATTAACTTGCGTCTGCATAATCACTGGTTAATTGTGATTTATGATGAGAATTGAAAACCTTGTATAATTAAAAGAGGTTTTCAATTTTATGGAATTTATGTTCTAGGAGCAGAAGCTTTTTGAGTGCGCTTAGACTTAACACTGGTATATCCTTCGTCACCATTGTTACTAGTAGTTGGGTTCTCATCACGTCGCGGTGGTCGGGGAGCACGAGAGGTCTGTTGCGACAAGTTGCGCGTTTCGCACATAAGCTCGCCGCCCTTAATTCCAGTAATATCAGACGCCTTATACTCGTGTGGACCCGTGGTAGACTTAACCCGATCAAATTCTACATACTCGCCCTGTACCAAGTATTTGTATTGAGAATTAACTACACGAATGGCTGTAAAATGAACGAAGATGTCACTATCTTGACCTTCACCATTATGTATAGTAATAAACCCATATCCCGCCTTATTATTAAACCACTTGACCTTACCAGTCAATCTTTCGGTGTGTGTTTCAGTATCGGAACTCATCGTTATACTATCATATACGTCCAAACGTTTATATCCTTTGATATTTATGTTTTCTAATTGTATATAACAATGGCAAATTTAGGAGTGAGTAAGCGGACAATGGCCAATATATTTATAATGATGGTTATAGTTGGGTCGGTGTCATTTGGGATCTATATTATATTATCAACAAAGTTGAGTTGTAATCGGGAGGGGTTAGATGCAATGTGTGAGAACGCGGAATGTAGTAGACCAATGTGTGACATTTCTGCACATGAAGTGCCGATATGGGAAGGTTCTCTCATACCAGAAACTGCACCAGAAAAACCTCGGGAAATAGATCAAGAATATGCAAAACCGAAACAAGCCGTAGAGGTGCCGACGAGTTCGCCGAGCAAACCGAGTAAATATAGTTTTGTTAACAATGAAGTGGATATGCCTCTTGAAACCCCCGCCGTACAAACTACTGAACGTAAATTTATTGGCGATCTACCCAAACCGGTAGTGGTTAACCGACCAAAGTCTACCCAGAAGGGTATTATAAAGCAACCCCGAGGATCACATACAGGATTGGGTTTCAATACGGGTGCAATGAATTAATGATTACGAGAATATATTAATTAACGAGTCATATGCAGGATTGTCGTCATATTGAATATAGTAACAGTAATTTAGAAAGTTCTCAATTTGCGGTGTAATCGTCTTACATAATGGTCGGATGTTCTCAATACGTTTTAAATCCTTCCGTTGTTTATTTTTATAATTCAAAATATGAGTTTCTTCATATTCCGAAGAGGTGGCGTCATCGGGTTGAGTTAACATATCCCACGGGAGACTTCTATTACATAAATAGATATATACATAACCGAGTGAAATCAGATCATCACGACGTGCTGGAAGAGAACCTGCGTGAATATGGTAACTCACGTATTTCGGGGTGCCAATGATATGTAGGCGTTTGCCGTCATCTATAATATGGTTAGAGTTCTCATCAACAAAAGATGTGGCGAACCCGAAATCAATAAGATAAAGTTCACCGTCCTTTAACATTATATTTTGCGGTTTAATATCGCGGTGTATAATAAATTTGCTATGCATAAACTGGAAGATGTTTATCATAGAACGCATCATGATATCTATTTTATTAACAGGTAATGGTTTTCGTTGAATATAGTCGTGAAGCGAGCAGTCGTATAGCGACATTACCATACACGTTTTATTATTATGTATACCAAACCAATAAACAATTGGTATATCACGAGAACCTTGGTCGTATAAATACTTCAAAATAGTCGTCTCATTTTTAAGTATTTTTACATCAGTGTCGGTGTTCTCCATTTTAATCGCAACTCGTGTATTTGTTCTACAATTTAATCCTTTGAAAATAGAACCAAAACAGCCCGACCCAATGTTCTCCTCAACTAAATATTTATTTGCTATTTTGTTCATTAATTCTTTTAGTGTAAGGTGAAAATATCTGTTTATCTATATTCAAAAATATATATAACATGTATATTGCGATAGAAATGACAAATAGTCTAATAGAAAAGCTAGACGAGATAATTGATTATGCCGGTAAAAACTACGGTTACCTCAGTGCAGCACTGTATGGGGCATATATATCATTATTCTTGGGTATAGTTGCTGTTAACCCCACATACATAAATGAATTAAAAATATTTATGCAAACGGTTGTATGTTTAATTTTGATTTTAAGGTTTAACCCTTTGCGAAAACACGAATTAAAGCAATATGATGCAAATATTATATTTAGTAGCGCAATATTCTTATTAATCAACACCGGAATAGCAGAGACATTTGACCGATATTGGGCCAAGCTTCCCATACCCGATATATACGAGGACAAGATATAAAGATATATGAACATAATATATGTCAAATGGAGAACACCCAAGAACTAAATATAAATCAGTTATTTGAAGATGCATTAAAAGATCCCAATTTGTTCTCTACAATAGATATTGATAATCTACTAAGTAAGATTGAAACTGACAAACACGATTATCTAGAAAATAAAACTATGGCAAGTATAGCCACCGAAATATATGAACTCGTATCTGAACAAATTTGTCAAATAGATAAACAGAAGGAAATATGTAAAAAGTTGATGGGATACCGTTATGTAGATGAAATAAATGAACTACATAAAGGAAAGCATATAAGATGGATACGAAACGGAACAGGAATATTAACAAATGGGGCGATCGTAGTGGACATTAAGTTTATGGACAACGGCACACAAGTCATGTGTAAGAATGGAATGAACCGATTTATACAATACAAGTTTGACGAATGTATTACATTTCAAAAATTGTCAACCGAAGAACAATTGATTATGATGGCATATGATTACACAAATACATAACAATGCGTTACTTATTTCGTCGTGTAATATGTCCAATGCGAACCCGCTTTCGTTTTGTCCGACATTTTATATTAGACAACTGAAAAAAGTCACGTACGTGATACATAATCTTTTTGGCAACTATTATATCTGTTTCTAGATCTTTTAACTTTGGATTGCCGGTAGTGTATTTATTACTTTGGATAAATGCACGAAGTAAGAAACTATGCATAGTATCCTGGGGAATTGATCCCTTTCTGTGGGCCAACTTAACAAAAAGATCGGAGTTTAAAAAACGCTGTATGATATCTTGCGTTGATAGATGATGGATATATAGTTTGGGTTGAATATAATAAACGTCAGTATGTTTCATACTCGGGAAGTAAGTATTGTCTACAAAGAAGAGCTCTGTTGATTTTGGTAATAAGGTACATTTAATAAAGTCAGAATAAGTTTTTGAATGTGTGGTCCTAGAAGGTTCAACACGCTGACTGTTAATTTTAAATGCAGAAATAATCTGATTAAACACGGATATTTTTGTATGTAATGCGTAATTAAAGTATCTAGATATCATGTCAACCCATTCTACGGAACATTGGTTATTTGTATAAATATATAGATGACTACACTCATTTGTGCGTTTTTTTTCAAGTAGATACTCCAATATTGGTAATATACCATAACGTAAAAATTCAGGATAGATATCTAGTAAATGATCAAAAGTGACTGGTATATCGTCGTCCGTATAATCTTGAAGTGCCGTCCATAATACTTCTAAATCTGCGAAAGAACCCAATGTTTCATCTAAATCAAACGCAATTACACGACTATTGTTCTTTGATCTCTTCTTGTAATATCGCTTGCCTTTATAGACATGCATATTATATAATTGAGTTGGGTCATCTGCCGACATATTTAAATCTATAAAATAAAAATCTATAAAATAAAGGGTTATTTTATAGGTTGCAAAATAAAGGGTTATGCACCAGTTGAACCAAATCCACCAGCACCTCGTTCAGAAGAAGATAAAGTATTGTCTTCCAGTAGAATAACATAAACCGGACATAGAGTGGGGTGACACGCTTGCAACAATCGTGTATATTGCATTACGTTATAGCTATATGCCGAATTATCATCGTTTAGCCACCTGAATGCCCCAATTAAATTTCCGCGATAACCTGCATCAATAATGCCAGTATGATTGGCGAGCATCAATGGTGTCTTAGAAATACTAGAACGTGGGTGAACCGAGAACGCACAACCGGAAAACGTTTCCTGTGCGACATTTACATACAGCATTTCAGTCTTAACGTTTAAATCAACAAACTTGGTTGACACCTCCTTGTCAAAGACAACGTCATCTGGGAATAATAAGTCAAATCCGGAATCCGGGTAAAATCGTTCCAACATATTTTTATTATGGGCATCAACCAAATTGGTATATTTATCTCTCAATTGATTATTGTGGACAACCAATTTTAAGATAGCAAAGTTATCGCAATAAGTCTGTTGTGTATTCTGCATACGAAACAGTTTAATTTGGCGAATTAGATCGTCCACATTATGTGTATTCATCTTGAATAAACATAATATAAGAATATTTTTATACTGTTTAAGTTATATATATTTATTTCATATTCTTGAACTCGCGCCAAGAAACCGCCTTACCCGCATTGGTTTCAACCGGTTCACCTTCGTGCTGTTTATCTAGGTTCTCAATACGCCTAGCCGCACTATCTACATACAATTCTTTCAATATCTTACCTACCATAACAGACCCCTCGTGTTGGTCAGTGTTGCCATCCTCAATTAATTTCAATACAGTCAATAGCTTAGTCATAATAGTTAAGTCTAGCTCATCACTCAGCAATTTATTGAAGATATCAGTGTAGTTATTATATAAGAAACTACATTTTGTCTGACACAACGATTTAAATGCATCTGGATTATTCTTCTTCATTGTGTTATGGGTCTTCCCTAGAAGGCCCATTGCACGTATGTCGTTACGCATAGGTACACTATGTTTCACCTTACGAATATTATGAGTATTATCTTCGCCCTCCATTTCAGTAACCAACTTCTTTAGATTTAAACGTTCATGATCACTGAGGTTTGCCATATCAAGTATAATGTCAATATACATATAAGAAACATTATATTTATGTACATTTAAGACAAATATTATTAACACATTTAGTCAATCAATGGGAATTATAGAATAAAAAATATCTAATGTCAATTTATACATGTTTACCTCCGAGTTAGAATTAAAACATATTGTAGTAATAGCAGCATTATATCTAATAATATTTATAGCTATGAGTTTTACCATTCGCATCGTACCATATTCAAAGGATAGTATATTTGCAGTTGAATTCCCATACGACGGATTTACATTAACCCGACCATTAGGAGAAGCATTCAGTAATATAGCAAATGACCAAGTAATTGTTAATCCGCAGGACATACACGGCAAGAATTCTATTTCAGCAGATACTCAATGTGCAAAAGTAGATGGATTTGATGAGTTATATTGTTCACCGAACTATAAACCACCCATGAACGAGAAATTTCTTGGCACACCCGGAGGACCATCAGGCAATAGTTACGGATTAACCAACTCAATGGGCAAACTGCAACTAACGCCTGAACAAAAACAACTATTAAACACACGTGGGGGGAATTCAGGTGGACATCCAAGTGAAATAGGGAAGTAAGTTTAGTAAATTCCAACATATAATTTACACTATTTAGGCTCCGATAACCCGTCAAATGTTAGACTGCAATATTCACAATAATAAATAGTTTTACTACGTATGTCTGATATATCAATCATATCAGACACAATATTATGCTTGCAATATTTTCTAAGATAAGCATTAACCAACTGCGCAATGCATTTAAATTCTACATTCTGTGATGTTTCTAATAAACCGTCTAATTGTGTTTTGGCATTTGCCATCAATTCAACATCAATTGTAAAAGAATTCTCGTCCATTTACATATATCGTAATACACCGTTTAAGTCGTTTGTATATTCGTAAAAAATACAAATATACAACCCTTGTGCGAATGCGTCGCTTACACGTACATAGATAACATGCTTTGATTTTGTTTTTCTTCTGATTTAATAATAATGTCAACTTCGCGCTTTGTCACTGTAAATGGGAAACTGACTTTTAAATCAATGTCAATTCCAATGATCTTCGTGTCTGGCTTCATTAGCCGGAAGAGATTGAGCTTTGTATAAATAATTTCAAGACATCTCTTCAAGTTACGCACGCCAGCTTCTTCGCTAGTTAAACCTGCATTTGAAATGATATATTGCAATGTTTCGTCTGGAATAATAACGTCCCCGTCCTTAAAGTTAACCTGTTCCTGTATCTTTGGTAACAAGTAGTTGCGCGCGATGGTGACCTTTTCCTTCGCATCATAGCCCTTTGTCTGTATGCGATACATACGATCGCGCAAGATGGGGTTTACCTTGCTTTCGTCGTTATAGCTGAAAATAAACAGACACTTGCTTAAATCAAAGTCCACCTCCGAGAAATACTTGTCGTGGAATTGACTATTCTGCGAGGTATCTGTCAGATGAGTTAGAATACCTACGATTTCCTCTCCGCGAGGTGTATCGCTAATCTTGTCTAACTCATCAAAGTAGATTACGGGGTTCATACACTTGCTATTCATCAGGATTTGGGCAATTTTACCCCACGTACTTCCCTCGTATGTGTAGGAATGGCCTTCCAAGAAACTGCTATCGCCAGTTCCGCCCAATGCAATAAACGCAAAGTCTCGCCCAAGGATTTTACTAATACCGTCCTTGACCAAGGTAGTTTTACCCGTACCCATCGGGCCTTTAATCGCAATCGCAGTACCCATTGCGGAAGGGTTAGAAATCCATTGTCCAACCATCTGCATAATCTGCAATTTTGCATCATTTAGACCATACACACAATTATTTAATGTGGTCATTGCGTCATTCATATATTCGTGGCACTTATCTACGCCATCGTCAATTGATACTGTCAGACCACGATAGACACCAAATGGTATCTTCATAAACGCGTCAACCCAGTTCTTGATCTTATAATACTCATTATCACTGGGGTCCATTGAGCGCAATACACTTAACTTCTGCATTGCCACAGACTTGAACTTTGCTGGCATCTTTGCGTCCAACAAAGCTAATCTATATGGCTTGTTTATGTTCGTATAACTGTTAATTTCCTTCAAGTCATTCATAACTTGAAGCTGTTCTTTGTTAGAGAGCTTCTTCTTGAAGTAATCCACTTCGTTTGTCTGCTTCTTATGCGAATGAATAAGTTTATGATATGCCTTCGCATTGTTAATACGCGATTGCTTGATCAAGTCCTTGATTGACGCGTCACATTCCCTGACGGCCCTTTGCAAAATCTTATTTGTGGGCTTCCGTTGAAGTTGTGTAGTCAAGGTCTTCTTTGTATCAACCAGGTCCAAGTATTCCTGTTGAACATCGGTTAGTTCAACTTCATCTTCGGCCTCTTTTTTGGACTTTTCGGCGGCTTTCTGCTTCTTGGCCTTCTTGGCCTTTTTCGCCTTTTTATCGTTAACTACTGGAATGTCTACGGTTTCATACGCTTCCCTCATAAACATCTTTTCGTCATCGCTGTCGCATTCGGCATCATCATCTTCTTCATTGTAGTCGTCTTCGGCTGGCTGTCCGTCCATTCCATCAAGAAGTAGAATGTTATAGAGACCTTCATCTTCTTCCTCGTCGTCTTCATACTCGAGTTCATCTTCATCTTCGTCGTCTTCATCTTCTTCGTCGTCTTCATCGAGTTCCACGACTTGTCTGCGACGTTTTTTTTCGGGTACAGCCTTCTTTGTTTTCTTTGACTTTTTATTTTGGATAGCCTCTTCGGATTGCTTGGCGCGATTAGACATATACTTAGATGGGAAGATCTGAGAAATAATCTTCTGTATGGCAGAACGACTAATATTAACGTTTGCATCTTTACCGTCATCTTCGTCCTCATCATCATCTTCGTCCTCATCGTCATCTTCGTCCTCATCGTCATCTTCGTCTTCCTCCTCATCTTCCGTATCTTCAATGTCCTCCTCATCAAGCACACTATTGCTTCTAGTACGAGGTTTATGTTTAGGAGGTTCATACGTAGAATCTGAGGTGGTTTCATACTCAGAAACCTCCTCTTCGTCACTGTCGGAGTCGCCCTTGTTTTTTCTTAATTTGGTCTTCTTAGAGGAAGAAGCACTCTTAGATTTGGCATTCACTGCCTTGGGCTTGAATTGCTTGAAATTGGACATGGTGATTGGGGTATATGAAGTAATAAATAGGTATAAATGGTTAACTTACAAACCAGATATCAATGTAATTCAATTTTTTACAAGAACTAGAAAAACAGTTACAAAATTATACAAATTTGCATATGTAGAAAATTGAAAACAACCATATAAAAATATAAACAGTATAATTATAGGGTAAATATTAGTATGTCGTCTCACAAGTCAAGTATGAACGAACAGAAGATGCCTTCTAGGATCATTGGTGTACAATTTAGTATGTTGTCACCAGAAGAAATCCGAAGAAGCTCTGTTGTCGAAGTTACTAGCCGCGATACGTACAAAAATAACGCACCCGAGCCGAATGGCTTATTTGACCCACGAATGGGTGTTCTGGAACCGCGTACAATATGTCCAACCGATGGATATACATACATTGACACGCCTGGGTATTTTGGTCACATTGAATTGGCTCGTCCTGTGCTATTTATACAGCATATCAAAGAAATAATGAAAATTAGCAAATGCATCTGCTTCAAATGTAGTAAGTTGAAACTAAACAAGGAACAACATATGCACGCTATGGACATGAATTCCGAAAAAAGATGGGACTACGTATACAATATTGCGTCAAAGGTCAAACGATGTGGAGACAATATCGAGGATGGGTGCGGTTGCAAACAGCCGGATAAAGTAAAGTTAGAAGGAATGGCGACTATACAGGCTATTTGGGAAAATATTGACACCGATAATAGTGAAAACGAATCCAAGTCCATCACTCTTCGGTTGACCCCCGAAATTTTACTAAAAAACTTTCGTAGGATTTCTGATGATGATATTACGTTTATGGGATTTAGTCCGTTATGGTCGCGCCCTGAATGGATGATTTGTCAAGTATTGCCTGTGCCACCACCTGCTATGCGTCCATCGGTAAAACTTGACGCTCAACAACGCAGCGAAGACGACTTAACTCATATTTACAGCAACATTATCAGATACAACAAAGACCTCGCCGATAAGATTGCCAGTAACGCATCGCCAAATGTCATTGAGGGGTTGTCTATTCAGTTACAGTATTTCATCGCTATGATTGTGAACAACAAAGTGAAAGGGGCGGATAGTTTAAGACAGCGCTCGGGTCGTCCGCTTCAATGCATTATGGGCAGATTGAATAGTAAAAATGGTCGCATCCGAGGTAATCTGATGGGCAAACGTGTAGATTTCAGTGCTCGTTCTGTCATTACCGGTGACCCCAACTTGTCTATTCGTCAGCTCGGTGTGCCAATGAAGATTGCTCAAAACATTACTAAGCCGATTACTGTAAATGACCGAAACAGAGACTTCTTGATGAAGTTAGTTCAGAATGGTCCGGACGTTTATCCTGGTGCTAAAATATTGGAACGTAAAAATGGCGAGAATATTTCGCTTAGATACGTTGACCGTCTATCTATTAAACTGGGGGACGGAGATATTGTGCATCGTCACATGATGGATGGCGATGCGGTGCTTTTCAATAGACAGCCAAGTCTTCATAGAATGAGTATGATGTGTCATATCGTCAAGATTATGAAGAAAGGCGACACATTTCGTATGAACGTTGGTGACACAAAACCATACAATGCCGATAGAATTGTTGGCTGCATTGGTGCAGCCACGATAATTATTCTCAAACAATAATCATCAATGTTGGCAACAGGGGGCCTTAAAAGGGTGCTACCCCCTAGTAGTTGTTTAGTAAGGAACTAAATGGCTGCAAGATACCTTGTTGACGGGAAGTTCCTAAAGTCATCGCTACCACCTCACTTTGGAAACTAAGTGAGGGAACTCGGTTAATAGCCGAACCCAATGGTAATAAAGTGATGAATGATGATTTATGCAAATAAATCTGAAATGGATAATCCGCAGCGTTACAGTCTAAGTCCGATATGATAGGATATGACTGGCGTTCAGAGACTGAACGGGTGTCGGTGAGTGATGATGGTGTAATCAACCTGAACTTGCTTAAGATACAGTCCGCCCCTCTGGGAAACCTTTGGGATCAAGCGTTTGATGGGGATAGATTTTGTCCCAAACAGATGACTGCTTACTAAGTTGTAGACATACTTAGTGGGGAAAACAGTGTAAGGTCTACTGGCAGGTGTATTTCGCATAGGTACAGTTTGCTAATATAATCATCTAGTCAATCTTTTAAAAATAATATAAATAGTTTTCGCTCTCTATATCAATGATATTAAACGTTGATGAAAAAGACAATGTCGTTGGTGAAATATATAAAATAACAAATACTACAAACGGGACAAGTTATATTGGTCAAACGCGTAGTCACCGGTTAAACCATAATAAATATAGACCATTTGGATACTTAGGTAGGTTCAATGACCACGTGCACGAGGCATTTTCAAGTAAGAAGAATAATTCAAGATACCTGAACTCTGCTATACGAAAGTATGGAAAAGAGAGTTTTACTTGCGAAAAACTTCATACTTGCAAAGTCAATGAATTAGATGCAATTGAAATTCAATATATCATTGAATACAATACTAAGTATCCAAACGGCTATAATTTAACAAATGGGGGGAAATGTGTTACAGATGTTAAAGGGGAGTTTAGTTGGAGAGAAGAAGCTCCAATCCCACGAACAATAACGCATCAACCAAAAAGTGACTACACAAAACAGTTGATATCTGAAAGGTTAAAATCGGCTCTTGATAACACAAAACATCGGGAGAAAATGATGAAACTAACTCAGAACCAACATTTGACCAAAAAATACGAACTTTTCAAAAACGTATCAATTGACGATGACAAAATAGAACAATATATTCGCACTGTTAGAAATAACAGCAATAATACTGAATATGTTTGCGTCGTCATTGATAAAACAAAAACAACGTTTGTAGGTAAATATGAACCAATAGAGACAATAAAACAGAGAGCGAGAAACTTTATATTAGAATTGAAAGGTTGGCAACGTGACCAAATTGACGGGAAACTCTTTAGAGCCCAAGACTACCACCCTATAATGGAAACATAATAGGGGAACTCGGTTAATCGCCGAACCCAATGGTAAAAACGTCTTGGGATTAGACAATCCGCAGCCAAGCTCCTAAGTCCGCTATGATAGGATATGGAGAAGGTTCAGAGACTAGACGGTTACGGGTCTTAAATGATGGTTTAATCAACCTGATAAGGCACAAGGTATAGTCCGCCCCCTTAGGAGACTTTGGGGATTTTGGCTGCAAATATGCAGCCAAAAACGGAAATGAATATGCACATGGCCCAGAATGTACTGGCAGAAACAGAGTTAAGACACTTAGCAGCAATCCCGTATCAGATGATCAGCCCATCGGGAAATGCTCCAATTATTGGTATATACCAAGATTCATTATTGGGTTCGTATCGTTTAACCCGCCCAAATATAAGCTTTACGCCGCGTGATGCAATGAATTTACTAATGATGTTCCCGAAAGTGAACGTAAATACATTGCGTGATGCTACGTCAAGTGGAAAGATATCCAATTTTGATATTATATCACAAATATTACCCCCACTAACAATGAAATATAAGACAAAGCTGTTTGATGAAGATGAAGATTATGCCACATCAAACAATGTCTTAGAAATAAGGAACGGCCAATACATTCGTGGACAAATTGAGAAGTCCGTATTGAGTTCGGCTAGCAAGGGTATTATTCACCGAGCATATAATGATTTCGGAAATACACAAGCATGCGACTTTATAGATGATATGCAAAACATTGTAACCGAGTATATGAAGTCAAGTTCATTCAGTGTCGGTATCAGTGATTTGGTAGCGAACCGCAAAACGCAAGACAGTATTATCCAAGAAATCGCCAAACAGAAACAGGAGGTACAGTCATTAATTGAACGTGTGCATCTCGGAACCTTTGAGAACAACACGTCTGCGACAAATTATGCTGAGTTTGAAACCAGCGTCAATAATATTCTGAATGAGGCAACCAATCAAGCCGGTAAAATCAGTCGTAAATCTCTCGGTAAAGATAACCGTTTCCTTATGATTGTAAATTCTGGTTCAAAGGGTTCGCTAATCAACATCTCCCAGATGATTTCTTGTTTGGGACAGACGAATATTGACGGACAGCGTATTCAATATGGATTTGACGACAGAACCCTTCCTCATTTCAATAAATTTGACGATTCCCCCGGCGCGCGTGGGTTTATTGAAAACTCTTATATTTCAGGTCTAACTGCTCCCGAACTCTTCTTCCACGCAATGGGTGGTCGTATTGGTTTGATTGATACTGCGGTAAAGACTTCGCAAACTGGTTATATTCAGCGTAGACTAATTAAGGGGTTAGAAGACCTCAAAGTAGAATACGATATGACCGTTAGAAATAATATGGGTAAGATTGTTCAGTTCGCATACGGCGATGATGGTTTTGAATCCACCAAAGTAGAAAATCAAATTATCCCGTTAGTCGGAATGAGCACAGAAGAAGTCTACCTGCATTACGATATGATCGGTGTAAATGACCAAACATCGGAGACAATCAATGTATATAGCAAAGGGGCTTCTACTCGTGCAAAGAAACAGCGTCCAGATACAAAGGCACGGTGTGCAAAATACATTGAAAAGCTACTAGCTGCTCGCGACGCAATTGTTAAATCAGTATTTCACCATAAGAATGACAATGGTGTTAGATTACCGGTTGCGTTCCAGAGTGCAATTGCAAATATTCAAGGACAGTTATACCTGAACTCATCTACAATAGTGGATATCACCCCACTTGAAGCATTTGACTTAATAGAAGAATATTTCAATAAGTTGAAGAAGATGACGTTTGTGAAACCAACCGAACTATTTGAAACGATGTATTTCTTCTATTTAACACCCAAGGATTTGCTAGTCAATAAGCGGTTTCATCGTGCAGCACTCGTGCTGTTGTTAGAGACAATCGTATTGAAATATAAGCAAGCTATTGTTCACCCAGGTGAAATGGTAGGTGTCATTGCAGGTCAATCAATTGGTGAACCAACTACCCAACTGACACTCAACACATTCCATTTGTCTGGTGTTGCTAGTAAATCCAATGTTACTCGCGGTGTGCCCAGGATTGAGGAAATCTTACGTCTTACTAAGAACCCAAAGAACCCGTCATTGACTGTCCACATGCACGAGTTAGATGAACAAGATAAAGATCGGGCAACCCATTTCGCGAATATGTTAGAACATACTCGTTTGGTTGATGTGGTGAAATCCGTGCAGATTTGCTTTGACCCATCTGATAAATCTACAAACATATTGGAAGACAAAGTGTTACTAGAACAGTACTACGAGTTTGAGAATATGATAAAGGAATGTATGGAAGATGAAAGTACTGGGTCAACCCAAGCCAAATCCAAGTGGATTATTCGTATAGAGATGAATATGGAAACAATGTTAGAAAAGAATATTACAATGGACGATGTGCATTTTGCGATTAATTCTAGTCACAGCGAAGATATCTCGTGTGTATATGCAGATTATAATGCGAACAACTTGGTATTCCGTATTCGTCTGAACGAGAAGATTATGAACAAAGGCAAAAAAGTCCGTGGTGTTCCGAATGCGCTTGATCAATCCGACGATATCTATATGTTACGAAACTTTCAAGAGAACTTACTGAATAATATTGTCCTTCGTGGCATAAACGGTATTACAAACGTCTTACCGCGTATGCTGAAAAACAATGTTATCAAGGAAGACGGCAAATATATTCGTAAGGACGTTTGGATTATGGATACGACAGGTTCTAATTTGATGGAAGTGTTAGCACTAGACTTCATTGATGCAAACCGAACATTCTGCAATGATATTCACGAAACATATAAGGTGTTGGGCATTGAGGCCGCGCGCCAAGTGTTATACAATGAATTGGTAGAAGTGATGGAGTTTGCAGATGTGTATATCAACTACCACCATCTCAGTCTGTTGTGTGATAGAATGACATCCACTGAGAATATGGTGGCAATATTCCGTTCTGGTATCCTAAATGATAACATTGGACCGATTGCCAAGTCAACGTTTGAAGTACACACCGAAGTTCTATTGAATGCGTCCAGACACGCCGACTTTGACCATATGCGAGGTGTATCTGCGAACGTAATGATGGGTCAGATGGGTGTATTCGGTACTGGGTCGTTCCAGGTGGTTCTTGATATGGACCAAATGAAGAACCTTGAAGCCCTAGACGTAAGCACAAAGAATACCAGACAAGAAGTTGAAAAAACCCTATGTGCAGCATCAGATCCTACCGATGCGTGTTCAATGAATAATATAGTTATTCGTAATAGTATAGAAACATTAAAGACGCATAATACCAATGCGTGTGATGATGATGGATATGATGCGGGGTTCTAAGCAAAATAAAACAAATAAAATATTATAATTTAATCATCATAATAGAATAAATTATAAATCTTTTTTATGTGCAAAGCAAAAGTGCATAAAGATGTAACGACATACACAATATAATCATATGGAAAATAATACTGATGATATGATAATTGAATGTGAGGAAGAAGATATTGATATGTTAATTCGTCGTGCAAACAATAGGATTGATATGATAATTGAGTACGAGGACGAAAAAGAAGAGAGAGACGTCAAAGTCTTTGAACAAAAAGAAAACTCGGTTATTGTTATTATACCATCGCATTGTTCGGGCATTATTGAAGAATATTTTATGAAATTTGAGAAACTGCCGACTATTTATATCGGCAAGCGATTAGTAACGGATTATGAACAATTGCCATATGAGAATAGTTATTTTGATGATGACGATTTTGGGAGAATATGTTTATTTCCGCAAGCAAAATATGAGTTTATGTTCTAGACCAATTAATAGTTGGCTTGTATATGCCGATAAAAGTATATAAAAAGAGAACAATAATATATTGTGGGGGGGTGCGGGGAAAAATAAATCCGGGTTTAGCTCAGTTGGTAGAGCAATAGACTGTAGTTGTTTTTTTACGATAGGTATCTATTTGTCATCGGTTCAATTCCGATAACCCGGACAGGAATTCATAATAGCACAAAATGATAACATAACAATATTTTATCATTACATCATCAGTTTTAGAAGAATATATACATATATTTATAATGGCAAATAGATTTATCACCAAAGAAACACTCAAAGCCGCCGTTAAACTCTGGTGCAAAAATCGTTCTACTGCTCTGGAACAATATGGAGACATCGGCGAGTGGAATGTATCCAAGATAACTGATATGTCTGATTTATTTAATGGTTGTACCAGATTTAATGACGAGATTAGTAGGTGGGACGTCTCCAAGGTTGCTAATATGAAACGGATGTTTTACCAAGCATATGAGTTCAACCAACCGATTGGCAATTGGAACGTCTCCAATGTTACCAATATGGAAGCGATGTTTCAAGATGCAGGCAATTTCAACCAACCGATTGGAGTTTGGAACGTATCCAATGTGACTGATATGAACGGGATGTTTTTGCGCACATACAAATTTAACCAACTAATTGAAGATTGGAACGTGTCCAGTGTCACTAATATGGAAATTATGTTTTACCAAGCATATGAGTTCAACCAACCAATTGGAAAGTGGAATGTCTCCAAAGTCACTGAAATGAACGGGATGTTTGAGGGAGCAGTTAAGTTCAACCAACCGATTGGAGATTGGAATGTATCCAATGTCACTGAAATGTCCAGCATGTTTGCAAGCGAAAGCGGCGATAGCGAATTCAACCAACCGATTGGCAATTGGGACGTATCCAAAGTCACTAATATGGAACAGATGTTTTTCGGCGCAATCGTATTCAACCAACCGATTGGCGATTGGACCGTCTCCAACGTGACTAATATGGAACATATGTTTGGAGGTGCACAAGCATTCAACCAACCAATTGGAAATTGGAATGTTTCGAAAGTGACTAATATGAAAGAGATGTTTTCCGACGCAAGAGATTTCAACCAACCGATCGGTGATTGGGACGTCTCCAAGGTTACTAATATGGAAGGGATGTTTCATTATGCATTCAAATTCAACAAACCGATTGGAAATTGGAATGTCTCTAATGTCACTGATATGCAAGAGATGTTTTGCGAAGCAAATTCATTCAACAAACCGATTGGCGATTGGGACGTCTCCAAAGTCACTAATATGTCAAGTATGTTTCAAGATGCATTCGGATTCAATAGACCGATTGGAAAGTGGAATGTGTCTAACGTCACTGATATGAGTTTGATGTTTCTTCTTACAGAAACGTTTGACGAACCGGTTGGATTTAACCAACCGATTGGCGATTGGGACGTATCAAAAGTCACTGATATGGAACAGATGTTTGCAGGCGCAACCGCATTCAACCAAGATATTCGCAATTGGAATATATCCAATGACACTAATATGGAAGATATGTTTCTAGATGCACACGCAATGCAATCCGACAACCGTCCTCGCGATCCTGGTGCTCGTCCGCCTGCTCCTCCACAAACTTTCCGTCCCGCTACCCCTGAGATGCCCCCTCCGGTAAATGATTATATTAACATCGCAGCTACTCCATTAGAAGAATCATCTACTATATTTGATACTCATGCCAATGCCGTTGATATTATTGATACAGGCGAAGAGTTTAATGTTCAAACATATCTAGACGCAAATATTAGAAATATTGCGTTTAAAGTAGGAACTGCTTACTCTATCTGTACAAAAGACAACATAGAAAACAACTGCATAAATAGCGAGAGTAGCATTGTTTTTGGGTGTACGATAGTTGAAAAAATCGCACTTCGTCCCTTTGATGAAAATGTTATAAGAGACACACCTTATATAAATCCACGTTGTTTTGGTATTATAGTTGGATTATTTCGTTTGTCTGATATTAAAACGGTTTTAAACGATCCGACAATAAGATGCATTGAGGTCGGCGATTACCCAATAGATAAAGCAGGAGTAAGAGCATCAAATCCTATGCCCGTTACAACATTAGAAACAGTTACTTCTTTAAGTGTGCTAGGCCGAAATACAAATGCGTTTAGCGCGTTACATTGTCAAGAAGGGCAAGAAATGAATGTTTATTCATTAAGAAAAATAGCATTTCCTCCTCCGGTTCCTTATGCTGCGATTGATTTTCCTCCTCCGATTCCTTTTCCTGAGGTGTCTCCTGCTCCTCAGATTCCTTCTGCACAAGTTGCTTCTCCTCCGGTTCCTGCTCCCACTTCTTGGTGGAGGAGGTTTGGGTTGGGCAATCGCAGAGGGGGCGCAAAACAAACGCACAGAATACAACGCAAGTTAAACAAAAAACATTCAAAAAAAGGAAAACATTCCAAAAAACAAAAGCAAATCAAAAAGCGTGGTGCCAGAAAAACCCGCAAATGATAGAATCGCATATGCGTCGCCAAATTCAAAATGATAACATAACAATATTTTATCATTTACATCATATAACCACTCTATTCGTTAATCCGAAGATTGTGTGTTTTCAAATATGTATCAAAGTCTAGATTATTTTCAGCAAACGTTGGATTATCAATAATCTTATCAAACCCCTTCAATTCCATTAATTTGCACATAGGGTCAATCATGTGATATTCTGGTATAGCAATACCATTCGGTGGACTACGAATACAGTAGTAAGAGTCGAGCTTTGCGTTTCCACTAAGAACAACCCAGTTAACTGATAGACCCAGAGTATCCAATGATTTGTTTGCGAATAATAATATAGGTAACCCAAAATATGAAGCCACTGCCCAAAGGTCTAGGTTGGTAATAAAGTACTCTTCGCTCATAATTAAATCCTCAAATTTCATTTGACTGTTTTTGACCTTCTCTATCATAGTGCGTTTATCTGGGTGGGTTTGTAGTATTTGAAAGATCTTTGATTGATGTGTTGGTAAATGCTTACTATATTCTTCCCACAATGCCCGTTTTATAATGCGTGTAGAAACTTGCTGTCTTAGCCGCTTGTTTAGAATATTAACAAGTACGTGATAGGTACAGTTTATTGTATTATTAAATATGATTTCCTTACATTTTTGCGGGAAAACCCGGTTCCAATAACTTTGATCATTTCCTATAACCGATCGTTTTGTTTCTAGTATACATTCTGTGTTATATATGATATTGCTGTCATCTACAAGGGCAACTTTATTTTGTTGTTCAATTGTGACTACTGTTGAATACGGTTGACTGATAGACGGATCCGCTGTATCAAACGTGACGTTCTTAACATATTCGCTAGCCTGAATGGGTATTAGATTATCCAGATAATCACCGTCTAATGTGGTTTGTAACATTAATAACTCATTCTCATTCAGCTTGTACTCTGAGTTACCGACGTTTAGATAACGCTTTGGTTCAAGGACGAATAGTCGTACCTGCTTATATCTTAGTAACTCATCTGCAACGCGTTTAAAATATATAATACTATTATCTTTTGCAGTAATCAAGTTGGTTTTCGGAATAACTAGTTTGCAAGATACTCCGTCGTCAGCAACCAAACAATATTGTTTTTTTGTATAGAGTGCTTCCACGTCAGAAATGTCCTTTAAATTCGTTAAAACCGATGGCTTATAGTTAGCAAATGAAACATGCTGTCTTAATAACCGACGGATTAGCCATTCTATCTTATTAACAACAACACTATATGTAAAGTGAGACGCATTATTAATAGAAGAGACAATACGTTGACGTGTTTCATAGTTTGACGGTTGCCCGAGAGCTATGCGTAGAACAGTTCGGAATGCGGAATAGAATTGCCCTTCTAGTTTAATATTATGAATGGTCTCTAATCTGACTTTATCCTCGGTCCGGTTTGTCGCCAACTGTTTATCTGTATTCGTATATCCACTAGTTGCGTATCCAGTAGTATGTATTACATCAATACCATCTTCTATGTTTGATGTAGGTGGGTCTATTTGCACAAACTGGTTAGTCTCTGTTAATATACCAACAATCATTTCGTCTTCAATTACTTTCAATATGGGTCTGCATAAAATGGTTTGATTTGAGTTGTTATGAATTTGAGAAAGCATATCTCGTGTAGTAGAATAATCGGCCCATTTAATATCGTCTGTATATTTTACTTTAACGTCCGGCAATATAGCCGAAGGAAAGGACGGAATAAATATTGTCCATTCTCTTGTTGAGTCATCATTTACCAGAAACCCGATTACCTTTCTACGATAATTTACAATTTGAAATTGAATGATATATCCATACGTTTTCAACAAGGTAGATAATTTACTTGCAATAATATTGGTTTGGTAATTATATACTTTTGGTAGACTTGGGCGAGGCTTGCAATATTTCCCAATAGTATTTTGAATGATCTTCAATACGCGCTTTATTACTGGTGTAGCAGTTTGCTCTACAAATGTTTCCTTTGAACGGACAACTTTTCCGCGTGGATCAGTCTCGTCTTCTATTATCTCATATAGATATACCGGTTCATAAAACACGTCGTGTTTTAATATGATAACGGTTTCACGACTAGCATCATACATAGTTAATGCGTGGGAATTCGTAGGACATATTAGTTCAACGTTGTCTGTAATATCATTATCTTGAATTTCTAAGAGGATTAGGTTTAATCCGGTAGGAAACAGCTTACTGTTTACAGAAGTTACAATATCCCATATATACGTATGGTCTATTAGTGCATCATCATCTCTTAAATATTCTAAGAAACGTTCAAACGAGGAAACCGTATCCTCATAAAAGTTCATTTGAGCATCGTCTGTGGGTGTTAAGCTTTTATAGAATTGCGTATCTTCATATTTGGTTAAAATATCCTTATCTAGTCTGCGCCTCTTTGGTTGAAATAGTGCGACGAGGGAACCGTTTTGATATTGAAGATACATATCTAGTGTAATAGACCCCACTAGTATTTCACGCATTGTTTTAATTGAAGGAACAGGTTGTTTGTTCTCCTTATACTTGTTTACAGATGCATATATATCAGCAATACAACCAATAAATGATTGATGTTGATTACTCTCCACACCGTATCGTAAAAAGGTTTTTTTATTAGACTTGATAAATGCAGAACTTTTTTTAGTCAGTATATCAGTGTAGTTAATATCAAGGAATAGTAGAACAGAAGGTGGCAAAAAGCCCCATCTTTGCTTGGGCACAGGAAATTTATCAAACCCAACAATATAAAAATTGTTTTGTTCGGAAATATCCTCCTTCTTTTTTTTCATATTATCTGTTACTCTCTGTTTTCCAAGTGGAACATCAATATCATCATCTGTAATGCCCATCTCTTCACGCGCCCCTTTCAATTGTTCGGAGTTCCAACCTTTACCAAAACAGCAAGGTACACCGTGCGTGGGGTGAGCACCAAGTACTAGTCCTGGGTTATTCTCCTTATAGGATCCATCATCTTTTTTGTGGTATTTTCCAGTAAACTCGTGGATATCTTCTTTTGCGCATTTAGTGGGGTCCTTTGCATCTTTTTCGGTAAGGGGCATATTTGTTCTATTACACCAGAACCTTGGACATATCAACCAGTGTTGGTCTGTTTTATCAGTACTATGTCCATACCTCAACGCATATCCATATGCATCACGGTTGTTTTCGTCAATCGCTTCTTTTTCTTTATTTGTCAATATAATCGGTTGGCGGTTTACGTTTGCTGGACAGACCCTTGAATATGCTTTATATTTACCGACTTTTCTAACCAGGATAAGCTCGGGTTCTCTATCAAGCAATCTTCTATAATATGGATTTTCGTTTTTCTTTTCTTTGGCAACAACCGCTTTTGTTTTTGCCCCACCTGCTACCTCGTCATCGGAGCCCGCATCTTCATCGGAGCCCGCATCTTCATCGGAGCCCGCATCTTCATCGGATCCCGCATCTTCATCGGAGCCCGCATCTTCATCGGATCCCACTTCCTCATCTTCATCTAATCCCTCCTCCTCTTCATCTTCATCGTCATCAAAAAATATGACATTACGTATATTCTCAACCGGATCACTATCTACTTTCTCAGATATAACTGATGTTGTCTCGTGTGGTTTATCCGCGAGTATACCTAGGTCTTCTATAAGTTTATTATCTGCTTCGTCGAATTCTTGTTCTTCTTCCTCCTCAAAATCTTCATCTTCATCATCACCAAAAAATATAACATTCCTGTCACTCTGAATGACATTATCAATATCTAGTGTGCCAGACGTCACTTGTGTTCCATCTTGCATCTTAACCACGGGTATAATCAGGTCATGTTTATTCATTAAGATTGATCTGCGTTTGTCTGTACATAGTCGTTTAATATCATCTGCCGGAACCGTGGTGCTTGTCGGGTTCAACATTATACGACAGAAGCTATCCATGTATATATCCAACACTCTTACATAGCCAATGTTATCTATATCAGTAATAGTGACAACCAGTTTATTATCCGTTTTTAAATATTGCATTCCAGCATTGAAACCATTATTCTGTAATATTTCAAACGACTTGTTCACATATCGTCCGTTGATTTTATTAAACCCATTTAAATAGTTCGTAAACTCAATTACGGCTTGTTCCGCGGATAGATTAAAGTTCAATATCAATGCATCTACTACTTCTTGTTCACTACTACTCGTCGGATATATACTAGTAATCATAGATTGTATTGCCGACATCTTGGTATAGTTATCTACACGTTTGTATTTCATAAACAATGGCCCAGATGAACTATGTTCATTAATTTCAAATATGGTAGTCAGTCCGTGTAAAATAGGTTCAAAATTAATTGCATTACTAATTGCACTAACTTCAAATATATAATCTATATTATTCACTTCAACAAGGGTATGATAAGTGCTGATAAACGGATTTATTTTATAACCCGTGGATTGTAAGAATACATTCAATTTGTCAATAATGCCGTTCATGGTTTCTTTAAAAAACAGGTCTAATTCGGTAGCCGATAAACCGGAAATGAACGAGGCGTTTATACGTATATTTCCATTGGAACAAATGGTAAGATTTAGGTTAGTGGTCTTGCTATGAATAATATATAAAAATATTTCACTCTGCGTTGACATCTTAGATAAATTGACAATGGTAGTTCTCTTTAAGATCGGTATCTTGTTACCACCCTTTGTCATTTTCTCGCAATATAATCTATATAAATTCTCTTGACGAGAACCCGGACTGTATTTTACAAATGGAACTTCTTTTGACGAATGTATATTTTTGAAAATAACCTCCAATGGTAAGTTGGTAGATGTTTCGGGGTGCATAACAAACGCTATCTGTTTCACACCTTTTTTTGTAATATTTAACTCGGAGGTACGTTTGTTATATATATTATATAACGTGTCAACATCTGCATTGTATTGTTTTATTTCAGTATTATCCTGTACCGCTACATCTTCATCTAAAAATGTTTGTCGGTTCTCATCTACTCCTTCCTTGGTACTTATTTCCCGACTGGAAATAATTGGATAATATAATCTAATAATATAATCGTCTGCCATTCCGATCGTTTCTGCGTAAGTTAGTACTTCTGGTAACGTGCATAGATAAAGGTTATTACCGTCAAGCTTACCATACTGGATTAAAATATCGTTTTCAAACGTAATCAAATTGTTATCCACAGTTTGTTGAAAGGGGTTCTCCGAAGATGATACAATATCATATGGATCGGCTGGATACAATAAGTCGGTAAAACTTGCAAACTTTTGGCCAATCGGCGTATTTACAACATAAGAACTATTTGATATGTACTTAAACAGTATGTCAAATGTATATTCTTCCAATACCGGTATACTGTCAATAGTTCCTTTGTCTATATGCAAATTCCGTAAAAGCTGCGCCAACATATTTGGCCGAAATACATTCCTATCATTATGTGTGATCTTCTGATATGTATCAAATAGATTAAACGATGACGTTTGTTTTGCATATAAGTACATTTCGGGATAAGACACCAGTTTATCGGTTAACGCACTCAGAACCTTCCATTTTATAGTACCGATGGTGTCATCTGAATAGATAAGAATAGTAGAGAAGACAATGGGCACCTTATACTTTTCAATATATGCGATTTCAATTTCGCTAAACCAATCTGCTAAATTTAATGTAGTTTTATCATTGCCATTAAATATAATAACACGAGAACAGTGCCGATTAGCTTTCATTTGAAATACTTTATAAACTTGGTCCAATGGGACCGTATTCGGTGTTCCAAAAAACACGCTATTTATTGCGTCCATTATGTTCGGTATACACTAACGTCTTATAATTTTGTATCATTTTTACGAAATTATACTTTTTACTAGTTATGTCCGGTTCCAAATCTCATCGGCTAATCCATATTGTATACATTTATCGGATTCCCACCACAAATCGTGCTTCAATATATCGTTCAATTCCTTTTTAGGAATTTTGGCGTGTTTCTTATAGATAGCCGTAATTTTATCCATTACCAATTTATTGTTCTCAAATTCATCTTCCAATTCATTCATTTTGCCCCACGCACCAGAGGATAACTGATGGATCAACATATGGGCGTTTTGGCGAATATACCGCTTTTTGCCAACTACACTAATTAATGTACCTGCCGATGCGGTTGCCCCTTCAATAATTGTATGAACCGGAACTTTACAAGAATTAATAACATCAATCGCGGTAAGAGCATCAAAAACTACCCCTCCATATGAACTGATATGCAAATAGATTGGAATAGCCTCGTCACTTGACAAATTATGTGCCAAAATGATATTCTCTATTTCGGCCTTGCGAATATGTGCGATCAATTCAAATATGGTATCTCTATTCACTTCTGAATGGAAATAGATATGATTATGTTCCTTGGTAATTGTTTTTACTACATTTTCGGCTTCGGGTTCGTTATCATCATCGTCATCATTCTTGATAATAATATTTTGTGTGCGAATATTCTTCTTACCTCTACCATTATGTCTAAACTGATACATTTCTAGTTGTACATTATCCACGCATATGTTTATATCCATTCATAAAAATATATACCGAATAACAGCTGCATAATGATTTATGTAAACGAGTATTTGATGGTTTAGTAACAGAACCACTTAGTATCCTTATAACCGATATTCTTCAATTCGTTTGATATCTGGTCGTCACATTCTGTTCTAGTTTTTCTATATTCAAGGATATCATCTATTTTTTTATTTTTATCAAGATAAAATCGTCTAAATTCTTCACGCGTAGTACGTGACGTGTCTCCGCTGAGAATTTTATTCCGTGCGTCAATCTCTGCGTTACATATAACCTTTAATTCATTACAGTATTTCATCTCGTCTATATGCATTTTGATAACATCCATAAATATATTTTTGTTGTAAATAGTCGGATATCTATATCTAATTGTATCGGGAATGATAAATTGATTTTTTTCTTTGATCTCCTTTACCTTTTTTTCAATTTGCGTAATAAAATTTTGAACATATTGTATATCATATTTAATTGGTTTTTCGGATTGGTTCACTGTTTCGGCATCGGTTCCCTTTTTATTGTCAGACACATTGCTTAACAATATTTTACCAGAAGTAAATTCACATTCTGAAATAAGTTGGTCAAACGAATATGCAGTCATTTTATGCGCTTCTGCTTTCGCATCTAACTTATAAAAATTTACGAGTGATAAAATGACAGTATTTGCAGCACTTGTCGCTGAAACAATCTTTACGGCGGTCGTATTATCATAAAATATTCCGCTAACCACTGACGACGCAGACGAAATAAAAATTGCCGGAATCATTAGACGATATAGATAAAACTCACAATAAGATTTTGCTTCTAAATACAACATTTTTTGACCTTTAAGATACAAGGAAATTAGGTCTAACGCCGTTGACAATTTGCCGTCATTGTATCCGAATTTAATGTTCATGGTGTCCATTATACTTAAAAACCCACGATGGGGTATAGGAGTGAATGGGGGTTTTGGTGTCTCTATATCAAACATTTCCTCTCTTTCAATAAGTTGATTTTCAGGTTGAGATGTTGCAGTCTCATCGTCTTCTTTGTTATCAACACAAAAATCTGCTGTTACAGGAGGAAAATACATAAATATAAATATATGTATGTATTTATATTTTGGGTTTTAACCCGTGGAAGACTTAAAAGGTTGCATTCGGTCTGTTATTCTTCTTCATAATGTCATTATTAGACATTTCGCGGGTGGTCATGCCTCCACGAACCCAACCATCTAATGCGGCCTCTTCCACATTGTTCGCTGCGTTAGTTACCCGGTCTTCCATCTTCTTATCCGTAGGATATAGCGCATAATTTGAAAATGATTTATCCATAATGGTAGACACACTCTTCTTGTCGGAGACCATTTCTCCTAGCAAAAGCTGAGACTCGATGGACGGGTCGCAACTACCGCGTCCCAAATAAGGAACAGTTGCAAACGGGCGCTGGAATAGTTGTAGTTTCTCCACAGCGTGATCTTGTTCGGTCTTTAATTTTAATATGGATTCGGCATCTACTGCACTACCAATTAGTCCAGTTCCGCGAGCCATACCACTAAACATTACGGCGGGTTGATTTGTTGCGAAATTAACATGACTAGTAGACATTTTATCGCTAAAATAGTTAGATAAGGTATGATTAGTAAATCTAGTATTGTAGACATTTCGTTGCGATTGGTCGGTCGCGTCGGTGCCTATGCGGCCTGCATTATTAAAAAGGTAGGAACTAACAGAAGACATTGTAATTCACTTATTATAGTATAGTAAGAGAATGAAATTTACAGAGGTTGTTTTAATTCTGCTCTAATAATTGGTATAATGAGATGTGTTTCTGGCGCAAGCGAATTGGTTGCCTTCTTTACACGATATCATGCTACCATAGCAGAACTCTGCGAATGACTGTTGGTCATTGGGTATGGTGGTGCTCGGATTTGAATTAAATGGACGCAACGATTGTTCAAAAGCCATATTATCTCCTAAATCATTGAATAATTTATCCGCAATATCTGGCTGACCGGGATTAGCCTCATTCACTAGCTGTTTTGCACTAGATAAAATCGCCGTATTAACCTTACTATTAAATGCGGGAGGTGCAGGCTTTTTATTGGGATTATAATCATAATCACTCATCATAACGTTACCAAACGGATTACTGGAATCTGGCTGTAAAAAGGCGTCGGTAGGTATAGTTTTATTATTCTCAGTCAAGTAAGCAATTGCCGGACTTTCAAATCCCTCGGTCACTTCCTCCTTTATTTTCTTAGAATTCACCTTATCCACCTCTTTCTCGTGATAGTAATGCATTATATAAATTGCACCAATCGTAATGAGGCCGACTATTAACGTACGTATACTGTGTGACAATATAGCACCAAAAACGGTTAATAATACTACGGTTCGCGTTACAGAATTCAGTTTTTGTTCATATGTCATATCTTCCACTGGGAAAAACTCAAATAAATACTTCTGATGAAATAATACATTGGGGTTCTCTGCCCAGAATGGTATATGTCTCGGCCGCTTCTTCGCATTACAAGTTTCATCATCTGGGCTACATTGTACTGGTTCGGCCTTTTCCGGTTGAGGCATGGGCTCTGATTTTAGTTTTGTCTGAACCATCTATATTAAATCGTATATACATTGTTCGTATATTTTACACCGACGAAATGACTAAATTGTCCGGGTGTATTAGAGCAATTTCTTCTTTACACATTTTGAATCAATTTGGAGTGTATCGCATTTTTCATCGTGGGGTACAATCTTTAATACACACTTCGCTTTCTCTCCATATAACGGTTCTGTGCAACCACTCTCTATCTTCTTATTACGTTTACACGTTTTAGAGTTTATTTTAGATAGAGGCTGAACACACCTTGCTCTAAAATGTTCATAGCGTTCTCTTACGTCTTCATACGAAAGACCAGATGACTTATTTAACATCTTATTGATTAATTCGTGTAAATTATATATGTATCTTGAAAATGTTTCACGCGACTTCATATCTTTCATTGTAAGTGGTAAACGCTTAAAGTTCTTACGTAGATTTGCCCTGCATTTGCCACACGGAAGAACGTTTTTTAGGTTTAAGATGAAATCCTTGTAGTTACGCTTGTCTGTTTCTGTTGGATTAACTGGATAATTAAAGCTCATTGTGTGCATGTAGTGCCACATGCCTGGCCCCCATACACTCGTTAACATACCATCGTTACTACTATATTCCTCTTTTGAATAAACACTGTCTGCAAACGTTACACGACGGCGCTTGCGAGTTCTATTCATATTTATTACTTTATAGATTACAGATAAATAAAGTTATGGCTAAATTTTTACGGATTTAGCCAACCTATTTTCTCGTAGGATTTATGAAATTAAAATGTTTCAGTAATATATAATGCCTGGTGTAGTTGAAGTTATTAGCGGATTATTCCGTCCATATTATAAGTACGCGTTGATTATTAGTCTTATCGCCATTTTTGTCTTTGCTTCACAATATGCATATGAAAATTTCTATAAGAAAACGGTTGATAATAAGTTCGCCGATGTAGCCAACGCAAACCGCCGCAATAAAGAAGCCGAGATTATGTTCTTTCACGTTGACTGGTGCCCACATTGCAAAACTGCTTTACCCGAGTGGAGCACTTTCAAAAGACAATACAATAATAAGGAACTTAATGGCTTTATTGTAAAATGCAAGGATATTGATTGCACAAAGGAGAACAGTTCAGTTACTAGCTTAATAAACACTTATTCTATTGAATCTTATCCCACCGTGAAATTACTAAACGATGGCAAAACCATTGATTTTGATTCCAAAATCACCAGCCATACATTGGAACAGTTTGTTACTACGATGCTGGTTTAGTCATTCTCATTATTGATTAGCAAATAATTTACTCTTATTTGCCAATCAGTTATTTACTTGATACTACTTCTACCCCTTGCATAATAAGCCGACGTCTTAAATCATCATCGGTTGTCGTTTTGATTAGGTCACTTATTGATAGTGACGGGCACCATATATCATACTCATATGCTAATTTATACGGTTCACGATTATCCAGCATTCTACCAATTAATCTGCTTATTATCGTAAGCGTATAATCTACTAGCGTAGTTTTACTCGTAATGCGTTTACTAGTTTCATCTGAATTACTACCCTTATATTTAATGCCTAGCGTTTCATTCGGATCATATCCGTTCCGTATCAATTCTGCTATTGGATAATTCGCGATTAACCCGCCATCGCAATAGCATTCATTACATTTAAAGAACGGGGTAAATAACACGGGTACTGCACAAGAACTATATATGGCTTCTATTACTGACCAGTCCGGGTGGGTCTTGTATGAAATATCGGTTAATTCAAAAGAATTCATGTTTGTACAAAACATATGTATTTCTATTTTTGTTAACTCGTAGAAATCTTTTAATGTTATATCCATTCTTACGTCTTTCCCACTAAACAATGGTAAGAATATATCTTGTATTATTTCCATTCCATACATGCCTTGGTTATTAATTGTATCCATTATTGAGTACAGATTAAACGTAAAGACCGTCTGCCAAGGACGTTTAATTAAATAATCGTCCAACGTTTCCCAGTCATATTTTAATGCCAAGATAACCGCTATTATTGAACCTACCGATGTCCCATATATGGTCTCTATATTTTCTAACTGCCATATCCCTCGGGCGTGGCTCTCCTTTAATGCCCCGTAAAACACTAACCCTGCCAATCCACCCCCCGAACAAACTATATGTTTGATCGTAGGCGGACAGTTTTCCGTTGTCTCTTGATTTTCCATTTTACGTAATTACACAATTACGTAAAATGTATCTATGTTTTTTCTGATGATATGTATATTATTTCACGAAAACATATGTCCATCTTTATACAAACCGACGAAGATGACGTTGTTAAAAAAATGAATATTGACGATTTATTTGCGAGAAAACAACGCCGTGACTTGAAACAGCTAAGTATATATAACAAACTATTAAACCGGGTACATAAGCGCATCACTACGACTACGCGTGGACGGTCAACGGATACACACGTATGGTTTAACGTTCCCGAATATATTTTTGGAGAACCTGTTTATGATAACGCGGATTGTACCGGGTATTTAGTCGCAAAACTGGAATCGGAAGGGTTTAGTGTTCGTTATATGCACCCAAATACCCTGTTTGTTTCTTGGAAAGAATGGATACCTTCCTATGTTCGCAATGAAGTAAAAAAGAAAACCGGCATTTCATTAGACGAAAAGGGCAATATCAAAAAGAAACCAGTAGAAGAAGATGATGAGGACGCCGATGTAAACTCTATCATGTTAAATGATAGACAAACTACTCCTGGCGCAAAGCCGCAAAAACAATATACTGATACGAAAGATTATAAACCAACGGGTAAACTGGTATATAATCCGGAAATGTTAGAACGATTAGAAAAGAAGGTTACGTTTCGTTAGACGCTTTTGCGATTATTTTGTTTTCTACGCGATTTTTGTTTGCGGGGGTATTTTCTGGTTCTATTGTACATTTTGCCGTGTGCAGAATGGTGGTAGGTCGCGTTACGTCCACGTTTGGTATATCTTGCGGTCTGCCGTTTCGCGTTGCCGCCTTCAGCGACCGGCTTAACAACCTCGTTGCTAGATTTACTGGCATTTCGGTGCTTCTCATATGCGGCGTTAACAGCCACATTAAATATCTCAGGGGTAATAATTTTACCGACAAGACTTTTAGCTATTATAGCGGCAGCCGTTTCATACAACTCCTGATCTAACAATTTTCCGGTTGTATTTGCGCCCCCCTCTATTGCAGTAAGTGTTGCAATCAATTCCTTTATTTCGGCCGCTGGAACACTCAATATTCGTAAATTTTCTTCCAACAACTCGTGTATCGTCGGCTTTAATATACCATATTTCACGTTAAAAGTGCTTGTAGAAGAGATACTTCTCCGAATTTTCCTCAATCCTCTCCCAAAACCAGTAAGCCAACCTTTTTGTTCTGCCACAAGTGTCTCCCTAAGATTTTTCGCCATCTGTTCGCTAAACTTTTTATCTTGAATATTTTTTCCAACCTCTTTACTGACAGTATCGGTTAATCTATGCACAACGCCTGGTATCTCATCAGACAACAACCCACATACTTTTTTTGTTATTTGGTCTGCAATTGTCCCCCCTTGGGTCTCAATGAGGGTGGCCAACTTCTCTGCAATTATACCAGTAAGTTTCATATGTGGTATTTATTTCTATACAATGTAAGGATAAAAGAAAAATTGAATGCGGTTAACCGAAATAAAGATAATCAAATAGTACTGTAATGAATAATCAAGCAATTCAACTCCCCCAGACGTATCGCAAAACACAGAAGAAAAAGACTGGGTTGTCTTCAAACGAGAAGTCTAAACTATGGGACGTATTTGATACGGATACTCATATCGTATTAAATCCGAATGATAAGCCCGGCGCAAATATAGAATGCGTGTATGCAAAGGAGAATGCAGATAAATGTACACTATGTAAATCTTCCTTACTAATTATGGACGATGGGTTTCCAACGTGTGTGAATACGTCTTGTGGGGTTATGTACAAAGATGTTGTAGATTTCTCGCCGGAATGGCGATTTTACGGTACAGAAGATAAGAATGCAAAGGACCCGACACGGTGTGGAAATCCAATTAATCCGTTATTAGCACAATCCTCATTTGGTTGTACGGTGATGTGTACAAGCAAGTCTTCATATGAAATGAAGAAAATTCGCAAATGGACCGAATGGCAATCCATGCCACATAAGGAGAAGTCATTATATGAAGAATTCCAATTTATTACGATTATGGCACAAAACGCAGGTATTCCTAAAATATTCATAGACGATGCGGTAAGTATACATAAAGATATTTCCGAGCAGAAAATGTTCAGAGGTATCAATCGTGATGGAATTAAATCGGCATCTATTTATATCTCGTGTAGATTGAATGGTTGTCCACGAACTGCACACGAGATTGCGGATATTTTCAAGTTAGACAAAACTAGCGCCACAAATGGTTGTTCGGTTGCGGTAAATATTCTTCATAATATTGAGCGCAACATAGACCCGTCGCACCAATCTGATTTATGTATTACATTGCCCAGTTCATTCATAGAGCGATATTGTAGTAAACTAGGCATTAATCAAGAATTAACCATGCTATCTAAATTCGTTGCATTTAAGATTGAGCAAAACAATATTATTACGGACAATATTCCACACGCTATTACGGCGGGGATTATATATTTCATTTCACAGAACTGTAATTTAAATGTAACCCGGGCTGATATTAAAAACATTTCGGGGGTTAGTGAAGTAACAATAAATAAGTGCTATAAGAAACTAGATATTATCCGCGAAACATTGTTGCCATCTACAATTTTAGATAAATACAGATAATCAAGACAACTTGACATTTGAAACATTATATTTGCGTATAGTATAGAAAGACCGAATGGAAGCATATATTGCGTCAATTTTACTAAAAAAAAGCAAGGGCAAAAATAAGAAAGTTGCCGTAAAACCGAAACCAAATGTATCATTAGAACCGGGTCCGGGTGTAGCACCTCTACCTGCGCCTGCGCCCGTTGCAGTGCCTGTTCCTGCGCCCGTTCCTGCGCCTGTGCCTGCGCCCGTTGCAGTTCCTGCGCCCGTTGCAGTTCCTGTTCCTCTGCCTGTGCCTGTTCCTGTTCCTGCGCCCGTTGCAGTTCCTGTTCCTCTGCCTGCGCCCGTTGCAGTTCCTGTTCCTGCGCCCGTTGCAGTGCCTGTTCCTGCGCCCGTTGCAGTGCCCGTTCCTGTGCCCGTTGCAGTGCCCGTTCCTGTGCCCGTTGCAGTGCCTGTTCCTGCACCCGCTATAATTGAGCCAGTAAGACAAACAAATCTCCTAGTACCAAAAATAATTTTTATTGTTCCATACAGAGACAGACCGCAGCAACTGCATTTTTTTCAAGAACAAATGAAGAAGGTATTATCAATGATACCAAAGAATGACTATAAGATATATTATTTACATCAAGAGGATACTCGTAAATTTAATAGAGGGGCTATGAAAAACATAGGATATCTAGCTGTTAAGAGATTATACCCAAATGATTACAAGACTATTACATTGGTATTCAATGATGTGGACACAATGCCATATATTAAGAACTTTCTAAAATACGACACTAAACCCGGCATAGTAAAGCATTTCTATGGTTTTAAACACGCACTCGGTGGAATTGTATCAATCACAGCAGGTGACTTTGAAAAGACAACTGGGTTTCCAAATTTTTGGGCGTGGGGATATGAAGATAATACACTGAAACAACGCGTGGACGCAGCTGGTTTAACAGTTGACTATAATCAATTCTATCCTATACGAGACGGGAATATTTTGCAACTAAAAGATGGAAATAATCGGGAAGTAAGTCGTACTGAATTTGATAAATATAAAGACAACGCATCAGATAATTTTACAGATATATCCGGATTAATGTATAATATTGTAGAAGAGACCGGATTTATCAATGTGACCGCGTTTAATACAAAAGTTCCTGACGAGTCAATTATTACCCGAACTCATGATCTTGCAAACGGAAATGCGCCGTTCAGTGGCCGGCGACGTGGAGGAGCACTAGGTAGGATGTTTACATAAACGGTATAATTCCAAACTTAATCGTGATATTACCTTATATGGTCTTCTACATATGAACACTAGTAACAGGAAAGAATTTAATAGCTAATCCAATTTCATATGCCGTTTCCCAAATACCAGATATTTTAATTGCAATCTTTGTATCAGGTGTGATTATCGCACTATCATCACAGTATAACTTTAATTTGCCACCGTGTAAGCGTTTTTCTATACTAGTAGAAATATTGACTGATAAATTGTAAAACTGTTTATAGTATTCAAGCAATCTAGTTTCAATTTCTGACAATTCGCGTATTACATTTGTATTCTGCATAATATTCGTGTCGTAGACCATAAACCGTTCATTGTTTTGACTGACGACACCAGTAATCAATGCAACCGGATAATAGATAGAATTTAACACAATATGTTGATTTGAATACAATACCTTGGTGAAATGTCCATTGATTAATATATTTCGTTTTTTATCTGCAATGAAAATGTCAGATAGTGAGAATGTAGACGGGTTTAATATAAAATTCATTTTTACTAATAGTGTAAATGAATTATCGTTTATCTAGTTTACATATTATAATTTATGATTATTGTGTTTCCATCTCTGCTACTGCCTGCGCGTTTGACCGTGCATCTATTTCAGCTTGTTTTGCAGTTGAGCTAACTTTCAATGCATCTACTGATAACTGATTGCTAGCTATTATTCGCTCAAATGCTGCCTGTTTAGTTTTCAGTACGTCAAGTTCCGATTCTAACTCATTCAATGTTTTTGGAAGTAATGACCTAGCCGGTGCAGTTCCTGGTGCAGTTCCTGGTGCAGTTCCTGGTGCAGTTCCTGGTGCAGTTGCGCCATCTGCTGGCCCAGCTACCACGGGCTTTCCAGACGCATCTAGATCTCCATCAGCTCCCTCTTTAAATTTGAATACGAGATGATTTATAAGTAATGCTACAAAAAAGGCCACTAGACCAGCCAATGCCCATTTATTATATTTCGCCAAAGATCTCATATTTTAATATATACAATAAATATATAATATTACATGTCTCTGAATAATATTGGACTAAATGAATTGATATCTTGGAAAGGCAGGACATTTAACCAAATTACTAGCCACATAATAAAGAACGGCGCGATTGATCCAAGTATAAATCTTGGTAACAATATTTTTAAGAAACGCGGAGGTCGTCCTTTGAAGATATATCGTCGCGAAATAGTCGTTCCAATTAATACTAGTTGCAATGAACGTACTTCCGTAAGAATGGATTTACTAAATACTCCGGGCGGCAGCATCAATAGTTCTGTGTTAAAAAATGGTTCGGGTATTGGTTTAGTTAATATGGTGGACTTTGATACTACTACCTCTATGCGTGTTCCGATATATATTGGCAGCAGTGCATCTCAAAGTACGGTTGTCACCGTTCCATACACAAATATTTCAATCAGTCCTATTCCAACGAACGGCCAAGATCCTTCTTGGTCAGATAGATTTTCAGTAAATCTCATCGGAAACCAACTTACAGTAACGCGAATAGATGCAGCGGCAGGGTGGGCCCAACTACTATCATTGGAAGGCTGGATAGAAGACGCATGCGTCCAATCAGCAAACTGTGTAGCGGAGAGTGTCGGCAACACTCAATCAAACGCATTACGTCGTCTACGTAGCGGCGGAATGGTGAAGAAACAGTTTGATATTTCTACAAATAAACAAACCTATTATACGAACTCACAGCAATATATCAATAGCCGTAATCGCGGGTTTACTCAAAATCAATATTACTATACTCGTACTGGTAATCAGTCTGCCAAACCAGGCGATAGTTTGTCTACGAATAATATTTATACTACAAACACCATTACGGATTGCAAGAAGTTCTTTGTATCAATGGAATCCAGCTTTAGTTATACCTGGGTAAATGAACCTACCGGAGAGGTTGATACAAACGGTGATCCCGTGTACTATGACACATTTGGCAACCGATTATCATATAACCCGAACAGCGATCCAATACTCTATTATACTGAAATTACACCGGGAACCCAAGTTTTGTATACAGGCGTTAGAGTGCGAGGTAATTCCACTCTTCCTGCAATCGTAACGGTAAATGTTCCCGCCGGATACTATAATATTAATGACATTAATGACATATTACATAACACAATGACAGCCAATCGTCATTATTACCGTCGTCTGAACAACCAATCTAAGGTCTACCTAATGAACTTTGCGTTGAACGGAACTACTGGATTGGTTGAATTTACGGTTTCTCCAACAAGTACAGCCATTGTCACGGCGAATGTTTACAGTAAGGCGGTTCACGTCACAACAATGGGTGTAGACGAAACTACCGAGTGGGCAACACCTAGTGTATCTACTACCCCTCGGATAACTATCGCAGACAATTTATTTAAATCAGTCATTGGGTTTGGAGCAGGTAACTATCCGATTGCAACCTTACGAACTGTTACATCAGATACCTCAGAAGAGACCTTTTTTGGGACATCGTTACCTCTTTTATTAGCAGAAGGTAACCGTGTTTATTATAAACCTAACAACCCACAATTTGCACAGCAGGGTGCAGTTACGTCTAGTTCTAGAATTACACGTATAAAGTATGATACGATTACAAATTCGGCTGCATCGTACACGAACGCCTTTGGATTACAAGTATCTAATGCGCTCGCGTACGGAGTTCCAGCGAATGGGTATACGATAAAAGATAAACTTGGTTATCCTAATAAAAATACACCAGTGGTTACCGCAACGGGGGAGATGAGATTTTGCCGTTAATAATATCATAAACAAATCATAATAAATGATGTGGAATATTATGTTTTGTACACCAGTTTTGGCATTTCTGTACATTATTTCGTATAATTGTTTCTATTTTATCGTATTTGGTTTTTTTCTTAATGAGAGTGACGGTATAATAAATATTTTCTAGTTGCTGTTGTCCAAATACCGAATTATATTCATTTACCTTTGTTAGAAAATGAAGGGGGAGTTTACAATTTAAAAACCGAGAAGCATTATGTGTATCTGGTGCAGCAGACATTGTTTCAAATGATCTATGTAGATATGGATAAAACGAAGTACACGATTTAAATATAAACCCCTTACATACCAAATATTTTTCAGAATTGGCATAACGGCTCGTATGCGGTTTGACGATATAGACATTTTCGTAAAATGAAGAAAGAATATATAGTATATCCAATGTATGTTCCATAAAACAGTCAAATATTTTCAATATAAATGTTCCTCCTGCTTTCTGCATGACTAGTGCATAGCACATTTGAGCAAATAATAGATTGGCTATATGTAATTCCTGCTTATTAAAGTCGGTTGAAAAATCAAACCCACCGTCCGCTGTAATTAATTCCATTGACGATGCATATCGTGTCTTACAATATTCAAAGTTTGGCAAAGATAATATATTTCCAGTTTTATCCACACCTGTCTCTATATATACATTCTTGTTCTGACCTAAAAATGTTTCTGTCTTTTTCCAGCTGGGTATATTCGGGTCGTTTTCATTATCTATCAATGTCATTCCGGTGTATACATCGTGTTTACAGTTGCGAGATTTGGCAATCGCTTCTATAAATCCTCCCGGTCCTTCGGCTAAATGAAACGTGCGTATTGGCTTAGAATTATACTGTAAGTGAAACAAGTTTATTAATTCCATCATCTTAAAGTAAGACCTTGATAGTGGTGTATATTTGGATACGCATTTCTTTTTGTATGGGACTACCGTGTGTATATATTCATATGGATTAGTATATTTCTTAAAGATATCCCATTCGTTCTCAATTGGACTTATTCTGTGTTTAATATCAGAAAGATAGCTAGATAGGGCCTGTGAGATACACGGGTCAGATATGTTCTCGCTACTACTATAATCTATATTTGTATACACATTCATATTGCTGCGGGGAAGTAAATAGTACGTCATGTGAATAATAATATTTTATGTTAATTATTATTATTGTGTAATTTCTATATCATTTACAATACTTCGTTATTGTGTTTGGTCTTGTATCCACGTACCGGTAAAAATATATGAATTCTTATACTTACCTACACACATAGTCCGATTATTACTTATCTACGGGGATCTGCTGCAACACTACCTTTCGTTTTGCCTTACGCGCAGTCGTAGGTGTTATAATGGTTTCCGCTTGGTCGGGCTCGGTCATTAAATCTTCCACCGTTTGCTCTGTCTCTAACGCAGTTCTTGCGACCATATCCGCAACCTTCTTCGCGTCCACACTGCGTACTTTCTTAAATACAAAGTATCTGTTCATAAACGATATACGCTTTTCTTCTGATGACATATGAGGTGCCATACCGTATTCTGAACTTCGTCTAGGGTTATGTTTTATTTCTAGTTGCATCTGTGCATACATTTCTGAAAATAATCCGGTGCTGTCGGGCAAATTCATTCCCGCCGCCTCTTCCTTCGTAATGAGTACAAATCCATAATCTTCCATTACTCGTTGGTAATAGTCAAAGTTTACTAAGTATTCGCGGAAAGTCTGATTGATACTCTCTTGGTATACGTCAATTGAATATCCTAAGCTCATTTCATCATCAGGAAACCCGGTTTGGTCATATCGCTTAGTGACTTCGTATATCTTTCGTTCATTCTTAATTATAGTCATACTTTCTCCGTTGTTCTTATTTTGCAAGAGATTAAATACAGTACGCCCGTCATAGCAGGTTCCGATGAAATGTCCACCTACTTTGGTACATTCCGATATATTTCTTAGAAATTGGTGGAACGGTATCTTGTTTTCAAAGAAATAATGTATTGCGAACTGGCAAGAACTGATATTAAACCCTTGTTCTGCTACACCATACTGATTATAGACACCTTTACCCAACATCGTTAGGTCTTTCGGGCCATTTCCAAATACGGATTTCGTAATCTGTTTATCCTTTTCCGTATCTAGTGCCTGAGTGCTTCGTATATTCTTTCCACTGTCTCCGTTTACAAACAAAACTTTGGGCATATTCGTATACTTCTTACATGCCTTTATGTATCTAGCACACGCACCGTCCAACTGATTATGTATGTTATCCTTTGATATATCTATGCCAAATACAAACTTTAAATTTGACATTCGCCATTTTGCCATATCGCCCGCTTTACCTACCGCGTAGTCTACGAGTGTATCTCCACGGTTCGCTACACCAGTAATTAAATTTTTCTTTACAAGTAAATTGTGAAAATCACGCAGACCTTGTGTGCTCGTTTCTACACTTGACCTATTGTAATAAACTTCGTCTGTTCGTTCAAACGATGGAATGTTGTCACCGGTTGATATTACTGTATCTGTAATTGGATAATGTATTGATCGCCAATTACTATTTGCTACGTGATATGCATTCCCGTATTCTGGCTTACCCGCGCGTAGTTTGGCAATCTTATCATAACGTACTCGTATGGGTACCCACTGCCAACCCTCCTTGTTTTCCATTACATACTTAAACTCTACGATCATATCGTCTTCAAATGTCTCCCCTTCTTCGGTTTGCATATATTTATTATCGCCACCCGTTAATGGTACATTACATATATGAGCTTGTGGGTCATATGGATTAGTTGGTTGAAAAGGCACTGGTTTATATGTATCCGCATCGTCCACGTCTGCTGGATTGGGTAGCTTGTCGTTTAGTATGTCCTGACAAGGATTTAAGAAACCGTGTTTGCGTTCATCAAACCCACATCTCAGCACCAACGTTTTATATTGAACTACTTCTAATGCATTCACATTTAGACCCGACTGGAACACATTACTAACGGCATCGCGCCCGGTTTTGTCCTTTTTTACAGATACCAAAAAGTCAATTGTATTGTATTCCGGGGGTTTCCATTTAAATGAATGTTCCCACGTCATCTTCTTCAACGGACCTACACCATTCACCATATCTCCTCCCACTGGGAACTTAGCCGGCGTAAATATCAAGCCATCAGTGTTGTATTCAAATAGATTATCCTTTATTTCAGACAATTTCGCAGAACAGGCTGCAAATATAGTCCCGTGGGTAGCATCGGAATAGAATACCTTTGACCTTACGACCATTCCTACCGATTTTGTATTTGGTTCGTCTGTATTATCCAATATAGACCTTGGCTTTAATAATCCAATTACTTCGTTCATTAACGGCAATCTATAATTCGTTGGAGGTACTTCTCCTTCTTCCAGTTCCAGGTTTTCTTCTACTTTGTCTGTTTTTACAAATGGAAATTCACGGACGGACTTCGCGTGTACGTAATACACATCAAAGGCTGCATATACATTGATAATATTACCCAGTTTGTCCGCTTTTATATGTTCTCCATCTAGTAGGCTATTAAATATCGTTTTTTCATTGGTTTTTGTACCCGTAAACATTACATTCATGTTGCTGTCTATCATATAGATTTTACCATCATTGGCTATATACAGTAGCATTCGGTCTCCATCCGCCTTTTCCGTCACAGTATAATCTTTACGGATATTTGTACTCAACGACCCCTCCACCGGTTCTACTATATGTTCTACTTGCAATGTCGTGGAACTCGGTCCGACGAAATCGTTATAGTTTACCCATTTAGTTGGGTGTTCTTCGCCGTGTAACAATTTCATATACGACTGTAATGTGCTCTCTCGTTCTAGATACGAAATCGGATATTTTGTCCCTTGTAGTCCGCTTAATATTATACGAATACATTTACGGATTTGTATCATCAAATCCTTTGCCTCACCGTAGGGTGTACCGCGGCCAACACGCGAGTTATCTATTTCCAGTTCTATCTCATACGTTTCTGGATTATTAAATATATTCGCTTCTTGGACTGTATATGTCATAACGTGGATACCCTTTACCGTTTTGGCGGATTTTACAATACTTACGTCTACAAATAATGGATAATCTGGGTGAGAGAACCGAACGCGGTTTAGGTTACGAAATCGTTTCTTTGCGTCTGTCCAGTTGGTTATAATGCTCTTTACCGAGTTGGAATGAACGTTATAATCCTGTTCGGTCTGGTAAGAAACTCTGAAATTATAATCGTTCATGTCTACCTTGTTTATAAACTCTCCGCTGGGACGTTTTGCGGTCATCTTCTGTGTAAATTTCATCTTATTTGATAACATTGAAGGCATATCCATCACCTTTTGTATATTGTTTGTACGACAGTACTCCTGGATAAGATCAGACCCTACTATTTCAGCACGAATGTTAGACGTCGTTGTACGTCCAGTACGAGTATCCATATACTCAGTATTTATACGCAACATTTGGGTGCCAGCCACAACATCTGGTGTAAATCCACAAGCCCTTATCTGTTTTACCACATTATCGTAGTCTATTTTACTTATTGGACGGGCCAGTTTGGGGTTTGTACCAAAACGTATCTCCAATTCGTGCGATTTTCGGTCTAATGGTACAGACGGATTATTTTCTAAATAGTAACCTACTATGTTATCAAACTCGTCTTTTTTATTCGCCATATCCTTTGCACTACGTTTCTCAACTATACGTTCTTGTTGAGGAGCGGTATTATACTTGTGCTTCTGGTTCATAATATATTATCTTATATAGTAAAATCATATATTATTTCTATATCTATTCAATTTTGTAGTATTGGTTTCTCATTGCCAAACCAACTTTTCCGAGATTTCCTTGTATAAATCCGCCTTCTTGTATTTTACATTACTATCATAAATGTTCAAACGCTTGGCCAATTCCGCTAACTCGTCTGTTTTATAGTGCGAGATTGCTTTCAATGGTCTTACTGAACTGTCTAAACATATCATTCTCGCCTCTATTTCAGTTGTCTTCTCCTTGGTCAATTGTTCAATATCCACACTATATATTCCATTGTCCCCCTTGTAAATGACATAGGTTGGATATTCACCATCTACACACGCCAGTAGTTTCAAAAGTCCGGTTTTGGTTGCGTCAACTATATATAAATTGAATTTGTGGTAAATACACATCGCCAATGCACTGTTTACACTTGTAATCGGCTTCACCGATAGGAGCTCCGATAATGTTACCTGACCCGCAATTTTCGTCATTTTCACGTTCGTTTCTTGAAACTTCTCCATATTTGACTGCATATATTGCATTACTTCTTTGTTGACTTCTAACTTTCTTACACCATAATTCCTGGATATTTGAATATAATCACCGTATCCACGGGCTAATATATATATACACCAAAATAGCGAATCTGGATGGTTAGGAGTAATTGTTTCCTGTATGCGCAATGGTTCGGGTTCTACTACTTGTTCTACTAATTGCTCAATACGTGTTTCATTTATATGGGTTGCGGTTTTTGGCGATATTTTGGTATGCATATAGGGTTGTATTTTTTCTAATATTTGTGACAATCCGGGCGTCGGGTTGTCATAAAAAAATATAGGATTACACGTAGAGGTCATATGGATTATCTTGTGTATGTGCTATGATATATTGTCTGATTGTCTTTATCTTCTTTTTCTACAAAGAATGATGACTTGAACTCATTCTTCTGGTACTCAGCCGTTGCAAATGTCTCCGTTTGGTCGTCTACATATTCAATATATTTGTTCAATTCTTCTAATAAATCGTCTGGCAAAAATGACATATTTACATATACGCCACTTTTGTTCTCATTCAACTTACATAAACGTTTTGATAAGATCTTTAAGATCTCTATCTGATGGAACTTACTTAGACCTTCTATCTTCATTTTCAATGTTTCCAACTTATCCGAATTGGATGTCTGCATGTTTACTACTATTATTAGTATGACATTTCTATATCGTTTACTAGATATAGAAATACATTTGCACAAAAGTATGAACAACCATTTTATAAGATTTTATCGGATTGTTGATTATTATTTGGGGTTCATGTGGCGGTCAATGCACTCTTGTCTATATGCACCTCTTTGAGAATATTCTTTATAATCTTCTCTTCAAACTTCAAGTCTTCTTCCTTACCATAGCCTCCTAATGTGGACCTGTGATATTGGAAATAATCCTCGCAGACATCGGTGCCAATCTGTTCCACTTCTGGTTTATTATCATCGTACCATTTCCACATTTCCTGCTTATTCTTTCTGGCTACTCCTCTTACTGCTTTTCTCATATTTGTCTTGTCCGCATCGTCTTTCTCCCACTTATCCGCATTCTTTATATAGATAGTTTCTCGTTTTAAATCTGTACAATGTAAAGGTCTCGTATGCATTTCCATGTCACGAAAACGGTGGGCCATAACCGTTGAAATACCTTCAATGTAGCCGACTTTTCCTGTATGAAGGAAATCCTCCCGCGTCACTTCAAATGAATTGATAAAATCGTCCATTGATATTGCATCTTTACACGTCTCATTCAGAAACACGTTCAAATTGAACTTATTGTTACAATTCGTATTCGTATTGTTTACTGTATTATGCCCTGCATTCTTGGCCAAGTCCATCATGTGCTTGTTCTGTTCTATTATCAGGTCTTTAAATTCTTGATTTTGTTTCAAGAGTTCTAAAACCAGTTGTGATTGGTCCGACTTATCCGGCATCTTATCACGCATTATTTCAAAGACATAGGCCATCATTTCTTCGGGGTTTGGTAGGATTGTGGGGAGTGGGGGGTCTACCAGAACTGGATCGGATGGGGGACCTTTACATTTCTTTTGGTGTTTGCATAAACTTGAAGCATGTCTATATTCGTTCCCACATATACACGTATGTGCAATTGAACGTTTTTGAACGTTTTCATTAGCATTTATTAGTCTAACGTGCTTTGCAGTCAATAGATGCCTGGTATATTGACTATTTCTCACGGTATAATAGTCACATAATTTGCACGAAAATTGTGCCGAACTTTCTGAACTAAAATCATTAGTGTCCATTTGTATATAATGGCTAAACATTTAGTTCTAAACCCTTTTCGCATAAAATACTTTAAAAAATTATGCAGACACTATTTTCATTAAAAAAATGTAAATCAAAGCATAATGCTCACACCGCGTTTTTCAGAGGGGTCGTTTACAAGATTTCCCTGGCACTTTTGAATTTTGGACATTTATTTTTTGTCCATTTTCGCGGAGCGATGCCATTTCTTTTCTGGACTTTTTTAAAGAGAAATAATATATTTAAAGGATATAAAGGCGGAAAGTTCCCACAAGTGGGAAATTAAACTGTCGTGGATGTAATATTGGATTTATTGACGAGTTCCATCATAAACTTGTTTTGTTCAATAATAAATGTCTTTAATTCTGAGTTCTGCTTACCAAGTTCAATAACGAGTGATGATTGGTCAGACAACTCGGACAATTTCTTACATACAACTCCAAACATCTGGTTGATTGTTTCATCCGTGATTTTAACAGTAGTTAATTGGACATCAAGTTTATCTGGTTCAGGTCCTTTACATTTTTTTTGATGATACCACATACCACTTCTTGATATGTATTGTTTTTGACAAACTGCACATGAAACCGAAGTTGGTTTATTATTTACATTTTGCTCAATATAATTAGAGTTAGTATGTTTTGTGGTAGTTAAATGTCGTTTAAAATCTTTTTTATTACGTGTAATAAAGTCACATTTTGTACAACTATATTTGGAATAATTATTATACGGATTTATATTGGTAGCGGCTTTTATGTGTTTATTTCGTGAAAGATGCTGCGTAAACACCTCCAATGTATTGAAACAAGAGAAATTGCAAGTCTCACACGTATGTGTGGATTTAACGTCATTTGTGTGGACAGTTGGGCGAGCAATTTTAGATTTGGGTTTAGGCATAGGTTCAATACTATTCAACGTGGCTTTGTGTAAAATGAAAAGTTCCTGTTCTTTTTTGCGTGCTTCGTAATGGTCTTTGCATTCGTGGTGTGCGATGATATCCATACGCCAATTGTTCCACCCACCGTTCTGCCGGATAAACTCATATAATTTACAAGAATAGTTCGCAGATTTGGAATTGTTGCAGCACTGTTTGTGCCCGGATTTTCTCTGAACGAAATTGGTGGTATGCCCGATATACACATCGGAAATGCGGTCATCTTTGCAAGAAATCTTGTAAAAGATGGTATTAGAGTAGTCAATATCAACCTTCGGCATGTGGGTATTATAAGTGTATTATATAAGTCTTATTGTAATATAGTCCTTAAATCAGTTTGATATAATAATATACTGTGTTGAGTGGGTGATAATGTCCAACAGTCTCCAATGTAAAATTGAAACAACAATAATATAAAAGATGATAACAACAATATATAATGGCATCAGTAGTTGCAGATATAGACATACAAAATATGGAGGGTCTCGCTTATTTGTCAACGATAGCGAACAACTCCATAGACTTGATATTGACGGACCCACCATACATCATATCAAGGGAAAGTGGAATGAATACACATTATAATAATGTAAAATCCAATGAACAAAATAGCATAATGGTAGTAAAAACCCCAGAAGAATGGGAAGAATATAAAACCGCCAATGCCCTACTAGACGATGTGGGACGTGTTAACTATATGAAGTATGGCACAGTATATGGAAAAAAGTATTGTGTGAAGACGGATTACGGAGAATGGGATAGTGAGTTTACGATGGAACTATTAGAAAAGTTTATATCGGAGTACTATAAAAAGTTAAGGAAGGGTGGTACGATGATAATGTTCTTTGACCTGTGGAAAATTACACCATTAAAGGAATTAATGGAGAAATATAAGTTCAAGCAAATCCGAATGATAGAATGGATAAAAACCAACCCACAGCCATTAAATTCGGGTGTGAATTACTTAACGAATTGTCGCGAGATAGCATTAATCGGAGTAAAAGGCGGCAGTCCAACATTTAATAGCAAATACGACAATGGCATTTATATGTATCCATTGCAAGGCGGAAAAAACCGGTTTCACCCAACTCAGAAAAGTCTACCATTATTTGAGGCACTCATTACAAAACATTCAAACGAGAATGATATCGTATTAGATACTTTCTTAGGTGCAGGTACAACCGCAATTGCGTGTAAGAATACAAACCGGAAGTTCAGAGGGTGTGAAATATCAGAAGAGTACTGTGAAAAAACAAATGAAATATTAGCCGGGAACGATGAAAATGAGTAAATGAGATAGTAAGAATAGAGACATATTTTTATTCTTCTTGTCGGCGAGCGTTAGTATTTGTGGACGGATTTTTCAGTTTGGCGATGACGCAAATATATGGGTCGTTAAGTTCAAACCGAACACCAATCACCTCAACTGTAATCTTATCGTTTTCTTTGATATCGGCGAATTTTTTATTGGTGAAATGATGGTCTCGTGCGACAAATACGACAACAGGTACAACCCCGGCATTGTCGTTGACTTCTGCGTGGACACCCGCTTTGGTAATAGTTTTTACATCACATTCAATCAACATACCTTCTACCGGGTGACAAACCATGCATTCAAACACCGTTTGGAATTCTATTTTATCCCCATTGACGGTGCCACTTGAATATTTGAGAACCTTAACTGAATTGGGCTTAATAAAACCTTCTGGAATACAACGTCCCTCGGTATTCTTTGAAATCCAGCGTTCTAAATTCTGTTTGAGTGTTTGTCCGACCTCTGTAATAGATAGGAAGACTTTCGTGGTAAGTAATTCGGTTACATACACGCCATAAATCTTATCATTATCCTTGGGGTTGGGGTTGGTCGTAATTTGATTGGCCATTCTAATTAATATACTCGTATATATTGTTTTATATGCATTAAAACAATTTATTCAATTTTCTTGGTTAAAATCGTTCTAGCCTCTGGCAGCTATGATACGGTTTAAAATAACTTCTTCTGGGTTAAAGAACCAACGTTTGGAAAGGTGTTTAATGTCGTCATAATGCCGAAGTAATATTTCGGTCATAACGCAAAGTCCGTTTTTCCAAATGGTATTTTGAATATTGAGACCTTGAATGGTAATTTTGTCGATTAATTTTTGTTCGGAGTAAACAATACGATTGCATATGGTATTTAGTCTCTCAATAAGATCTCTTTTGCCGGCGTTTTCACAATAGGCCCCTTTATTATTTCGTTTTTCTTTCATGTTCTTTGTTTTAAATACAATACGATTGCTCTCCTTAAACTGTCCCATAAAACCGATAATGTCATTATATATGCTACTACTTGAAATAAGCTTTGACAATGGTTGATTAAATGTGTTATCATCAGTGATGTCTATCTCATTCCAAATAGTATTATCAAGAGTGTCTTGTGAAAATATCTTAAATAACTCTGGGTTAGCATCGTCTAAAATAATAAAGCCGGTCTTAGCTCCTGCCCGTAAAATATGTTTGTCAAAATAGTCTTTAATATATTCTTCAATTGTATTTAGAGTGCGATCATTATCAGCATACAGATATTGTAGAATGAGTAATCGGTCGCTTAATGTCAATGTATCTAAGTAATGGTGTAACGCAAACTTTATGATAATATTATCGGTAAGTCCATCGTCTACATGAAACGTCTTTAACTTAAACGAAACGTTGCCAAGTAGTTTAAACCATTCGGTTTCACCCGTAGTCAGGTCATTAATTTCATTATCGGTCTTTAACTTAAACGAAACGTTGCCGAGTTCGGGTTCATCCGTTGTTAGGTTATCAACTTCATTAACGGGCTTTAACATAGCGGATTTCATCATATTGATCATATTCGCAACGTCCTTCATAACATCGTCGTATGTGCGCTTATTTTGAATAATATTTATTTGGGAAGCGATTTGTGCAGTAGTCTCCGGAGGAGCAGTAAGTTTTAGCGGAAGTGCCATTTTTAGAGTAGTAGGTTTATATTCAACTGGCATACTTCGTTCAAATGTGGAGGCAGTTTCGTCAGTTATTTCAGTAGGTTGGAATGCGTAAATATCACCAGAATTTATCAAGTGTCCTCGTCTACCGTATTTATCAATTAAGTGTTCATATGAGTTATTGACGAAGCGGGATAAAGCAAAGTCTATTTGTACCTCGGTATATTTGTATTCAATCTCATCATTCGGTAGATTAGTGGCAATCTTTTTAATCAAATGCTTATTTGGTGTATTTGGGCGAATATTGATAGAATTAATAAGTTCGGTTCGGTTATAGGTGGGTTTTTCTTTGAATAGTTGTCGTATACGTTTTACGATCATGCTATGATTGATCTGTGCGAACTCTTCCGTATAAGTATCATTGGTTGTATCAGATGGTTGAATAGTAGCATTAGGAGAACAAGTGAAACTACAATTGTCCATATAATCGCACATATCAGTGAAAGCCCTGTCCCCGACTTGATAATCAATTTCTGTTTCAGGTTTGCTGGAAAGCTTGATTTTAATCTCTTTGTTTTCTGCTTGTTCTAATAGTTTATCAATGGTAAAATTGGTCTGTCCAATATTTAAAATACAGTCCACCGCGTTTTCTTTCAATATGCGTGTCACTTTCCCTATTTGTACGGCTTTTTTCTCAGCGAACCTGTAAACGTACATGTCGGCAGTTTCTTCGTCCTCGGTTGGTGCAGTGGCGTGTAAATATATTTCTACGTTGCGTTCTTCAAACGGTAGACTACAATGGCTTCGATTACGAACGCCGCGTCCAATGATTTGTTCAATACGGTTCATATTATACCAAGGTTCCATAATGTGTACTTGACGAACATTTTTGAAGTCAAGCCCTTCTGCGGCGGCTTTGGTGATGAGGATAACTTTCACATTCTGTCCATAATTATTTTCAGGATTGGTGATATAGTTTAGATCGGCGGCATTGTTTGGCGAGAACCGTTTGTCGCCGGTGATCATTACATATTTTGCCGGATAAAAACGATTATTGGAAGAGTTTGGTTTTAATGTAATCGCGTCAATTGGTTCGGTGGGTCTTTTCTTGAAAAGAGATTTTGCATTTTTATCAGAACCGTATCGCGAGAACCCTAGTTCTTCTAATGCCAGTGCTAATGGTACGACACCGCCATCAATGTATTGTGAGTAAACGATAATAATCCCGGTAGAGGTCATGATTTTACTGCAAATATCAGACATTTTATTACTATATTTGTAAAGGTTCTCTTGGTGGAATATTCTACCATATTTTTTCAATGTATCTTCTTTGTATTCGTAATTATATTTAAGTATATCGCTGGTTTCGTGTTTCATAATTCGTGCAAGACCGTTTTTGCCAACCATATTTTGAACAATCGTTTCCAAGTTGGCATCGCCGGGTTGGGTGTTTGTAATAATAGCGTCTAATTCTGGACTGGGGTAGACAATATCAAGAGATTGTATGGGTTTTTCCAGATAAGTGTATCCAAATGTTTCCATGTTCTCAAAGGTAGGCATAACTTTTGTTTGTCCAAACTTATCGGTTACATTACCGCCGCGATTACGTAAATAATCCATAATGCATTTATAACCGTGTGTCTGATATTCACCCAACTTAGTCACATATAGAGGGATATTTTGAATGGGTTCTTCAATGTCCTTGCTGTTCATTTGTATTTTTGGGTAATTTTCAATGTCAAGTTTATTTTCAGGTGAAAAGATATCTGGATATATACGAAATGGGAAAGTGTATGGGTTCTCCCCGCGAACATATGAAACATATCCTGTAAGTTTTCTTCTTAGAAGAGCATCTCCGTTTTCCTGCCCGGTTACGAAGTTGCCAGTCTTATCAAACACCATTTGTTCTTTAATAGAGCTACGTTTATCTACTGCGTTCAATATGTTTGTTAACCAAATGATTTCTTTGTAGCTATTGTACATAGGTGTGGCGGATAGTAGTAAAAGTCGTAGGTTTTCCGCGTATTTACACACCTCTTTTAATAGCGATGCGATCTTCGTACCTTCTTTATTGTCGTCAGTTGGACGGATATTATGTACCTCGTCAACAATAATCAGGCGATTATCAAAAAATCTACGGATACGCTTTATTTTTAATTCTTTGCGTTCGGCATCAGTCAAATTGCCCGGATCAGCTTTGAGAACCTTTCCTTGTATAAAATGTGCGAGACGGGTGTATCCAACGAAAGAATAGTATTTGTTAATAATCCCATTGATTTGTGCGGTAACTTTTTCCCTGGATAAACCGCGAAGTCCGGTTGGATTAATCTCTTTTAATAGTGAATTGCCTATACAAGTATTCAAGTTCCATAAATCGCCGTCAGCTTCTAACTTCCGTTCATCAAATAATTGGAGACGAAAATTATTTTGGACATTTGGAGAAGCAACTATCAATATGCGTTCGGTTATACCGATTTGTTTCATAAACCCGCGTGCTTCCTCTGCAATACCGATTGCACTACACGTTTTACCAGTTCCGAGCCCGTGATATAATAAAAGAGCATTATATGGGGTTTGAAACGAAAGAAAATTTTTAACAAACATCTGATGAGGCATCAATTCAAAGTCTGCGTCACATAATAGATCTGCGTGTGTTTTAATATCTCGGATCTTGCCATCATACATGGTATCATAGAACTCTTTACGCTTTGCGATTTTAATGTTAAAGTTGGGGTCATTTAATTCCGGGTATAGAAAATCAAGTGTTTCGTCCGTACCTTGGTTACGGCTTTCAACTAATTCTTTCTTGTATATAAAATTGTTACCTTGTTCGGTGTCTACATCTGTTGGAAGTATACCAATATCACGTTGTATTTGTAAATCACCTGGCGTCATTTGAGGTTCAGTGTCTGATACGACCGTGTCTACCACTTCATCATATATACTATTATCCGTTCTAGTTTCTACGGCGGTAACAACGGGTTCGGGTAAAGTGGTGATAACGGGTTCAGGTAAAGTGGGTTCGGGTAAAACGGGTTCAGGTAAAGTGGGTTCGGGTAAAACGGGTTCGGGCAATGTAGTAACAACGGGTTCAGGTTGAGGTTCTAAACTATTTTTCTGGTCTAGGGCAATAACTTCCATACAGATGATTAAATTAATAATGTCCTGTTTCGTTTTTGTTCCGGCAATATATCTGCGTCCTGTGGGTTCTCCTTTTAATTCCGATAATATGTCTCGTAACTGTTGTCCATTCAAATTGTCAAGTTCCGCAGCGCGATTGCGTTCATCGTCATCTTTGGGTTCATAATCAGAAGAACAACCTATAATCGTTTTCTTATTGGTTTTCATATTCACAATCGGTTCACACATGCCAGTAATGGCGTTTCTAACTTGACCTCTTGGGCAACGAGATAATTTGAGTGTACGATTTTTGGGTATAGGCTTAGATTTTTCTGTATTTTGAGACATCCTATTCTACTACTTTAAACTATATGCATATAATTTTACATATCGTTTTCTTCATTGTGTCATTGTTCAATCATGTCAATAAAATGTATGCACTATACCATTTTCATAATAGGCAATGAAGTAATTGTATGGTGTATCTTGTTCATTATATCAAGTTTTTCTAAATTGTAAGGACGAATAATTTTGATACAATTTTCATAAGACATCCACTCCATACAACTAACCTCTGATTTTTCAAAGTTATTCATATTAATGGTAGACGCGTTTTCAATAAAAGTCAATAGGTACTTATGCTTGTATGATTTGTAGTTGGACCCAGTAAACGTTTCCTCATACGGAGCAACGTTTTGCAAAATAACGATCGCTGAACTGTCAATGCCGGTCTCTTCTTGGAATTCCCTTAACGCACAATTGTAATCATTTTCTTGATAATTACGGCGACCTTTTGGAAACCCCCATTCCGGTTCGGTCCAAACGGCGTGTGTATTACTTTCATCAATTAACTGCGATAAATTATATAGTTCATCGTTACAATGAACACCGGCACGTAGTGTATTAAATTTTACTTTGGATATATTTTCTTCGTATTTGTACTGTGAAGACAGTTTATTTGTCCCCCATAATTTGTTCCATATTTTGTCAAAATCTAGCGTGCGAAGTCGTTCCTTTTCATCGGTGGTCATTTGTTTTAGCATGTTAATCAAGTAGAATTTGTTATTGACAAAGTATTTTCCTCGCATAAAATCAATAAATCCGAGAGTATCTTTCCGCCTTATCATAAGATATTCTACTATTCCTTGGTTGAACCTGAATGCGATAATGCCAACGCTAGTAATGGGCATTTTGCATTGGTTATATATATGGCCTTGTTTACCACAGTTATTACAATAGTTATCTGTCATGAATTAAGTTTAATCTAATATAATGATGTCTGAACGCTTTATATCTGTTGTATAATAAGGAATGATATTTGACCAAAACGTATGGGGTCCACATTATTGGTTTTTTTTACATACAATTGCAGAAGCATATCCATTGACCCCGAATGAAGTTACTAAGCGGAAATATTACGACTTGATACAGAACATGCCATTGTTTATACCGATCGCTGAAATGGGAAACAAATTTAGTGAAATGTTAGACAAGTATCCGGTAAGTCCATATTTAGACAATCGCGATTCCTTTGTACGGTGGGTCCATTTTATACATAATAAATTTAATGTATTATTGGGAAAGAATGAGGTCCTATTTGCAGATGCCTTGGAGAAATACCGTGCTGAGTACAAACCAAAGCCGGTATTTCTACACGAAAGGATCCACATAAGACGACAATATGTGCATATAATACTAATATTAATATGTATATTTTTGATATACGTCTACTATGAGTAAAATAGTAAAATGTCTCGGTATAGTATAAAGGGCAAAGATGCGAATGGAATTAGTAATCATCATAATAGCCGGTTTCATAATGGCAAATATATACACCGACGGAAAATATGTCAAGATGTTGGCCTCGGGTAGGAAGTACTATCAAATGGCAGGTGTAGCAATTGGGGCGTTGATGTTTTATATATTATTTAAACGAAATCCGTTACGAGCGCGTGAAATGGTGAGTGCATCAAATGAATATATTAAGTATTTACCGATTGATAAGAATGCATCAAATATCATATCCCCGATATTAGACTTCACATCAAAGCATAGTTTTGCGAATGAAAGTAGCGAACAATATCCAATTATACCCATGTCAAACAATAATAATCAGTATGCTTCTGAGAACCGGATAGTGAAATCCGGAAAAAAATCAACCAAGCGATCTGTGAGTGAGACCAAGAAGAAGTTTGTAGCAGCTAGACAAAATTGGAAATGTAATGATTGTCAAAACCAACTGAGTGCGTGGTTTGAGGTAGATCATACGGTAAGACTAGAATACGGGGGCAGTAACCATATAGATAATTTAGTGGCATTATGTCGTGAATGTCACGGAAAGAAGACAACCATGGAGAACCTGTAAAACAATATAAGATACAATAAAATATACATTATTGTATACTAGATAATAAAATGAGTGCATTCGGATGGACCATTGGTCTAATCGTCGGATTTATATTATTCAACACTATTGTGTCCATTATCAGCTTACAATTTAATGTCGGATGGGCTAACCGGTTGTGGAATTTAATGACTGAAATATACGCAATAATTATTTCAATGATAACTGCACCTGTAATAAGTATTTTTAGACAAATAATAGCTTTATTCGTTAATTTATATACAGAAATAACAGAACATAAGGCATATGGATTAGTATTAGGCGCAATTATAGCAAGTGCCGTAATATTGAATTATGCGGCATATGATCCAGCAGCGGGGTCAACTGATATATATAAATATTTGTTCCCAATACTGGCGATATTAGGTAGTGTTTTTACTTACATGTTAATCAGTAAGCTAAGTGGTAGCACTCCAAATGATTATTCCGTGTTAGTTGCCTTGGCACTATTCGGGGTAATGTTTGGAGCGGCATTCTATTTCTATTCATCTGGTTTAACATATCCACTGACAGTGGCAGTCGTGTGTTGTATCGCATACCTATTTTTAAGTTATATTTCTGGCACATCAATGAAGTACGTGATAATTACATTGACCTCACTAGCAGCAATATTTGGGTTATCCTTATACTATATAATATCAATTGGTCAACAAAACCTAGATAATTCTATTATACCATATGTGCTATCAAGTATTTTGACATTAGCCATCGTAATAGGCTTAGCGATAGTATTCTATTTTTATAGTAATTACTTAAAAACTGTGGGTGGGTGGAAGGGGTGGTTAGTGAATTTTATATTCTATGTGCCGTGTTTGATACTAGATTTCCTGAACTATATTAAGAGTGAAATAGGATTAACGTCCCATTTGGTATACTATTTATTCCTAATTGAATTGATAGCAGCACTGTTGTACATTTATATACCTAAAATTATAAATAAGGTGGCAGCCAGTGAAGGTACTCCATTGTTAGCCGACACTGCCTTCTTAGATATAAAGAAAGAACTCGGTAGTGGTTACACGGTTGCATTTAAGAATACAAGTATGGCAGACGATGCGGTAACAACATTCAAACGGTCATATAGTATATCTATGTGGGTCTACTTAAATATTCAAGCACCAAACTATGCGTCTTACGCAAAAGAAGCCGAAATATTTAACTATGGAAATGGGTTACCAAAAGTGACTTATGTGAATAATGTAGATACCGACGGCGATAAAACACCAGATGTCTTAAAGATATACTATACAAACAAGGGTAATGTAACCGAACAAAGCTTTACAGTGAATATAAAGCCTCAGAAGTGGAACCAATTAGTATTTAATTATACATCTAGTCAGGTAGATTTGTTTATAAATGGACATTTAGAAAAAACATATGCATTTAATGATGATCCAGTAAACCCAAATTTACCCGAATATTTACCAAGTGATGTTATAACCGTTGGTTCGGAGGACGGATTGGACGGAGCCATATGTAACGTAAAATACCATTATGTTCCACAGACGAAAAGTCAAATAGCTACGTCTTATAATTTATTAATGAAACAAAATCCTCCGACAAATATTTTGTAATGAAACTATATAAGAATGACCCCAACCACCATAGTTCTGATAGTTATTATACTATTATTAGTATACGTGTTATATGCATATTTAACCGGCACAGTTACATCTCTCACACAGACGGCCAGTTTGAAGTCGCAGGTGCCGGCTATTACCAAGATTGATGGAGCCAGAAACACGCGATATGGTTACAGCATATGGATATATGTAAATACGTGGTCAAACTCTGGAACGAAGACAATATTTAGTCGTGCTAATAACATGAAGTTGTATTTAGATACGACAAGTCCTAGCTTAATGCTGGATATGGCAATGAATGGTCCAGCCGGTGGTGCCTATGCAAAAGAAACCATGACGATTACCAGTAATTTCCCTCTTCAAAAGTGGGTTTGTATATCGATTAGTGTGGATAACCAGTTTGTGGATGCTTATTTAGATGGAAAATTGGTAAAATCACAAAGGATGTTCAAACAACAAACAACTGCTGGGGTTGGGTCAGCTCCTGCAACGGTGACTAGTTACATTCCAATAACACCTCCGGATGCCACGTTAAGCCCTATCAATTTAGGAAACGTCGGCCAAACCGGTGGGTTTACTGAATTTGACGCATTTATTGCCGAATTTAAGCGATGGTCTGTACCGATTGACCCGCAGAGTGCGTGGGATACATATTTAGCTGGAAATGGTACAAACGCAATATCTCGTGCATTCTCGTCATACGGAATAGATGTAGCTGTATTAAAGAATAATGTAGAGCAGACAAGGTTCTCGTTCTAAGATGATATAATAAAAGACGGATATAATTAAAAACGTCTGACATTTAATCCCAACGTATATTATAATAGATATAATATGAGTTTTCAACCAAATATAGCGCCTTCATCTTCTGGATCAAGCTTTGGTCAATCATTTGCAAATAGTGTAGGCAGTACCGCTGATAGTGTGAGTAACAATTTGTCTAGCACATTTACCGAGTTTTCTAGTCAAACTACCGCAGCAACGGGAGCAACTAGTGAATTTTTAACATCAAATACAATCATCGCAAAATTTGCATTTATATTGTTAATATTGGTTGCATTTTTATTGCTATTTAATTTAGGTGTAACAGTTCTTGGTTACCTTACCGACCCGTCTCCTGATCCGTATATTATAAAGGGATTGATTGATGGTAACACAGAGAAGATAATACCACAGGATCCGAAACAGACTAATTCTATACCGATATATAGGTCAAATGACCAGTCAAAAGGTATGGAATTCACCTGGTCTGTATGGCTATATATAAATGATTTGGGAACTACTGCGGGTAAATATCAGCACATTTTTAGCAAAGGTGACGGAAAAATAAGCACAACCACGAGTTTATCTACTATACATAACGGACCCGGTCTTTATATGAAGCCGATGGAGAACACACTACGTATTATAATGGACACAGTCTCTCCGACAGACACCAATACTGAAATAGAGATAGACAATATACCTATTCGGAAATGGGTTCAGGTTACCGTGCGTTTACAGAACACAGTGTTAGACGTATATGTAAACGGAATTGTAGTAAATCGTCTATTGCTGAACAATACCCCTATGCAAAACTATGGTGATGTATATGTTTGCCAACAAGGAGGTTTTTCTGGTAAGTTATCTAATTTGAGGTATTTTAGCAGGGCACTGAATGTATTTGAAATAAATAATATTGTCTCGGCTGGACCAAATTTGAATATAGCGGAAGATGCCAAACCAGTCGGAGGATTTGGTTACTTATCTAGCATGTGGTATGCATCTAAATATTAGGTATAGTAAAAATATAGTAAAATATAGTACTAGATATATAGTATATTTTACAAATGGCAAATATTAGCATGAACCTAGATTTGATGTGTGAGTTGAGAAAACAAAGACAATCCTTGTTTGCGATGCCATCATTTCGTGCAACACCCGTATCGCCTTATCCAGAATATACGAAGGAGCAACTAGACATGCGACGAAAAGCAGAAGTACTAAAATATGCGGGTAATCGCATGAATACCAAAACCAATAGTCTGACAAAAACGGGTCGCTTTGCACAAATTATTACTGGTAAATATCAGTCTCGTTCGTATACTACAACATTTACAGAAAACGTTAGTTATAAATTTGACGACTTATTAAAACTGAATAGCGTTGTCATTGAGCGTGTTCCAGTATTTTCAGTATTTGACTGTTCACAAGACGATCTTATTCCGGTTCCCACATCTTCTTCTGATGTACCTGGTCCAATAATCAATTTGTATAATGACGATCGCATTCCACTTTATAATTTCACCGGCATGTTGAATAATGCATATGCAATCACTGATGTAATTGAAACCGAAAAATGGAAGATAAACTACATAGGTGAAAATGCGCCTAATTTTTATACGACTACGTATGACACTGGGAATAAATATGATACTGAACCGACCGAAACTATACTATCCTACATATACATTACAAGTGCGATTGATCAATCCGAATATATATATGAGATGTCTGTACCAATAGGTATTCATTTTGAAGGTAAATATAAAGGAAATAGCACAACCAACGGGTTTAATCCCACAATTACATTAACTATTCCAGACGGTGGGTTTAATCCACAAATTCTTATTGGATCAAATGTATTAGATATAAATCGGGTTGTTGAGTTTCACGATAATGCGAATAATATAAGTGATGTTTCGTTTAACATTACCAACAAACACGCAGACTTCTCTGGAACAATGTATATTGGAATGTTAAAAATTTCTAATATCAGCCTATATACTGCTGTTGGTTATATATATACGGCTAATATCATTACTAACGTTACATTTAGCACGGGAAGTTCCGCTGACACAACAAAATTAGCTACCGACTATTTATTTAAGTATGGTTTATATTATAATCTTTCTGACGCTATTATCAAAACAACGACTAACTGTACGATTAATCGCGCTGCGAGCAGCGAACCACGAGGTCAAATTCAACTAACTTCATCATCTAACGCATAATCGGTGGAACCGATGTCACGGCATATTGGACAGCGTGTACATTTCGGTGAACAAGATGAACATATAAAATGTCCGCATTCTGGTACTACTAATTTATCAATGGGCATACTTTCATAGCATACGGGACAGTCTTCTGTAATCGTACATTTCGCATATAGCGTTTTTATAATTGTATGTAATGAGGATATTTTTGAACGATATGTAGTCATTTTACTATTATGTTCGGTTGTAACCCGAGACAGATCCCGTGACGTAGACGAAAGTCTTTTTCTGTAAAACTTGTTATCCGAAATCAATTTTCGGGTTTGTAGTTGCAGTTCGTTATATTGTAGTTGCAACTCATTGAACCTTATTTCAATGTGACTGTTCGTTTCAACCGGATAAGGTTTACAATTTTTTGCATACTTTGCAATGACACACGCAATCATGTTTTCATTATCCTCACTTACTTGTGTTATCTCAACAAAGGCTACACGGCGTGATGCATTGCCAGTGCCTTGAACATAATGGTATATTGCATAATCTTCAAAATAATTATTAAATTCTCGGATAAGATAATCCGCATCAGGTAAATCCTGATCGCCGTATACGGGTCCAGGTCCATATGCGGTTCCATCAATTGTATGATTTGTATCTATATCATATAATTTAATCTTGTTAGGTATCCGTATTTCGTAACAGTGAACTGATTCGGATTTGTTGCGAGTAATGTTGATTATATTGAAAGTTAAGTTGTATGTCAACGTCATAAATTTGTCAATTGCAAGCTGACATAGTTCATCTCGTGTTTTTGGCATAGTAGATATCGTTGTTGTTATTATTTGAAAGTGTATTAAATGCCGACGTGCAATTCAATTTTCTAACGAGTTTCTTGCATATTATTGCTCAAAGTTGGATTTAGACATTTATGTTGACTAGGAAATATCTGTCCAGACATACATTTTGTATCTTTATCAATTTCTACACACCCTCTTCGGCCTTGATAATCACCCGCTAAACACCAATGCGTCTTACCCGATGCAATTGACGTCTGTATATTACTCGTTGATGCGTCTGTATCGGGCATTCCAGCTTTAATGTTAGAAATATTTAATGCTTTATCAAAATGCGATTTAGATACAGGGTCAAGTGCATCTCTGCTACTATCTTTCAAGATGTTTCCAACAGACTGAACTGATCCACTTGCAATATCAATTCCGGTTTTTGCAGTAAGAGATACGACATCTGCGGTTGTGTTTATAACTGCCCCCGCAGTGTATCCAAATAAAGATAGGATTTGAACGATAAGTGGTTTAAAGATGTTAACGATAGACTGGAAGAAATTGCCGAGTATTTGGAGTAGATTGCCCAAGAAATGTAATATATTTATTCCTAAAAGAGAGAATATTAGCAAAAATACCAGAAGAACAATGAGAAGGTTTTTATTGACGGTAATTCCTCCATTGCCGGTATCTAGTTTAGGAGAAGCAGAAGCCATTGTAGTATCCATTTTATAATATATATAATCAAACATATTTTTACTTGTTCGTTTGCATTTGACAAAAAAATTGTCATTTAATAATAAAATGGGTTTGTTTAGTTTCGTAGAGACCTTCTTCTTTGTCAGTTTAGGCATTACGTTTATATTGATCTTGCTATTGATCTACCATTTTAGACAGCGGTTTGTAGCATTAGAACAGAAATGTGATACTATGTTTGACCTGATTAATAATATAGTGACCGAGCTGAATAGTGAACGTCGTGCCTTAAACGGTTTCGGAGAAACCGACCCTCATATAATGTTTTATCCGGAAGCAAATGACCGTCTTACGTCTGGTGGGCAGTCTGGTATGGTAAAAGAGTTTCACAATGTGAATGATGATGAGAGTGGCAGTGATGATGAGAGTGGCAGTGATGATGAGAGTGGCAGTGATGATGATGAGAGTGGTAGCGACGATGATGAGAGTGGTAACGAGGATGAGAGTGGCAGTGACGAGGATGAGAGTGGTGACGATGCAGAGAATTCAGTGAAAGTTATTACATTAGAACCCTTAGAAGAACTACACGAAATGCCGATTGACGACATTGATACTTCTGATAATGACGAGAATGAAACCGGTGTTAGTTTAGTAGCAAGCGATCCAATTGTAGTAGAAAAGTTAGACAACGAACATTTAGAAAATCTATCCAAACCAGATGTAACTGAAAGAGTATCATCCGACGTATATAATAAGATGTCTATCCAGGCGTTAAAGGCCTTAGTTATTACCAAGGGATTGAGCAGTGACCCGAGTAAAATGAAGAAGGGGGATTTAGTGAAGCTATTAGAGACTGCCGGTCAGTAGTAAACTTATTTATAATATCTATAAATGTTATATATTATAATGTTCTCAACCAATTATGCAAATCTAGACAATGCATATACTAAACCCGAATTTGAATTTTCGCGCACTATGTATCCTGTTCACAAGGAGGCCTCTTTTCCAAATATACCAAAAATGATCCCCAGCAGTTTACAACCAGAGAATGCGAATAATGCCGATTTGGTTGCAAAGACGGGTATAACGACTAATTGGCAGTACCGCAAGTATTTAACTGATAATGCAAAGGATATTATGGAATATAATTACCGTGAGAGCAATAATGAGAACGGGTTGGCAGTGAGAAACTCGGCGTTACCGGGTATGCAATGCAACAATGTAACTGGTATGACAAATACTCCTCGCATGCAGACAAGTACGATTGCTCCGATACAAGGAACCTCCAATGAGAGTTTAAAGAATGCATATTTGGCATCAGTTGCGTTTCATTCCGCGTCAATTGCTCCTACCATTGACCGCAAACAACTTCGCAGATAATGATTTGCCGTTCAAACGACATAAACTATTCGGTTTATACTGTTTATCATCGCCAAAATGAAGGTAATTAGTTTTGATGTAGGAATAAAGAACATGGCATATTGTGTTTTAGATTGTACACAAGGAGAACTTGGTATCATCGGTTGGGGTGTATTGAATTTAATGGCCAAACAAGAAACCGAACACATATGTAGTTGTATAAACAAACCAAAGTCAAAGAAAACATTGCCAAGTACGTGTACCAAGAAGGCAAGGTACACTAAAAACGACCTATATTATTGTGATAAACACGCGAAGGAAGGTTCTCAGTATATCGTCCCGACTAAACAAATGCAGCCGTCTTCATTGAAGAAACTAAAAGTGGACGATCTTATCAAATTTGGTAACAAGCATCTTGTATTTTTATCTACCCCCAACTATGATAAATTACTGAAAAAGGATTTACTAACAATAGTTATGACCTATTTTGAAAAACATTGCTACGAACTAATAGTTGCAACCAAATCTAAGACGGCATCAGAGACGGACCTCATAGAGATTGGACGTAACATGAAAACCTGTTTAGGAGAAATAGAGAACCTATCAGATATTACGAATGTAGTCATTGAGAACCAGATATCTCCGATTGCAAATAGAATGAAAACAATACAGGGTATGCTTGCACAGTATTTTATTATGACAAATGAAAATGCAAAGATTTCTTTTATATCATCGGCGAATAAATTGAAACAATTCGCTAGTCGCCGCACATTCACAGAAGACGACTTGACTGAAAACACGTTGACAACGGTAGCGGACGGTGCACGAGGCATTAATCCAGACTATAAAGCTCATAAGAAAGACGGTGTTTATTATTGTTTAGAGATTATAAACAAGAACGATCATTTGATACCATGGAGAACATGTCTTGATACAAAGAAAAAAGACGATTTAGCCGATGCATTTTTACAAGGTATTTGGTATTTACGAAACAATAATAATATTATAGTTGCGGAGGATTTAAAAATAAAACTTGTATAAATATCATAATACAATGGAAGTCATAGATTTAGGTGCATTGGACGATTTAGACCCTATTTCCCTAGATATAGAAGGATCTGGCACGGGATTTTCAAGCTCTAATTTTGGGTCCGGAATAGAGCTTCTAATGAATGATAAAAAGATCTCATCAGGTAATTCTAATTTAAATTTAGGCGAACTTGATAATTTAGAGAATGAGTTAAATGAGTTGTCTGGACAGAGTAGACCAGCATCATCTAATGGTAACACAAAAACACTATCTGGAATGGCTGCAAACCTATTTGGGTTTGGATCCAAGGCGGAGCCAGCGAGTAAACCATCGTCATCAGACGAGCCGTCTAGTTCAAATATTGGACAGGCAACCCGCAGTAGTATGGGTAATGCAAAGACTTGGGACGGATTTTCTAAGATTAACGAGATACCATTAAACGCCGAAAAAGCCACCACTCTCAGTGAACGAGAGGTACGTCGTAAGAAGCGCGCTATGTTAAAGAAGTTAGATGAATGGTATGAGAAAGGATTGATTAAACATAATTCCAATTTCTCTTTGGATTCGGCATTTGATGAAATTGAAGATGAGTATGAAACTGCATTGGAAGACAAGCGTAAAAAGGATAGTGTGAAGTTGCAAGGGTGGTGGTTTATGACGTTTATTAATTCTTTGGAATATGCAAATACGGCATTTAATCCATTTGATTTGAACCTCGACGGTTGGGGGGAGCAGGTGAATGAAGACCTGGATAGTTATGAGGAGATTTTCTCGGAATTACACGATAAGTACAAGGGTGGCAAACTTGCACCCGAGATTTCTCTATTGCTTCGTGTAGGGTTTAGCGCGGCAGTACTGAACTTTTCAAATAAAGCCCTGTCAAGTGCAACCCCCGCGTTCAATGATGTAATTAAACAAAGCCCTGAACTAATGAAGATGTTCACAAATGCCACTGTAAGTAGCATGAGCCAATCATCACCTGGATTTGCAATGGCAAATAACTTTATGCAAGATAATACGAAACCAAAGGGACCTCCTCCTCCCGCTCCCATAAATACACAGAATATGGCCCCCCCTCAGCGTCCGGGAATGACGTATACAAATGAGCCACCAAGCAATCGCCCAGATATTAATGCAAGTCGTGGAGCCATGTTTAGAGAACAAGGTGTAGAAGCAAACGGTGAATACAATATTAATGCACCTGAACGTAGTATTCGCACACCACAGCAATCTGCTCCTCGCCAAGAGATGCGAGGACCTCAATCAAGCGACATAGATAACATCTTGGCGGGTCTAAAAACACGTAACGTGAATATCCACGAGACCCCACCACCACAACAGTTCAGACAACAAGTTGACGACGACTCGGTTATCTCTATTGCCTCATTGAAGGACATGCAGAACTCTAATATGCCAAAGAGTTCAAATCGTAGAAAGAATAGGTCTGATAAAAATACCATTTCATTGGATATTTAATGTGTACGTTTACAATAAAAAATAGCATAACGCCATTTTTTATTTGGTTTGATTTTTCCTAACTGAAAGGATGTATTTTATTTTTCTGAATACAACAATCTATCTGGTTTGTTTATTTTATGTCTATCTCTAAGATATCGTGCGGAGACTACGGTTTTAGGTGGCGATGGGATTAAGTTGTCAAATGTAGCAACCGCAGTAATTATGTCTTCAATTGTAGCCGCAGTGTTTCTACTATAATCACGATAAATCCGGCCTGGGGGTTTCGGTTGGTTCATTTTACTTCTGTTCCTAAGGTAGTATCTGGATGCAATTGGTTTATCTGAACGAGCAAGTTGCAGAAGAGCATTTGCCGCTTCCATATGCCGAGTGGTAACGCGAGATGACATGTTGAATTAGTTGCAATTGCATTTCAATGAAAACATTCAATTTTTCAATGAAGATGGGATAAATTGTGTTAAATGCCCAGTTCCAAAATTAATGGGTAGTGGTCAGAGTTATATGTTCCACAAAACTCTTCATATTTGTGGTAATAATATGCACTCTTTATTTTTGTTTGCAATCCCGGCGTTACCAACAGATGATCAATGGTAGAGAACTCGTCGGGAGTAGATTTACAGTCACCGTTCTTGTCCCACCAATCCGAATAACGGTCTGATTTGGTTATAGTTGATGCCACATTGTATAACTGGTATATATTTGTATTTTTTCCACGCACAATGTCAAGAACGTGTGAGATGGGCTTATTATTATTGGCGTCTAGCGGGTCTTCGTCAAAATCATTAAAATCGCCCATTACTATCACTTCATAACCCTTCTGTATATACGGAACAATGATATTCTGAATAACAGTCGCCTGCGCTTCTCTCTCCGCACACCGCGTTGTATCCGTAGGATATGCAAGCAAATGGAGACCAATATAGAGCACCTTCATATTCTGCCATTGAAATTCAGTAATATAGTGTTTAGTAACACCCGATGTTCCGGGCGAACCGTTATATCCACACTTTGACCCAGGAACAGGATAACTGACGCGTTCTTCTGATCTGTATAAACTGACCGAGGGGTTTATTTTGGTCAACATTCCGACGTTTTGTCCGGTAGACGTGTCCGAGCCTTGTATCAAATACGGGTTGTATTCCGGCGATGTTTGTTTTATCAGTTCATCTAATTCATCACAGCCTTCTACCTCACATAAGTTCATTATATCCGGCTGTACATCATTAATGACATTTGCGACGTACTGAATATGCGTTTGGGCGATGGTTTCATTTTGCCACGTACAACCCGCACCTGGACAATCTGCATTTTTATAGTAGTCGGTGAACAACCACTCCACATTATACTGCATAATACGTAGCGTATTCTTGTCTTGTCTACGATCCGCATTTGGATTAGTCACGGTTGGACAGAATGTCTCGGCATACACGGTGAGAGGTGCAAACAGTGCAAAAATAGCGGTCATTGCAACGATCATACGAGAACCAAACATTGTCTATATTGTTATATACACTGGCTAAAAGAATTATGTCTAAGTTTTTTATTATATCCTTTTACGTATGTTTCATATAAAACGCTTATCTTATATGAGACCAATAATTGTCTACGCATCACGCCCGCTTATTGTTTAACAAATCTCCTTTTACTCTTTATTGCCCTTTTTGATTTCAGTTTTCTGGTTTTTAGTTTGTTATGTGGTTTGCCGCCATCTGTGTCATATATAGTATTTACGCCAAGTAATGCCGTCAAAAAATCTAAAAAACATTGGAAATAGCGTTGAAAATAATGGAGGTCAATGTCTATCGGCGGCACCCCTTCTCTCGCGCTAATAGGTAATATGCTCATTAGATAAGGTAGTGTGTTTTGAATGTAGGATGTATGAACATGTGGGGGCGCGGTTTTATATTGAAGAAATTCAAAAACCAGATTGTTTATAAATAAATTGTCTATATGGTTAGGCCAACTAATTTTACGAGTAGGAGGCGTTTGATAATGCGCGCCTGGCTTATCATACATATTGTTGTCAGTTATGCCATTAAAACATTGATTTAGTGTATATATTAAATAATATTCTCTATCTTGATAAGTAGTATTTCTTGGAAGGGTATAATTGCTTAAATTTCCATTTGCACTTTTTAATGAATTTATAAAATCTTTGTCTTGTAACCGATTATTTATAGTATTTAAATGTGTTACATTATCGCGTAATAATGATACAAATATTTCATTATTTTTGAAATTTTCAATAATGACATTAATATATTCTATTTGCGCTTGAATATATGTACATCTAACTACTTCTGCTAATTGTTCTGGTTCTTGGGGCACTTCTTGACCAAGTGATCTAATATGTTCAACAAGATCATCGCCCGTTAATTTACTATCATAAACTATTTGTTTTACGCAATTTGTAAAACGTTTTTTTGCTTGGTCTATAAGATAATTTTGTCGTGCATAAGTTTCGGGACTTGGTTGTAATCGTTGAAGTGCCGCCATTATATATATTTAATGTACATTATTTATTTCAAAAGCTGGCATTTGAAATAAATATGATTGAACTGTTTTCTAAATGTGCCGTGCTATACATTATTCACGGTCGCTGACCATTTGCACAATGCCTGATATGCACCGTCTGCAATTTCCTCGTCAGTTTTTCCGTCCATACTATTTGCCACGTTGTCCGCCCCTATCATATACAAAACCACGGTCGGTGAACCCAGTCCATCTGTGGCATCCAGCATATCCGTAAATGAGTTGCCATATTTGCCATCGCCATACCATTTCATTATATTGTTGCCCGATGGGGCGGTTGGCCACCATCTGTGACTAAATCGTAGGATAACTTTATCACAAATCGCCATTTTCATCTTGCGTAAAGCGTCCAAATGTTCATTTGGTAATGGCGGGCAAATAGTTAAAATTTGGCTAGTGTTATCGGCTGCCTCTTGTAGAAGTGAAATGGGTATGGTGCAAATGCAATAATCCGCAACAATTACTTCGTCCGCTGCCGTTGTTAGAGTTATCGCTTTGGTCCAGTCAATGTTCTTGATTGGAGTATTATATCGGATATCAATTCCCTCTGCCATTCCAGTCCATAATGCCGAAAACCCTTCCTTGATATAATGGTCACCTTCGCCAACATAAGACGGTTCTTCTAGACCATATTTGGATGACAATGTGTTCAATGGTATGCCTGTATCCGCCATAATTTCGGCGATAGTTAAATCAATTATTTTTAACATTCTCGGATTATCTTGGTACATTGGGCGTATTATATCGTCAATAATTTGCAAGACTGAGCTATCCGCATCTACCGTTTCATGATACCGTTGTGCGGCGGTTTCAATCTGTAATACCATTGTGTTTATTTCGTCAACCGATACGGGACCATCTACACAAGATGCATACGGATGCATAAAATCGGTTGGAATGAGAGTTAGTCCTAGGCGCAGCGCTTCTTTAACGAGAGGATTGGTTTTGTATTGTTGCAGCCAAGTTCCCCCGGCGTCAACGTGAATGCCATCGCCCATAGAAATGGTGGTTGCTCTGCCGCCCAATCGGTCAAGTGCCTCAACAATGATTACTTTGTGGGAAACTGCATTTGGACCACTATTAAATGACTTATGAATGGTTTCCGCGGCACTAATTCCAGCGGCGCCGGCACCAATGACCACGACCAATATTGGTTTATCGGGCATATTGTCGGATTGTATGAGTTCTAAACACCATTTCGCCGCACGTTTGCCAGATACATATGCGCCGTGCACTTGTGATGGAAAGTCAGGAACAGTAGATTCGCCAGCAAGAATAAATGATTTTGATATTGGTTTGCCCAATTGTTCTCTGTCGCTAGGCCTGCCACCTACCAGAAGTTGTGACCAAGACCCCTTTGCGTATGGATTATTTGTCCATCTGGCAACGTGAAATTCGTTGGGTGGGGATTTTATGATATTGGAAGGAATGGTCGTTTTTGTTTAATAATTGAAGAGAATAAAAAATGGACAATGTAACGTAACGTACACTGGCACATTGAGTTATGTCAAAAGTATATGCTAAATAAAAAATACAGTTTGTCACAGCGTTGTTTTTGTTTGTTTTATAGGTTATTTTGTATTTTGTATTTTTGCATCTTTTGGTCATATTTTGGTTTATTTTTTTTGTATACATCTGGATATTTTTGTTCGTGATATTTGTGTAGATTTGTGGATTTCATATCCCGATTGCACGATACACATATTGGGATGGTATTGTTTATCCCTGCGCCCCCTCCGTACTTGCGAGGAATAATATGACCATTGTGATATGTTAAACCACGCTTAATATAATCAAGTGTGGCAATGTCACAGACATAACATTTTGGCTTTGTTTGAGTTTCATACACAATCTCCCAAACGGTTTGTGCCACAATGGGTGTTATTTGTTCGTCAGATGCCTTGAAATTGCGTTCCTCCGGATCTGGGCAAATTTCTTTAATGCATTTGAGAAGACGGTTGTACGAAATGCGATATACTGCACACTTTGCTGTTTTCACTGGTTCAGTATCAACAATTTTCGCCGGTTCAACACATACATTTTCAAACTTGTATTTGATTTTTCTTTCCCATAACATCGCTATATCTAGAGCCGGATAATATTTGTGGATGTCATCATTAATGCTGGTTAATATATCTTTTGGCGCATCCGGGCTTTGCATAGGCATCGGTTTCATCCAATTAACAAGGTTCTGCATATTCTGATTGTATGCATTTTCGCCCATTTTGCTGAAATGAGTGTAGATGGCGTGCGTTGTGATCGGAGGCAATTTAGTCTTAGGGAGAAGACGCTTACAGAATTCGGACAATCTCATCACATCTCGCATAAATCGGTCAAATACATCCTTATCATATACAAATATACGCGTTTGCCTAGCGCTCGGCGTTTTGCAAGACCTTTTACCAATCGCATTCAAGCAAGTCGTTAACGCCGAATCTGACAAGTCATCTATTTTATCATCGTCTGATATTCTAAACAAATTAACGGCATCTTCGTCAATTGACGTTAGTGGGTTCATCATTGCGTTTTTTGATAGATGATAGAACCTGATTAGCATGTGAATTCCAAATTTTTCAGGTTTAGTTGCAAGGCGAGGAAGTATATCACGATTGTATAAATCCCACACGCGGATGTTAATTTCGCTTACCAGCTCATTGTTAATGTTGCGGAAATAATCAGAACCTGTCACCTTGGCGCCTTGTTGCATTGTAGTAAATATGCGTTGTCTTTTTTTGATATCCGAGTTTTCTTCGATGTTTATACACATTTCAATGTCCTTAAAATTCTGCTCATGGCCTGGCATACGATCCAAATACAAAACTGTGCGTTTAGTTTTTTCGATCCACGCATCTACTGACAGGGTAGATGTGTAAAATATTGCAACCGGTTTATTGTCACAATCACGTGCATCAATGTATGCCATATTGCAGTCGGCTGGCAATTCGGGAATCTCTATGGATTTGACGAAATATTTTATCGCAGTAAGTCGATGTTGTCCATCAATGCATTCAAAACTGGTATCGGAACGTTTGTACAACGAGATAGCGCCAAACATTCCATTGTTCCACAAGTCTGTAATGTACTCAACAAACTGACCTTTTTCCCATTGGTATTTGCGTTGATATCTTGGCGGACGTAATTCGACGTTATTTAACATCTCGTCAATTAATTCGGACATCTTTATTATGCGGTTGCTAACATTGCGTTTTGGCAACTGAACACTTTTTGCGCCGGCGGCGTTGGCAAGTGCGATTGTTGACATTCTCTTGAACTCTTGAACTCTTGAAATTGATAACCTGTTGGTTGTAATGATGCTACCAATTCTGTGTAAAAAAGCTTTTCAATTTTTTACACAGAATTGTTACACATTTGTTACAAATATGTAACAACTTGGGTAGTGTGATAAGAGGATTACGTTACTCCTAGTTTTCTCATGATCCCATTGGGATTATACCTATATTTTCTAGTAATCCAGCCAAGTGTCTACGGTTGCGTTCAGCTATACTGAGGGACCTTCTTCTAGATATAGCAAATGGCTTCACCTCGGTTGACCAATGAATAGCGTCTGCATATGTCATATTATAATCTCGGCAGAACCAGTGCGACCTACACATCGGGCATTTTTTGGTATTAGACCTACAAATTTCTTCTGTACAACTGATGCATACACTATATCCAAAGCAGCCAAAACATATTCTAACCATTGTATCTGGTTCCAACGTGTGCAAACATATAATACACGCGGTGGCTTCGTTTTCTTCTGCCATATACTATCATTATCGGTTTCCTTTTATTATGATAAATTAAAAACTTAACAAAAAATTGAAAGCTTCTTTGGTGTCTAGTGTTAATCATCTTACCAGCAAATCATAATGAGCGAATTTGTATTACCAGTTATATCGGAGGATTTTAAGACAGGGCAACCGTTTGTTGGTGCAATACACCCGAGTTTGTTACAACTCAATGATTATATTACAAGAAAGTTCAAGGACGATTTTGCCGGAGCGAATACCATTGCGCTCACAGAATATTTGAAATATACACAACAATCATGGTCAATTGGTAAATATTACTTGTACGGGCAGTTACAGATAGAATTGAATACTCCTTTGACAAATGAGTTATTGCAGCAAGCGATTGCGTTTAATATTCAACGCGGCATTGATTATGGTCCTCCTGTTAATTCTATGGAAGCGGCCAGTATATACCACAATGATCAGGTGTTCCACAATTTATTAGATTTACTACACAAATATTACCAACACCCATATGATTTGATGGAGAAGTATAGACCGGACGGGGAGTATATGAAACAAGTGATAGATGAAATGTGCTTTGAAGCGTAAATTATAAACAAAACTATTTGCTGACTATTTGTATTTTTTATCAGTCCAGCTAATAAATTCTGCGTCGATTGCCGCATTAATGCTATTGACCAAGTTGTTAATCGCATCGCTGTTATATTCGCGTCCTTTCGCAGTATTGATATTAATATAAAATTGGCGAAGAATATCATTAATAACTTGTATTTCGTCTGTTGTTAATATACGTTCACCTATGTAATCTAATGTCCAATACCCATACCGAGTGTAAATAGTACTAGAATTTATTTCAGAGTATTTCAATACTTTATTGATATCTTCGGCGCTAGGATAATATTTGCTCGCACTGCTATGCGTGTGCCATATGATAGGCGCCTTTACTTGATTGCATGTGCCACGTGAAGTTTCAGTTTTTTCCGGACCAATATCCGTAAGCACGTAGTTGCCAACTCTATCTATATACCCACAATACTCTTTATTAGTTGTTTCTATTGTGCGTCGTATTTCAGGTAATGTCATATAAATCTTATCTAATGGTGTATGTATTTTGGTTATTGCACTATGTGATTTGGCTGCTACTGGCTTTTTAGAAACTGTATTTGATGCGTTGGTTCCACCCGTTTGCCGTCTATTGCGTCTAGTTTTTCTATGTTTTCTATAACTACGCTTAGTTGTTGATTTCGCCATTTATTATATAAAACCAGTAGATTTTATTCTACACCTTCACTTGTTGATTATCGCAATGCACGCCCGTACATTGCCAACATTTTTACTTTTTGGTCGTCATAGTCAACAATTGGCTTGGGATAATGTATATTTTTGTACTTGGGATTATCGCACATAACGTCCCATTTATGAATATCCGCCGACGAAACCGAAGATAATTCCGGCACCCACTTTTTAATGTATTCTGCGCTGATATCAAACTTATGACTTTGTATCCACGGGTTCATATCGCGAAAATAGGGTTTCATATCTACGCCTGTACCACTTATGCCCTGCCAATTTCCGTTATTAGATGCAATATCATAATCCGTTAGTTGTTTTGCGAAATACAGTTCTCCGTTTCGCCAATCAATCAATAATGTTTTTATCAAAAAACTTGCGGTCATCATTCTTCCTCGGTTATGCATATAACCAGTCGCATTTAGTTCTCTCATACACGCATCTACTATTGGAAACCCGGTGTGTCCAGACTTCCATTTTTCCAGGTAGGATTGGTTGTTACTCCACGCCAATCTGCGAAACTTGGGCTGGTATGAATTACCCACTACCTCAGGATAAGCATATAGAACGTGTGCAAAAAACTCACGCCATATAAGTTCTCGTATTATGCCGTGTGTCGTTCCAAATTTCTTATTGATTGCCCAATATACTTCCCTGATAGATACACACCCGAACTTGATATAGGCAGATAAATGAGTGGTCTGTTTTGTAAAAAAATCTCTGGTGCGATCATAATCTGTTTGGTCTCTCAATGCGAATGCCAATCGCAATTTGCCGGTCTTACGCCCGCCGTGGACAATGACCTCATTGTTTGGTTTCACTAACATTTTCATTGCATCGTGTAATAAAATTTTATCTAATAGATGAGAACCTACGGGCTTAATGAATGGAAAAGTACGCTTTACGAGAGGTTCTCTTACATTTAAATTAATGACGTTATTATAAAAGGGAGTATATTTTTTGAATGCGGTTCGGCTGCTGTCTGCTAGCACCGTTCCTGGCTCAAACAAATAATAATCGGCGAATGTTTGACATACTATGCCAAGGTCTTTGCATAGCTTTTTGGTGGCATTGTCGCGTTCAATTGCATAAGGAGTGTAATCACGATTAAAATAAATTGCATCTATTTTGAGAACCTCGACCAATGACTTCAAAATATCCACTTGTTTTCCATAAAAACACATAAGTTCTCCTCCCTTGGTTTTTATACTCTCATTTAATTCAACTAAACTTTCAATCATGAATTGGATAGCATTTTTTGACCTATATGCATTTGATCGCCCAACTTGTTCTGGTGTAAAAATAAAACAAGTGTATAGTTCATCTGACAGTTCTATCGCCCGATTTATTCCGTTGTTATCTTCGATGCGAAAATCACGATGAAATAAAAATAAACCCTTTGTATTTTTGCCCATTATATATTATAATAGAACATATAATCTTTATGTTTGCTTATATATTATGCTGATATTTCTCCCATCTTCTAAAATAATGACCTACTTACCGCGTGTAATGCGTTTGCCAATATATGCGAGAACAAATACATTCCAACCGAAATGCCTACACTCTTAGCGATATGTTCACTCCAATGGGGAATGTGAACGGAAAGTTGGGTGCTCCTTGTATTTGCGAGCGGTACAAAGAATGTAAAGTTTTGTGAGGAGAAGAATGTAGCAATACGCTCAAATAAACTGGCCCTTTTGGCGGTTTGCACAATGCCCATATTGGTATTTGAACTCATTGACGCGGAAACGTTATGGGCATAACTGTAAATCCAACCAGCCAATGATGATTGCGAAATAAATTGAAACGGAATGGTTACAATATTAAATACAGCCCCAAATAGACCAGATGGCACGGTTGATGATTTTGTCCAGACTTGAACGGCGCGTGTATCTGGTGTTGTAATTGTAAACAACGTGGACAAAATACCATTTATCTTATCCATCAGAGTTGGTTTTGATGTTAATTTCCAATAAGTTAATGCGAGATGGGCGGAAATTGGCATGGTCACGAATGTATATGCTACCGTGGCAACATACACACTGACAGCAAGACCCAAGTACTTTGCAATAGACATAACTTATATATGGTTCTAGTTGTGTATTTTGTAAGAACAATGAGCATTTTCAATTTTATTACACATCATCAATATAATGAAAGAAATATAAAGATAAGCATACGCTAATTCGTAATCGGTATGACAATTATGGAAGCATCATTGATTATTGTATTAGGATTACTCGGATTTAATGCAGACGTAATTATGACATTCATTCGGGGTTCATATGATAATTTACAAAGGTTAACGTTTACTGATATTTGTATAAAGCTAGTAACAAGTTTATTTTGGTTAAAGGCTCGGGTAGAAATGAAAGCAGAATACGTGTACGTTACGTATCCTTTCGTGCGTGAATGCACTGATCGGGTTTGCTATGCCTTTGACTATACAATGGCTACGTTAAAGGAATATAAGATTGAACCTTATGGCAATAACTGGATTTCAATTACAACCGTTGAGGAGAATAACCAACAGCTGGTGCTAGGTGAGAAATATTCTTATTCGGAAAAGTACCATTATATTGGCGCAGAAAAACATACTGATATATCAGTGAACGATCTATATAACCAATGCAAAGATCACGCGTGTAATGCAGCGATGGCTAGGTGTACTGCGAATGTAGATGAGATATTGGTAGTAATGAAAGTATTCGGCAATTACCTATATGCGCCCTATTTTAATACAAAATATGATTTGCGTCTGGAATATGATTTGCCGTTTTCCGCAGGACAGCTACATTTTTTAACCATTGAATATACTCATCCGGACATGTCATCAAAAATATTAATTGAATTGCCAAAAAATATGTACTGTAAGACAAACCGCATCTTGACCCCGTTATTTGTAAAAAGATATTTAGAACATAGTTCACGTGAACACGTATTCGGGCGAAGAAATAGAGAATATGTATTTGATAATAGATACAAGATCAACATTATGGACAACTGTATCAATATGTTTACATTAAGATCTAATCAACATATTTACATGCACAATGAAACATATAAAGTAGTCACCGTTTATCCTATGGCGGCCGAGGAAGAAACTGAGGAAAAGGCGGAGGAAGAAACCGAGGAAAAGGCGGAGGAAGAAACCGAGGAAGATCAAAGCGATGACGATATGCCCGAGTTGGTGCCAATTACATACACAGCAAATCCGGATGTAGATAAAAATTCGCAAGACGATGATGTGATTGATCAAAGCGACGAAACAGATGACGATATGCCAGAGTTGGTACCAATTACATACACAGCAAATCCGGATTTAGATAAAAATGCACAAGACGATGATGGTGTGATTGATCAACGCGATGAAACATACGACGATGTGCCCGAGTTGATGCCAATTATATACATAGTAAATCCGGATTTAGATAAAAATGCACAAGACGATGATGAAACGACCAGAGAAAACTATACATTTGATCAAGAAACACACATGGATATAGAAATGTAATATATCACGTTATATAAGCAACAAATCATATAAAGATTTTTCTCTATATAATTTACGGGTTTAGTCACGATGGATGCATTGAGTAGTCCTGCCCAACAACACAACTTGAAT